TTCTATTGGTTGCGCCGAACCTTTAGAAGATCCTCTCCATATCAGGCCGCCCCTAGCTTCCTTGATGAAAGGCAGACAATCCTTTTCCAGTATTTTAAATATATCCTCTACAGACACGGCTTCTGTAAGATATCTTTCTAACTTCATGTCCACTGCTCAATCCTTGCTCTGATATATTCCATATTTCTGAAATACTTCGATAACCAATCCCACTCGTAGTTTCCTATGCCTTTTGCCGCTCCATACCCTTTTGTGAATGACATTTTATCCCCTGTTTTCTCGGCGTATCCGGCCAATACACCATCACCCTCTACATCATAGACGGTTCTGAGTTTTCTTTTGGTGTGAAGAAAATCAAGGACGGTATCGTGAATACCAGCATCGGCACCCCAAATGTATATCGTCTTTTCTGGGGCATAGGCAAAAAATCTGATGGAATCATCCCAAAACCTTGATTTGGAAGGCATAGACCTTATTTCATTTGGTGATGGATTTTCATATACTTCGCCAAATTTTACTGAGCCCTTATATGTTCCGATATAGTTTTCTTCAAGATATTTTTTAAATCTCATCCTACCACCTTTTCCACCAACCCTGCCAAACAGGTCTGTGTTGTGGAACATCCTCGGCGCTCTTTTCCACTATATCGAGAAACTCGCTTCGTGCAGCTTCATAGTCTTTACTGCCCCTTCTGGCTCCCTCGGATTTTGTTTTCGCATATACATCTGCCACTATGCTGAATACCTTTGGCGACCATCGTTTCTGGATGTTTTCCCCGGCCTTCAATGTATCTACCATTGATTTGATAAAGTCGCTTTCATACTTTACCTGTTTCAATACATCAACAATAGGCCTGAATTTTTCAATTCTGTCTTTGGCCAGCTCTTTCTCTATTTCTGCATCTCTCGCCTTTTTCTCTCTTTTTTCCAATTCAGCGTCAATGAAAGGGGCAACATCCTTATCCTTCGCTACCTGAGACAGTAAATTTTTGAAGGCATTATATTTTGGTTTGTTCAAAAACCCCTTGTCCTCAAAAGTATCAATGGCCATCCAAGCTACATATCTTGGATTTTCTTTGACCATATCGTAGAGACTTTTGCCACTATGTTTTCCGAATTTGATGATATCTGTGTCTCTCGCTTCGGCTCTCTTGTGAAGCTCAAATGGAGAGTAGTAGATTTTTTCGTTTTGTTTCAAGTAGGCGACAGCCTTCTCTATCGCTGTTTCCGGCTTGGGTGACAAGTTTAGAATATAGTTATCGCGAGGTCTTAAAGATACACTATAAGAAGTGGGGCTTGTCCTGTAATGATATACTTCAAGCCAATTATATCTCAAGGTATAGTTGGATCCCATCATACCTGTTCCGATATAATAGTGGGTTTCATCCTTCGTAGCCGGCGGAATATCACCGACAATAAATCTATCTTTGTGCGGGCTTTCTTCAATCGCCCTGAGAAATTTGTCGGCTTCCTCGGTTAAGATATATTTTTTAAATTTCAATCGTCTGGCCTCCCGATATAATCGGCTACCCTTGCCATATTTCCGAAATAATTATTGAGGTATGCCCAGTCACTCGTTCTTATATCAATTTCTCCAGCGCCGAGACCATACCCTCTTTCAAACTGCATCTTGTTGCCGCCCTGTGAAGCATATCCTGAGAAAACGCCCGTGTCAGCTATGTGCCGGGCACCACCAAGTTCACCTTTCTGTTTGAGATACTTGAAAACGCCCATATGAATACCACCGTCTGAAGCCCAGATAAAAATCTGTTTCTTCGGGGCATAGGCAATAAACCTGATAGAACAATCTGGATATGTATCAGAGCTTTTGTATATTTTAGGCATCATTCTTATTTCATTCGGTGAGGGATTTTCATATACTTCGGTATGATGCCCAGCATACTTGTATATTCCAGTGTATTTTTCTTGAAGATATTTTAGAAATCTCATTTGTGCCGTTCCATAGCCAGTTTTAATTTCTGTAGATTTACATCGTCCAGAGATTCGATACTCTGATGAAAAGTTTTGTTGATAAATTCCACCATTTCCCTCTCGTTTCCTCTTTTTCTGACTGTATCAACGAAATCATACCAGCTTATATTGAGATGGTATTTCACTTGGGCAGGTTTCATTCCAGCAAATCTACTAAGAAGATTAGCGATGATACTGGAAATTCCTTCGTTTAACAAGTATTGTTCAAATCGCATTGGCCGCCCCATAATATAGGTTTCTCTTTATATTTATATAAATATAAGGTAAACACAAGAGAAAGAGAGGGGAGTTTCAATGTTTGAAGATATTTTAGAAGGTATGCCCAAAAAGGAAGAAATCGTGGTGCCTGAACAAACATCTTTGGATTTAGGCGATCCAGTATGGGATTATTATGCCGCCCGTGAGGCCGATGCTGAACCGGAACAGGAAGAAAAAAGAAAAAAGGCGTGGGATGATGTTTTCGATTCGATTTTATATAATGTCTTTGTATAAATATATGTGATTTAAGCAATTCAAGGAACACTAATGCACATAATTAAAGACCTGACAGAGCTCATCGCAAATCTATGCGACAACCAGATCGTATTGGATGTTGGATGCGTGGGTAATCCAGAATACAATGATGTTCCATTCGAGACACATCTGAAATATGTTGCAAGAGCAAACAGAAGTGTAGGTATGGATATCAATACCGAAGAAATAGAGAAGGGTAGGAAGAACGGTGTTAAATCTACATTATATGTGGGAGACATTACCAATCCAAAAGATATGGCCCGGATAGTAGATACCGAAAAGGGCCGGTTTACAGCCATTATCTGCACAGAATTGATAGAACACGTTACTAATGTAGATGGTATGATGAAAAGCCTTCATTATGCCATTGAAGATCACGGAAAAATTGTAATCACAACACCAAACTGTCTTTGTCCTAAGTGGTTTCACAGGATGGTTCTGGACGGGGAAGTAAAAATAAACAAAGACCACGTTGCGTGGTATGATGCCCAGACATTGAGACAACTCGCTGAACGATATGGATTTAGTGTATTGAAAGTTTATTATACCGGCGTGGTATCAAAGAAGGGAATGAAAATAATGGGCATCAAAGAAAATCCTGCGCCGTGGATGTATAAAAGAGTGGTTATGACGATAGGTAAGAAAAGAAAATGACACCAACTGACTTAAATATATATCAAACAAATCGGTGTAATTATAACTGTTCACACTGTCTCAGGGAACATCGGTCATTTGACTCCGTGCCTGATGTGGCTACAAAACTTCTTTCCAAAGTCCTTGACACATTTCCCACCATACGGAGTGCCTGTGTAGCAGGATTTGGTGAGCCCCTCTGTAGTAAGGTTGTCTTTGATAATATCAGATATCTTATCAGCAGGAAAGTGGGAACAAGCCTCATCACAAACGGAAGCCTCGTCTCAGCCAGATTTGATGAGATGATAGGTATAAAATTTGAGTATGTCAATATCAGTGTGAATGCCCTTCCAGAAACAAAATATCAGGAAATAACAGGGATGAATACATTCCAGACAGTATTGGAAGGTATAAGAAAACTGGTAAGCCTCAAGTCCTTTCCGGTTACAATGAGCTATGTATGTTTCAAAAATAATGTAGATGATATTCCACAGTTTATTACACTTTGTAACGAATGTAATATAAGTTACGGCGTAGTTGTCAACAACCTGCCGTATGATGAGAGTTGCCTGTCAGGAATAATCAGAGACACCGATAAATATATTATAGAGAAAATAAATCAATATAAAACTCTTCCGGGCGCTAAGATAATCAGGAAATGGCCCATACCAGTAAAGACCGAGCCGAACCGCAAATGTAATTCGCCTGTAATGTCCATAGGGATAAATGGTGCCGGTCTGTTCACTGGTTGCCGACGATGCCTGCCGCCCTCGGAACCCTTTGATAAGAAGTGCTGGGAGAGTAAATATATAAATGAATTGAGAAGATCAGTAAAAGGAAACGGTATTTATTCCAAATATTGTAATCACTGTTTCGGAAACAGTAAGTGAGGTTATTATGTTATTATCAGATGTATTTCAGTATAAAAGTTCGGACACCGCAATTTATCTCGGCTCAGCCGAGAGCATCATCAATATCACCCCGGAGCAGTGGGAGAGGATAGACCAATTTGATACCTTTGCTCTGAATAACTGGGTGTATCATTGGTATGTTCCAAAATTCTATCACCTTGAAGTAAAGACCTATAACAAGGATATCGTCGCCAGACAATTCAACGGTAAGAGGCCCAAGTATGAAAAAAGACCGTGCAGGTTTATTATTCGTAATGACAAGGCATATCTGATGGATGTTCTGACAGACTATCCAGAAGTGTATTTCTACACTATCAAGGTATTGGACAAAACGAAAGTAGTCAGGAAAGATCCTGATTATCCTGATGAGACCCCGAATGTCCTCTATCATATGGGCCAATCGTCAATGTCAATCGTATTCGATATTATCCGTAGAATGAGATATAAAAGGTTGATACTCTTTGGTGTTGATTATACCAGTTCAAGATATTTCTGGACAGGACGGCCTGAATTTGGTGAAGTCCATGCACAGTGGAACAAAGACCACGAAGGTCACGATCCGAATGCTCCGCATGTCACAGTGAATATGATAGATTTTGTCAGAGGTTACTCGAAAAGGTATGTAAAAACATATGTCGGGTATAAGGAAAATATCTTTTTTCAACAGTCTTTATTGCCCGTTATGTATGTATAAATAGTAGTATAATTAAAATTAGGAGGTAATTGTTATGTTAGGATTTATTGAAGGTTTAGTTCTTGGCGTTATCGTCGGCGGAGTTATTTGTTTCTTCGTATGGAAAAATAACAAAGCAAAATTCACCCAGCTTGAGGGTCTGTATCTAAAGCTTGAGGAAAAATACAAGACAGAAGTACAGAAATAGTTTACACCATTATACAGATGTGATATAATAAAAGAAAAGTGTGTGAGGGTTAAATAATGTATAGATGGGATGAATATTTTTATAAAGTCTCTAATACAGTTGCGGACAATTCTAAATGCCTTTCCAGAAAAATCGGGGCGGTTATTGTAAAAGACAAATCTATTATCTCAACCGGATACAACGGGCCGCCCCGAGGTGTACCATCCTGCGAGTGGAGGTATGTAATGGATCCGGCCATCTTTAATAAAACCACAGAGCAACAGAAAAAAGACGGCAAAGAAAACATCGTGTGCCCACGGAAGATGCTCGGTTATAAATCGGGTGAAGCGGTGGGCCTCTGTGTTGCGGGTCATGCGGAACGAAACGCAATTGTCAATGCGGCGAGACACGGTATTTGTGTCAAAGGTTCTACAATGTATCTCAATGTTCCTGTTCCCTGTAAGGAATGTTTGATAGAAATTATAAATGCTGGTATCAATGAAGTAGTAGTGACCAATCACTCATATTATGATGAGGCTACAGGATATCTTTTGAGATCATCAAAATTAGTGATAAGAGAGTATGAAAGGGGTATTGTGAAATGAGAAAAGTGTTGGTTATTTTATTTGTTTCGTTATTTCTTTTTTCTTCAGCTGCTATAGCAGCCGATTATCGTGTTACTAAATCGTGGATGAAAGTGGGCGAGAGTGCATATAGTATATTTGAAGTCAGCCCGGAAACTTTTATTAAAATTGATCAGGGTAGGTGCACGGTCTGGGCCCGCGTCACCTATAAAAAATATCCTGATAACAAGGAACACATAAAATTTATATCTTCTTATGGAGCAAATAAATCCTTGTGTTTTGATACTGTAAAAACAGATATGGGAAGCACATATAAGTATAGCCCGCCAAGATGTCTCGATATAACGAAAAAACATTCAATGGCAGAAGAAATATGGATATCAATAGCTGTTATCTATGCGGCTGAGGAGGCAAAAAACATACAGAAGTAGGAGGTTTGCCGATGGCAAAAATCAACAAAGAATGGCTTCGTGAAAAAGAGAAAGAGAAAGAGAAAAGAACAAAAGAAGAAATAAACCAGTATATGAAAATAAAAAGAATAAAAGAGCTTGAGGAGGACGAAAACACACAATAACAAAACATAAATACTCATATCAACGGAGGTATGAGTATTATGATATCTGTGATTTCACCACAATTTGCGAAAAATAAATATCTCGTAACAAAGTTACTTGAAAAATATCCAAACTCGAAAGTATGTCAGAGTGTCGTAACCGACGATGACATACTTTCTTTTTGCGCCGACGCCAAAGTAATGGTCGTTGGAACAGCTCGATTTATCCACCTACTCGACAAGTTACCTAACTTGAAGTTCATATCTAAAATGGGAGTAGGAACGGACAACCTTGATTTTTCCCTTCTAAAAGAAAGAAACATCGAAGTATATCTTCCGCCCGGCGGAGTGAATGCTACAGCCGTAGCCGAGCTCACACTCAGGCACATATTGACCCTTCTAAGACGCATCAATACTACAGAAAATATCCTGAGAGAAAAGAAAATATGGGCAAAGCTCGAGGGAAAACAACTGTCAGAGACAACTATAGGTATTATCGGGTATGGTAATATCGGCAAGAAAGTAGCACAAACATTGTATTTACTTGGCGCCAAGTTGAAGATATATGACCAAAGAAAATTTGCCGTTCCTGAAAAATGGTATGCTGAGCTGGATGATGTATTATTTACATCAGATGTTGTCACGCTTCACATCAACGGTGAGGGCAATACAGATTTTGTGGATAAAAAATTTATCAGAAAAATGAAAAAAGGGGCATATTTGGTCAATATGTCAAGAGGAAATATTGTAAATATATATGACATAATCAATACCATTGAGGACGGGCAACTCGGTGGAGCAGCACTCGATGTTTTTCCAAATGAGCCAGATATAGACGGTGTATTAGTAAACCACCCATACATTACATTATCGTGCCATCAGGGAAGCTCGACAACAAAGACAACAATCGAAATGGGAGAATTTGTATTGGAGAGTATAGACGAATTTTATGAGGGCTATAATAACAGGAAGTAAGGGCTTCCTCGGCAAATACATTGTATATGAATTACAGAAAAGAAAGATAGAAGTTGTCGAGTATGATGTTACTGACGGTAATAACATAAAAGACTATGACAACCTATTGGAGAAAACAAGAGGTTGTGACTATTTCATTCATCTCGCCGCTGTGGCCGATATCGGTTACTGTAAGTCTCATCCCATAGAAGCCTTCGACATAAATCTTTTAGGAACAATCCAATGCCTTGAGGCAGCCAAATACAATCACATCAAAAAATTTGTTTTTGCCAGTACTGTCTATGTCAGTGGACGATATGGTTCATTCTACAAAATATCAAAATTGGCCGGGGAAGAATTGTGTAAAGAGTATAATTCTCTTTACGGTCTGGATTATGTTGTTACACGGTATGGTAGCCTGTATGGGCCGGGAGCGAATGAATGGAACAGGATATCGGATATCTGTAGAACATTGATGAACAGTGATACATACTATTTTGACGGCACACCCGATGAGAGAAGGGAGTTTATTCACGTAGAGGATGCTTCCAGAATTACGGTAGATGTAACACTATCAGAAAACTATCTCAACAAGCCCGTATTGATAACTGGCTGTGCGGCAATCACCACCGAAAGTCTTTTCAAAATAGTCGAAGAAATGCTCGGGAAAAAAATAAATGTGGTCTATGTGGACAATCCAGATAGATACCAGCATTACAAAACAACACCATATTCATTTGTTCTGGAACCTGTAACAAGAGTGAACGCGGAACAATCCATAGATTTTGGTGAAGGTTTATTACAATGTATAAAGGAATGTCATTATGAGCGCGAAGAACATAACAATAGTAACGGCACGGAAAGGGCCGAATAATAAAAATATGACTGCTATTTATGGTATGCCGATTGTTTTTTATCCAATCATAGCTGCACAGAAATCACCAAAAGTAGATACTGTATATGTATCAACTGACAGCGAAGATATACAAAAAATAGCCGAGGCGTTGGAGTGTGGGTGGCTTTCTCGGCCAGAGCACTTGAGAGGGGATGATGTAAATCACGGCGATGTTATAAAAGATTGTGTAGAATTTCTTGAAAATGGATTGTGCCCAAATTTACAGATAGTAACCGTTCTTCTGGGCAATACAGTAATGGTCACATCAGAGCTTATTACGGAGAGCATTGAAATGCTGGAAAACAATCCAGACTTGGACTCCGTGATGTCTGTGTGGGAAGCACAGGACGATCATCCGATGAGAGCATTACAGATAGGTGAAGATGGTTTACTTGAAACATATGGAAAAGAAGAAAGAGAAGCACATACGAACAGACAATCATACCCGAAGGCTTATTTCTATGATCAGGGTGTGTGGACATTCAGAAAGAATTGTGTGAAAGAACGGTCGGGCCCGATGCCGTGGTGGTGGATGGGAAAGAGATGTAAACCGATAATCAGGCCGTGGGTGACAGGCCGGGATATACACGGCCCGCTAGATATAGAAATTTCAGAATATTGGGTGAGGATGAAAAAATGAAATCGTTTGGTATTGTGGCAAGCGGCGAGAGCATAAGATATTTACCGGAAGTGGGCTCCAACTTTGATAACTGTGTTGTATTCAACAACTGTAGTAAAGAGCTAAATCACTTCGCTGACATTTTCAGGAAAAAGAAAATAGGACAGGTAATAAATAAAATCCCCGAAGAAACCTTGCCGCCGGATATATATAAAAAATTCAATATAAACAGTGTATATTTTGTAGTCAGGGAGAAGGACAAATATCTCTACAGAGACACAATAGCAAAACTGACCAGCTACGGTGTAAACTATTATGTCGCTCCAGAAGAAATGGCCGATTTTTTTGGAAGATATAAGTATATCAATTTATCACATTATGCTCTTGAGAATGCCTGTAGATATGTAGCGCCAGCAAAAATGTATATCGTGGGTCTGGATTTTTATGAGGGGGATTATCTTTTTCAGAAAACATCGGCTTATCTGAAAGAGAAGGCAAAACGAATACGGATGGTTGATACTTTTCACGATATAGTTAGCAGATACCCTGACATAAAATTTTATATTTGGACAAAATCCCCGAATGTAAAAGCAACCGAAAACTTGGAGGTAACATATGTTTGATGTGACAAAAAAGGTGACAGTGATAACAGGTAGCAGGAAAGAAGGCAGCATCGGTTTTGCTATAGCAAAAGGATTTTATGATGCTGGGGCTATTACTATACGAATAGTGAGAAATGAGGATATTACGAAAATAAGCGACAATGAATGGGTGACCATTGGTGATATTACCGATACAGAAATTATGCGGAAGTGCGTTGACAGCATCATCAAACAATTCGGCAAAATTGATGTTCTGATAAACTGTGCCGGAATTACAAGGGGCCCTGTATCTTCTGAGCGCTATCCGTATAAATATTTCGAGGAAACATTGAATACAAATTTGGTTGCTCCTTTCAAGCTTTCACAGTTTGTAGCCGAAAATATGATAAGATATAGGACAGGCTCCATCATAAATATCGCGAGCATTGGAGCGTTTGTGAGCACACCGGGTAATCCAGCCTACGGAATAAGCAAATCGGGTATGGTAGGAATGACAAGATTTCTTGCAAGGGATTGGGGTCAATATAATGTCAGAGTGAATGCTATCTGTCCCGGCTACATCCTCACTGATATGACACGCAAAGGATATGATGATCCGATAGAGAGACAAAAGAGAATAGATAGGATGGTTTTACAGAGATACGGTAAACCCGAAGAAATAGTGGGGCCCGCTATCTTCTTGGCATCGGAGGCATCCAGTTATATTACTGGGCAAACAATAGTGGTGGACGGCGGCTGGCTGTCAAAGGGGTTTTGATATGCTAAACGGTTTAGGATATGTGAATATCGAATTATCAAGCAGGTGCAATAAAGCATGCTGGATGTGTGGTCGTAGAGAAAGAGAAAAACTTTACGGTGATCAGAATTACGGTGACATTCCTTTTGAGCTTCTTGAGAAGGTGTCGAGAGAAGTTCCGGCTGGTATTATGGTTCAGCTTCACAATAATGGTGAGCCACTGGTATATCCGAGATTTGGTGATGCGGTGAAACTGTTTCCCCACTGTATCACAAATATCGTCACAAACGGATTACTACTCAAAGAGAAGGCAAGTGAAATAATAGGCAATCTTGACACACTATCAATCTCAATAATAGAAAATGAAAGATCGGATATAGAGAATAAATTATATTTTATCGTCAGGGATTTTCTTTTTCTAAAGGGAAGCACAAAACCATATACCACGCTCAGGTTTGTGGGAAAGATAGATGAGAACAAGTGGGCATCTATAAAGGCCGTGCGAGTGAGAAGGACATTACATTTACCAAAGGGTTCTGTAGGCTACAGAAAAACGCCTACTGTTCCAGAACACGGTATCTGTCTCGATTTTCTCAATCATCTGGCCATCGACAGGTTTGGTAATGTATCGTGTTGTGTCAGATTTGATCCAGATGGTGAATTGATCCTCGGCAACATAAAAGATCAATCACTGGACGAAATCTGGAATTGCGAAAAAAGAATGAGAATGAAAAAACTTCATGTGGAGGGAAGAAGGGCAGAGATACCATTTTGCGGACATAAGTGTGCATTTTGGGGAGTGCCGACGGCAGACTAATGGGAATAAAGTATATAACAAAAACACAGAGAGAGATGTTCAAAAACATTGACAAGAAGGGAATGAAACGGTGGATGGAGTTTGTTGATATCGACAAATACTCCAAAAGGTGGGAGGATTTCTGGCGTCATACATATCGAGGGCACAAGACAGACCGCATCCTTGACTTTGGAGCAGGATCGTGTTGGTGTGAATATGTAGGAAGAAAAAACGGTTTCAATCACATAATAAGTCTTGATATAGATAATGAAGAAGTGAAAGATATTTTCGGTAGATACACATCAATCCTTGAAATAACCGTGAAATACTGGGATGGAAAAACAATGCCGATGTTCAAGAATGATACCTTTCATTCCCTGATAGCCAAATCATCTATACTAAAACTCGTCAATACGGATTTTCAGCGACAGATAGATGAGCTGCTTAGAATATCAAGGAAAGAGGCAATATGGTATGTAGCACCCCTTCATAATTATAAAAGATTTCTCCACGAAATATCAAATAAGAATTATCTGCCGAAATTCAGTGAGAAAAGAATAAAAGTGGTAGGTTGGCTGGAGGAATGGGATAGTAAATCATACACAAAGCCTAAACATCCACCGGGGAGGATTAAAAATGCAAAATAAAGTTATATTGGTCGGAGATATTGGTATCAACCATAACGGTGATATCAATATAGCCAAGAAACTGATACGATTTGCATCTGTGTGTGACATTGATTATGTGAAGTTTCAAAAGAGGACGATTGATATCGTCTATACAAAAGAAGAACTGGACAAACCACGCGAATCACCGTGGGGCACAACTAACAGGGAACAGAAAATGGGCCTTGAATTTGGAAAGGAACAGTATGATGAAATACATCAGCTGTGTTGCTATAAAGAAATCGGTTGGTTCTCAAGTGTATGGGATCCTGTATCTGTAGAATTTATGGCTCAATACAATCCACCATACATAAAAGTGCCATCCGCTCTTATTACTAATTTTGAGTTGCTTGAGGCAATAAAGAAAACAGATATTCCAGTGGTTATTTCTACAGGAATGTCAACCAAAGAAGAAGTAGAAGCGTGTGTGAAATATCTTGGGCCACAGATTGAATACATTCTTGCATGCACATCTACCTATCCTACACCGCCGGAAGAAATGAATATGCGTTTCATCCAGACGCTCAGAGATGATTTTCCATCTTACAGGATAGGGTTTTCCAATCATAGTCCGGGTCTTATGTTCTCCGCTATTGCAATCTCACTGGGTGCAGAAATGGTCGAGTTTCATGTTACGCTCGACAGGTCAATGTACGGAAGCGACCAATCAGCGAGCATCGAGCCTCAGGGATTTATGACGATAGCGAAGTATGCGCATACAGCCAAGGTGGGTGCCGGAACAGGCCAATGGACGGTGTTCCCCGGTGAAGAAATTGTGAGAAATAAACTAAGGAAAAATACCTATGGAAAAAACGATAATAGTTGACATTGATGGAACCATTTCTTTTGAAGCGCCCGATGGTAATCATCACAATTCTACGCCGAGGCCGGAGTGGGTTGATGAAATAAATAGGTTGTATGATGCTGGTTATAAAATAATCTATTGGTCAGCGAGAGGTACTGTTACAAAGAAAGATTGGACAGAATTGACAAAAAAACAATTTGATGAATGGGGTGTCAAGTATCACGAATTTATATTATACAAACCATATTATACATATTGGATAGACGATAGAGCACTAAATCCGGCTTGTTCGGAATGTAAAAAGAGGATTTCACAATTATGAAGATAGTAGAAAATAGAGTGATGAACCACAAGATGTTCTTTCTGAAAGATGGTGGTGGAATACACAAGATGAGAAACTGGAAAGATCGTCCGGGGGTCTGGCCGAGAGAGCCAGAGTTTAATTATGTAATGACACAAGAGCTCCAGAAGGGAATGGTGGTGGTGGACTTGGGGGCTAATATCGGCTTCAATACATTACTTGCGGCCTCTATAGTAAAGAATGGTAGAGGACACGTTTACGCAATAGAACCTGACCCGCGGAATACAGAATTGCTTAGTATGTCTGTAAAGGCTAACGGTTATGAAGATTGTGTGTCTGTTCATCAGGTGGCTATCTCTGATACCATAGGATTTGCCAAATTTTATCTGTCTGACGCAACAAATCTGAATAGTCTTACACCTACACATAATACAAAGGGTGATGTAATCGGTGTGCAAGTTACAACACTCGAAGCCTTTATGATGGACAAGGGTATTCCGAATTTCATAAAAATGGATATCGAGGGAGCCGAGACTACAGCATTGAAGGGAATGTTACCGATGTTCGCCAAACCATTTCCCTGTAAGATATTGATGGAAGTTCATCCACAGTTTTATACCGAGGAAGATGATTTGGTGAGACCTGTAAGAGAACTTCTTAAACTTGGCTTTGTATTCAAATATATCAATTCCGCTGCTGTTCCTGTTCCAGATAAATTTAGAGAAGCTGGATATCAACCGATAAAAGTCTTTGACTCCGGTAGGGGTTTATATGATGCAACAAAGATGAAGGTGGAAGATTGTATTAATTTTTCCTGTTTGCCTCACAAACAAAAAATGGGAGGCGAAGTTAGTCCAAAGATAGTGAGGAGTGTATTATGGGTGCGCCAGTAGAAATAAAATTGAACATCGGCGGAGGCGTAAATCATCCAAATGACAAGATGAAAGATTGGACGGTGGTTGATATTGCCGGGGAATACGATGTTATATGTAACATAGCCACCACAGCATTGCCTTTTGAAACAGGCACAGTATCTTATATTTTTACATCAAATACATTAGAACACATTCGCTATAAACAGGTGGATTTTGTCTTTAATCAATTTTACAGAGTATTGAAACCCGAAGGCGTTGTGAGGATTTGTGTGCCGGATTTGTGGCAACTTTGTAAAGCATATATAGAGAACGATATTGAATACTGGAAACAATGTAAAGACCCTCTGAATAGACTTAGTGAACCGCCTGGCCATAGGGTTGCGGTGTGGCTTTACCAGCATGCGGAGAAAGAAACAGGGCATCATAACGCATTTGACTTTGAAACATTGCAGTGGTATCTGAAAACAGCGGGGTTCGAGAATATTTATCAGGAAAAGCCCGGTGAAAGTAAATATGAAGAATTAACACATCCGGGTCTTGACAGAAAAATGTTTGGGCAGTTGATAGTGGAGGCAGTAAAGTGATAGGATTAAATATTGGTGGCGGAAAAAACCACCCGCGCATAAAAAATTGGGTTATTGTAGATCTCAATGGTAAGTTTGATATACATTGTGATATAACAAAACAACCAATACCATATAAAAATAATTGTATAGATTTTGTATTTTCATCACATACCCTTGAACATATTATTCCACAAAAGGTTGATTTTGTTCTCTCGGAATTTTACAGGGTATTGAAACCTGGCGGCGCGGCCAGAATTATTGTGCCGGATTTGAGAGCAGCGATAAAAGCTTATATCAAGAAAGATGTAGATTTTTTCAAACAACTCGATTGCCTACTGAGGGAACCGCCCCCAGCACCCATTGGTGCACAGTTTGTCAGCTGGATGTACTCAAGCAAACCGGGTGACAATCACAATGGTCATTGTATGGCTTATGACAGCGATTATCTTTTTTTCCTTCTCAATAGGGCCGGGTTCAAGAATATCTACAAGACAAAATTCAAGAAAAGTAAGTTTCCAGAAATGCAAATAGACGGTCTGGACAGGTATCCGCACGGATCCCTATTTATTGAGGCCGTCAAATAAATAGGTGTACACGGTGGTTTACTTCCTACCATTTCTATGATATAATCATAGTATGATAGAAATGGAATTACACCAAATAAGAGTGTTTTTAAACAGAATAAAATCGTCCTACAGTAAGGACGATTATAAACGATTTCTCCGTATTTTATCTATGATGTGCGAAGCGAGAATATCAAGCAACGACATCGTGGTACCGGAGATAGAAAGCACAGACAAAAAGAAGGGAGTGGACACTTATGTTTGATGATTTATTAGGGTCAGAAAGAAAAGGCGTAAGGAAGCCTATGGCAGGTGACGAACAGTTTGAAGATATCTTAGAGGCTACCGGCCCACAGACCGGCTCAGCACAACCTGAGCCAGATACCTTTGATACAGGACAACCTGAGAAACCACCAAAGTACTGGTCAACTGGACAAAAACCTGATGTATGGAGAACCAAACCATAAGAGTTAGGGTATAACAATTAAAACCCCGCCAGAGCAATCTGGAGGGGTTTTCTTTTGCTTATTATCTGATCCACGGCCCAGATAGGGGGGCATTTATGGAAATCAGGGAATAAATCCCTCGTTAAAGCGGTCATTCCACTTGAGGCACTTGATTTTATCGTCATAAAACCTGAATTGTGTATCAAGATATTCCTTCTCGGGGTCTATTATAAACTCGATTGCCTGCTCTTTAGAAGCAACCTTCACTGTACCATACTTTTCTATCTTGTACCACAGTATTGCTCCCCGATGTAATGTCTGCTGAGATATCCGACCATTTATATTAACCGTCACATCCAGAACAGATATTTCTGTGGGCGAATATAGATGCATGAATAACATCAATTTATGGTTGTCTGTTTCAGATAGAAATACTCTCAAGGCCGGCTCCCTGTTATCCGGCACCTCTATATTCACACGCTTAACAGCAGCCGCCTGTTCTTCCGGTGAAAGAAAATAACAATCCTTCATCATATCATTCGTGGTAAAATGATTGTGAAACCATCCTTCAAGTATCAGATAATCTGGCGTGCCTTTTGACCTTATTTCGTAGTCTTTCCAATTTCTCATATCCGGCAATCTATCGTTGAGCCAGTTGAGATTGAAAGAAAAGAAATCCGTGACAATTCCGTTAAGCTTTTGGCTCGGCACGAAATACTTGCCGCCCACGAATTTGTGATTTTTCAAATGTTCTGCCATTGTCACAAAGTAATTGTGATAGTGCGGCAGAACATCATATTCCAAAAAGTGACCGTTCACATACCTGTCTTGAAAGAGCATCGCCGCGTTCTTTATGGAAGTGTAACAGCCAAGGGCGTGATAGCCCGTTTCTCTCTTGGTAATAATCTTCAAATCTTTTGTGGTATGATGATACCAAACAGAATAGCCGGTGTTACAGAGAGGATTATGATTATCGAAAATGTAATAGTCAACCATTGAGACTATTTTTTGAGGGATGATAAAATGAGACACAAGCGCAATAGGATAGACCACTACACTTCTGATATGATGTATCATATCAATCAGGATATTGCATTTGGTATCTGTGGCCGGATAGGCATCAATAATTACTATGTCCATTTTATTAAGTATAATATGAAAATGAATGGTCTTGATGATATTCCATTAATTGTCTGACCAATGCAGTTGTTGTCTGTATTGGTTTTGTTGTATCAATATCATAAACCAAAATGTTAGACTTTCTGGCTCCCTCTGCTATCTTAGCATAAAAATCCAATAAAATTGTCACCACTTTTTTATCGAGATGAATTTTTGATCTTTTAAAACTTCTCATTACTATAGTGTCTATATCTGTATACAGATTAAATACTATATAGACATTAGGATATCTCCCGGCTGCTCCGGCCGCGCTGTTCACTTTCAGTCTTTTTAAGCGATTTAGATTATATTTATCGTGTTTTACTTTTAGCCGTAGCTGCTCCATCATTACTACTAAAAAAACTGACTCTGTTATAATATATTTGTGGTTGTTATTATCAGAAATATATCTGTATAGTTCTTCTGCATGGAGTTTCCAAAGACCGTCTTTAGGTGGAAATCCATACACATCGCTTCCATTATAGATGCGTTTCATCTCAATGTGTAGAGCAGTTTTCCCTACACCGAGGGGCCCCATGAACTCTATAATTTTAGCCATGTCTTTTACACCAATGAATATATTGATCGGCCGCAACCGGAACGCTTTCAATGTCCTCAATTCCCATATTCCATAACATTTCTTTTATCTCATCCGGATAAAACCAGTAAGCCATTTTTTCGTTGTCCATCGGTAATCTTGAACGGGGAAGTTTTGTATTCCTGTGACCTATTTCCAGTATCATATATTTCTTGGTGACACGAACAAACTCCCTGAGTGATGCTTTAACATCGCCGAAAGGAATGATGGCTGTTATAAATCTGGCACACACTAAAAGATCAAAAGAATTGTCTTTGTAGGGCATTTTAACAGAATTAGCAGCGAGAACATTACACTTCAAGAAATTTTCTTTCAGAATATTCTTGGCGACATTTATCATATCAATGGAAATTTCTACGCCGTGTATTTCTAACTGTTTTTTAAGATAGATGGGAACAAATCGCCCTGTGCCAAATGGAACATCTAAGACACTTTCGATATCCGATTGTCTATAGATATAATTCTCAACCGCCTTGTGTTCCAATCCCCAAGTCGCCTTAGGTTTTCTGTAGGCTTCATAATTTTTGGCTATGTCGCCCTTGTAATAATCTAATGGTTTTGGTTTTTCGTATTTATCTCTGCTTGACATTTTGGCCCTCTATCGTATTTATAATGATAGAGGCTTGACGAAATCCTCAATGATAAGATTTCTCGTCGTGACAAATTCTTCGTGACTTCCTGCAGAAATGTCGCCTTGTGATGAAACAGCAATGAAGGCCGTATTCGGACAGAGCTCACCTGTGTAACCAAATCTATACATCTTCAACCACATCGCCCAATCTGACAAACGGTGATATTTTTCTTCGGTTACAAATCCGCCAACTTCCTCGACTACACTTGATACATAAAGGCTGTTAGAAGAAATGTAATTCATCTGTGACAGGGCTTTTATATTGTATGGTAGTGGAGGAAACTTTGCATTGATAAATCCCTTATACTCAAAGGGAGAATAAGCAAATCCTATCTTAGTGTCAACCCGAGACCGAGCTCGTTGGAGAGTAGCTAACATCTTGTCAAGATAGTTTCTGCCAAGGATTATATCCCTGTCGAGTATCTGGATGTAAGGTGGGAAGGTTTTATATTTTTCTTTGTATGCGTCAAGACCCGCTTGAACGTTAGCTGCATGCTTCGCCGCACTTTCAAAGCTTATCCACACAATCGGAACCGTGTTCCTCTGTAGGGCTATCTTCGTCTGCGGAAATATCTGGTGGGCCGTCCAGAGTGGTGACACCGCCAAAATCTGTGGGTTCTTGTCCTGTCTCAATATTTTCAACATTCTTGATTTCCTCTGTCACATCAGCGGCTGCTGGATTTTCGATGAAGCCGCGAAACTCACCCGAAAAGGTTTTATCGGAAGGATAATATGTCACTTCATATAATTTACTCTGCCATTCTATCTTATCTCCGATAGGAGGCCTCTCTATATCAGGTTTCACTCTGGCCGTAAATCTAAATTTACCATAATGAGTGTATGACACCACATATATATCATTGATAACAGTGCCTGCTGCTGGCATCATCGCCTCTTTGAACACTTTCCGTGAGATTGACAATCCTTTTTCCATACTATACTCTCCACTTGCGATCTTCTTGATACTTTTCTATGGTCTTTTCAAATTCTTCTGTTTTCTCAATCAAAGACCTGATATATTCCCTGATACCTTCACCATCGGCTTTTTTCACTTCGCCGAGCAGTGATAATGTATTGAGATGGAATAGTGCAGTTGCAAAATCATTCAATTCTTTCGTTTCCTGCTCCACATTTTCTACATCAACATCTTTGATGGTAAGGGTAACTTCGGGTCTTACATTTCCGAAGTTACCTGTGTTGATCGTCACGGCCTTCGTGATCGTGATATCCATTTTCTTCGACATATTTATTCCTTTTTTTCTTTCCATTTATCGTCCTCGGTTTTTCCTTCGGGTGATATTGATAATTGATCAAAAAATTTTCTGCGTTCCTCTGCATCTGTTACCGTGACTACTACATCTGGCTGATCCGGAGTCTTTGTAATTGGCTCGTAAAAGCCGTGGTTCTGGACTTTCCATGCACCCTCATTTCTCATATTCACATAATTGGACATTCCAGAAGTGAGTGTCTGCGTACCCTGCTGATAACCAACAGCGCTGGCCGCATAGTGATACACATTTGCACCCCTTAATCCCATAACCTTGGCATCCTTCAAGAGTGTTTCGGAACAGCCAGTGAAAACGAATGTCCATCTGCCGGTTAATTGAAGATCCTCTGTCAACTTCAATATCATTTCTTGTTTAAATTCTTTTGAGAAATTTTCTTCGCCATCTGTTACAATGACAAACAGAATGGTAAGCTTCGGGTCATCCGTATTCATTCCTTCTTTCAAAAGACAAATGCTGTGTCCGATAGCATCATACAAAGCGGTGCTTCCATTGGGCTGATACTTATCTCCTGTGAGAACAGGGATACCTTTATAATCTTCCATCCAGATATCAAAGTCAACCTTGTCATTGAAGGTAACAAGGCATCCCTTTGTGTTTACTTTTGTCTCTGTCTGTATAACTCTCAACTGTTCGTTGAACATCTCGATGGCCTTGTCTTTCATCCACATCATCGAGCCGGATTTGTCAAGGATAAAAACCACTACCGATTTTTCTTCTTCCGGTGCAAAAAGATCTCTCTCAAACTTGTCGAGTATGTCCTTAAATTCTTCCAATTCTTTATAATTTTTCATTTTATGCTCCCTAATAAATACCTGTAAACATCCAGTGTATTGTTAAATTTAAACTCTGGAAAATAGGCTTCAATCCTCTTATAAACTTCAAGGATGAAGCCCACATAAGTTATGTAATAAATGTTATAAAAATAAATGTCCTTGAAGGACTTTATAACTGTGTCCGCAAACATCGAGTGAAAATACTTGTGCTCTACCGGCAATAACACAATAACATTATTGTAGAGGGCCTCAAATATTTCGGGGTCAAGATATCCATTGTCATAATCCTTATTCGTGCCGAGAGCGATTACAAGCTGTATATCATTATATGTTATCGTCGGATCGTAATACACATTACTATTGATATACTCATCCTGCTTTTCTTTGGGGATTACGGCTTCATACTTGTTAACCATTGTCGGATAGTTTTTGCCAAACTCGACATTATATTTCTCGAAAGTTTTTATCTTGGTGTCCATCCTGCCTTTGTAGCCCAGAAAAATACTTCTTTCGTGAACATCATATTTGATGTCATTCAATTCCCTCATCTTCACCCATACAGGAAGATAGATTGCACCCATTCTGTGGCGCAATGTCGGGTCTATCATAAACAGACCATCCCTGTTCGTTTTTCTCAACCAGTTGATTTCTTCCTGAGTGATAGAAACAAACTTGTCGTATAGGATGGTAGGCAGTTTCTTATTGGAATAGTGTTTGAGGATTTCGGCTTGTCGTGCTCTTAGAGCTGTTGCTCCAATCTGATTGATAGGAATTTTTGGAAGATAATCCATCAAAAGAACATCCCCAACTGGAAAATTTCCTAATTCCGGTTGGAGATTTGTTATATCGTGTTCTTTGGATAGTGCTTCTACTAAACTGTCATTTACATTAAATGTAAGCAATCTCATACAGGTTGTACACCACCATTTTTATTTTGATGATACGAATAGACATCTTAATTGTATCAAAAAATGATACGATTGTCAATATCCTATTTTCTTTTTAGGGGCTTCTTGGGAACCTCTATTGCTAAAGGTCTTGGCTCCTCAAATTCTGACGGACGAAGCTCCGTACCTACTTTTTCTTCTGCGGCCGGTGCTTTCACATCCACGCGAGACTTTACAGCATTGTAAATATCTTTCAATACTGTATCATCAAATGCGTCTACTCTACAATAGAGACCTGATGTTGTTGCCCTATGTGGCCCCACTTTTCTTAGTAGGTAAGCGACCGCTTCTTCGTGCGAATAGGCTGCGATAAATGCCGTCCAACTTGACATTGAAGGGATTTTCTCGTAATCAATTCTAAACACACACAACTGTCTTGGTTTTCCCATACTACTTTTCCTCCTCTAATACATCGAATACTTGTTCGTATTCGTAATTTCTACCGTCGTTATAAATTCTTATAATCTTGAAATAGACAATCCGATCGCCAATCTTTTTTGTGTCCTTTTGGCCTTTCAGTCGGCTACCTTCAATAAAAAACTCACCGAGGGCAATTCTTTCCGGCCCATTGTCCGGCATTTCTAAAAATGTTCTTAGTAACATTATTTCTTTCCTTTTTTCTTTCCACCTTTCTTTTGTTTTTCTACTTTCGTTGTCTTTTTACCTTTCTTTCCCATTTCATTTCCTCCCTGTTTTATATTCTTCCAATACCTGTAACACCGAATAGCCGACGCCGTGACGGTATTGTTTTAGATTGGCCTCTGTCCTTTTCTTGAAGGTCGTGAGAAAATACTTGAACTCCGCCTCATTCATCTGGCCCTTGAGAATGCCCAGTTGCTTCTCGAAAAGAGTTTTTAATTCCCTGCTCTTTTCTCTTATTACATACTCCAACTCGTCCTCAAATTTGGAAATCTGGTTTTCCATAACAGTGAGGCCTTGACCTACTGTATTCTCGTCAATTTGTCCAAATTCAACGGCCCTTCTCATTTTATCTGACATAGTATCTCTCCGCAAATAAAGTTTGTATATATTTATTTATCTTTATTGCCCCTTCCCGGCTTGATTTTGGCTAATTTTCTTATCCTTCTATAGACTTTATCTCTTTTTCTTGCCGTTCTTTTTTCCGTTATTCCTTTTCCCATTGGTTCTGGGCTCCTCTACCTCATCTTCTTCATCATCGGGCACTATCATTTCTTCCATTTCTTTTACTGCATTGTCAGTGGATGAATAACCAGTTGTTTTCAACCACACATTGAGATCATCTAACAATTCTGGATGTTCCGATATGGCTGCTGTGGCCTTGTCATAGCTCACTCCCAACTTTATATCCTCTTTTGTATAGTATGTATTACCGTCGAGTTTAACTATACCGGCTTCTTCCAGAACATCAATAAGACCAGCGTAAGGATTTATGCCCTTCCTGTAATCAATATCCACTGCAGCAACCTGATATGGTGGGTATACCCTGTTCTTCAAGGTTGTGGCCGTGATTTTCGTGCCGATAATTTCTTTCTTGGAATTTTTGATATGTTCCTTTTTCAGATTGATAAGAATAGTAGGAAACAGTCTCATCGCCTTCCCGCCGCCAACCTGATCAGGCATAGGAACAGGACTTGGTGAACCATAAAGATGACCTGTTACGATACCAATGCTTTCCTGTTCAATACAGATGTTCAAGAATAGTCTGAGGATTGACCTGAGTTCTTTCTGTAATAGACCCTGATCGGCCTTCAAATCGCCTCCGAGACTATCTGTATAGGACTTGTATCTGTCAATACCACCGGCACTGTCAATACCGATAATCAATTTCTTCTGACCTGTATCTTTTATCTGGGCCAGAATTGCTTTAATTTCCTGTGTCCACGGTGTATACGAATATTGGGCATTATCTACATCCAGACCCCATCTCTTGCTAAACTCTGTATCAACGCCCCTCTCCGTATCAATAATGACAGGCAGATATCCCTGCTTCTGTGCCTCGGCCATACAGATAATCATAAAGCTGGACTTCATCGTATGCTCCGGGCCGACGATGCCGACCAATGCCCTATTCGGTATTCCTTTATGAACATCGCCTGACAATATCCTGTTCAAATCCAACGACGGCGTTTTTATCCAATCGGTGATGGTAGCGATATCGCTCTGCGACATAATAGAGTGATGGACACCCTTCACATTTTTTGCAATCCTCTTATGTAATTCATCAAAGAAAGTTTTGCTCATTCTATAGTCTCCTCTGTTATTTCTCTCGTAATACATAAATCAGCATCATCTGCAGTATTCACCTTATGGTCTAATAATAAGTGTGTAACAAGATAATCTCTCGCAAATTCATACTCGTCACAAGATTTCGTATATCCGCACAACCTGCAATTACAGATGTACGCAATTTTTGTTCTCGTCCTTTTATGCCAAATTATATCATCAAATGCCATTATATCACACTCCTCTATTACTGTAAACGAACATAACTGAAACCGTCCTTTTTTTCGATGAGATAACATCTATCAACATCTATATCACTTACTTCTTTTCTATGGCTGACAAGAAATGTTTTGCTCTCATCTTCTCTCTGTTTTAACTTTACAATACCCATAATTTTCTCAAGGCCATAACTGTCAACCGAGCTGTCAAGGATTTCATCTAACAACAATACATCTGGAAATACCCCGGCCTGTATGCGGGCAATATCCAGTAGAGCCATTTGAAGGGCAAAGTCAACGCTCTTGCTTTCGCCACCTGACAGACTTCCATAAACACAATCAGCCATACCGGGGCCCCTGATTACTTCGTCAAGAAAATTATTGAACTCGATATAAAAACTGTGACCAACTTCTGACAGATAGTGGTTGACCCTGCTGTTCAAATATGGCATAATAGAACTGATAGCATATTGTTTGACATTATCATCCTTACAGATAATTTTTATGTAATCCAGATAGTCACTGACATTCGAGATTTTTGATATCTGCAGGTTCAGCTCTGTTTTTTCTGACAGATAACCCTTTATCTTTTCCTCGCTATCCTTGATAAGACCTGTCAATCTGTTCCGGGACTCTTTCTCATACTTCTGCTTCTCTTTCAGTAGAGCCAGTTTGTCCGATAACTTCGTCAACTTTTCAGAAACCTCTTTGGCCGCAGCTATCAACTCGTTTAGTGTTCCAATTTCCTTTTCGCATTTCTGTATACATTTTTTTACTTTTGCGTAATCTTTATTCTTTCCCTCAAGAATTTTATTCAGGTCTTTCAATTCTTTCCTGAGCTCTTTCTGTTTCTCGGCTGCCTCACCAAGATGTTTATATGAGGCAATCCTTGACCCCAATGTTATGATTTCAACCTTACCATCCATAAGAACTCTGCTTTGTTCATCGTTCTCTGCTCTCTTATCCTTGAGCTCTCTCATCAGAGCTTCTGCCTCTTTCTTTTTCTTTTCCAGTGCTGAAAGTCTTTTTCTGGCTTCTTTAGATTTGACTTCCATATCCTTCGACACTTTCTCTGGATTGATGATGGTTCCACAGGTAGGGCATTCTGTCATTCCCATCAATGCCTCAAGGCTCACACTGGTCGAAGATATATTCGCTGTTTCCTTTCCAATCTTTTCTGTTATCTCGTCAAGAATTTTTCTGTTCATATCCAGTGAAATGTTTATGTCCTTATTCTCAGCTGTCAGCTTTTCTATTGTCTTGTCTATCGCCTCGGGCTCTCCGTGCTTGGTTATCAATTCTTTATACAACCTTGAAATTTCGGATTTCATATTCTGATCTTCACGCAAATCCCCGATAGCCTCAATCTGCCTGTTTACCAGTGATATATCCTTTTCCGTCATTTTTATGTCGGCTTCAATATCACCGTGCTCTCTTGTAAGTTTTCTCAATTCATTGGATTTCTCTATCAGTTTTTTTACATTTGCATCATATTGTAAATTTCTGTTTTCATTCTTGACTTTATTATATTCCTTTTTAGTCTCTACTAACTCGTCCTCTACAGAGGCCATATTCTTCAACTGTGCTTTGATACCAGCGATATATTTTTCCCTGTCCTCGATGTTCTTGTCGAGATATTCTTTCTTTGTCTTGAAAGTAAACATCTTGTCAGAAGCCAATTTCATTTTCTCATTACACTTGTTATTCAACAAGGTAAATAATTCCAAACCAAAAACAGTCTCAATAAACTTTCGTTTCTTGTCAGCAGTCATACCAAGAATTGGCTGTGAGCTATTCGGGTTGGAATAAATCAGAGAGATAAAAGATTTGAAATCCATACCGATGATTTCTTCTTCTATCTCTCTCTGATAATCTATCTTGTGTGACGGTGTGGGCAGTAGTCTGCCATTCTTATACACCTTTAGAAAATCTGGCCGTAATCCACGATGGATGGCAAACTCTATTCCACCTTTGGAAAATTCCAGATAGACCTCACAGTTTTTTCTGTTCTTCCAGTTTATGATGGCTTCTTTCCTTACATTTCTATTGACCTTACCAAATAAAGCAAAGGGAATGGTCTCAAGAAAACCTGACTTCCCTACAGCATTACTTCTGTCTTTGGTCACATCGTTGCCGAGTATCAGATTGAGACCCGGCGTGAAATCAACTTCCTGTAATATTTTTCCGTAAGAAAAGAAATTCCTGAATTTTATACTTTTGATTTCAAGTTTCACTTATCAAGACCGTCTTTTTTTCTTCTTGCTTTTAGATGATTGGCAAGTCCGAGCAGACCATATCCAGTAATATCACTGAATGGACTTTCACCGTAGGCATCCTTATAGGTTGCTACCCTGAAAAGCTTGTCAATAATTCTGACCACAGCTAACATATCCATATACTGATCAGGTTTCACGCCCTCTGGATACATTAGTCTCAATACTTCACCGGCCTTACCAAAACTATCACCGTAAGCCAGCTGTTTATCACTTACAATCTGTCCTACTTCTTCACCAATTTTTTTATAATCAATCACGATACATACTCCGCAAATCTCTGAGCAGCTTTCTTGGCTTGCTCAAGTGTTTTTATCACTTCACTGCCATGCTCTACAAACGGCGTGTCCTCATCACCATAATCTTCTTCAAATATCCTGTCACCGATACCAAATCCACAGATACACCTGTGGCTCCAGCCATACCATTTTTCTTCTTCGGCCTGAAATCCGATACTACACACATTTGCATTACCATTCAAGATAGGTTTGATGCCCATCTTCTTGCAGAGAAATCTTGCCATACCGGGGTCACCGATGTAGTGTCCTGCAGGAATGGTATATGCTGCTCTGACCACAAAATCCGGGCAACCAAATTCCTTGCCGTTCATCAGCTCATCTCTTACTTCATACCCAGCTTTATATCTTCTTACTCTCTTGGTTTCTTTTATAGGTTTCATTCGTCCTCCTCAATTATGAAAAGCTCGTCAGGCAATTTATTTGGATCAACCTTTGGTATTTCTTCCATTCTAAATCTACCATAAAGGCGTATTGCGACCTCGACCGCGGGCTCTGGCTGAACTTCATCAATTACTTCAATATTCGCTGCTATTGGCTGATATTCATCGGCAAAATGCCATTCTGCAGCCGGCGCTGCTGTAGTCGAATTTGGATAATAATAATAGGCCGCGGTATTACTACTCCACGCCGTTGTGTTACCTGAATTTGTTATTGTATATGCCATAATGTTACCCCACTTTGTAATATGATTTATACCAATCAATAAAATGTTTCACGCCTTCCGAGATGCTCACGGTTGGATTATATTTCAAATCCTTTTGAGCCGATGATGTATCTGAAAAGGTATGAACTGTTTCACCTGCAGGCAAATCTACATAATTTTTCTTTGCCTTCCTTCCTGTATATTTTTCTATGAGTGTCACCACATCATCTATCTTCACTGTTTCCCCGCGGCCGAGATTGTAAATGGCGTATGGTTGTGGTGTTTTGATGGCCGCCATAACACCGTCGATTATGTCCGTGATGTAAGTATAATCCCGCCACATTTCACCCCTATTGTTTATCGTTAACTCTCTATTCTTGTAAATCGCATCCGTCCATAGCCAGATAGACATATCCGGCCTTCCCATCGGGCCGTAGACCGTGAAAAATCTGAGACCCGTGCAAGGTAAAAAATATATCTTACTAAAGACAGCCGCTACCAACTCGTTATATCTCTTTGTCGCTGAATACATATTAGTGGGCAAGGTAAGTTTCATTGTCTCACTCCACGGCCCCGGCAAATCATCACTATACACACTACTGCTCGAAGCGTATACAAAGTTTTTCAAGGTCAGGGAACGGGCAGCGTCTATGATATTGAAAAAACCCAAACTGTTTGCTCTCTCATATGCGCCGGGATTAGATACTGAATACGGTATACCAGCATATGCGGCCAAGTGACAAATTATATCTGGATGATACAGGCTGAAAAAATATTCAATCTGATCGGTATTGGCCACATCCCCATACTCAAACAAAAATCTCTTGTGTCTGCGCAAGTTTTTCAATCTATCTTGCTTCAGGTTCATATCATAATAGTCGTTGATATTGTCTATACCGATAACATCATATTCTTCTCTCAACAATCTATCACACAGCCAATATCCTATGAACCCAGCACAGCCTGTAACAACTACTCTGTCTCTCATGCGTGCTCCTCTTTCAATAACATTGTTATAATATTTCTCAATGTCGATTTCTTTATATGGTCTGGCAACGATATCTTGTTTATGAAATCGTCCAGTATATCCTTGTTGCTTTTCAACTGTATCTGGGCATCAGGAACACCGGGCTTGTTGCCTATATTGGTTATCTTGCCGAAGTCCGTGAACAGATAGAGGGGCCCATACATTTGAATGTTCTCAAGGATTTTATTGTTCTCGACACTACCGTAGTCCTTGAGATAAATCATCTTGACGATGTTTCCTGTTATCTTTTGCGGCTCTACTGGATCGGCCGTGGTAATTACCACAAACTTCGGGCCATCGTTAAATTCCACAAATTCCAGTTCATCATTATCAAAGATATAATATCCTCTCTTGCTTCCAGTATCACCAAAGTTTGTCTGTAGGGCTGCTCCCAAGTATGTGATGTTTCCCTTATGTGAAGGGATGTGAAAATGACCACTATACACTTTGCCAAATCTTTTGAAATCCTTTATGGTAATATCGGCCTTCTCAAACTCATATCCCTGCACTACAGGGAACCCATTGATTTCCAAATGGCCGAGGAGATATTTTGCATCGGGAACATCTTTCATATTAGCTCCCCACGGCACCATAATAGCATCATCAAATTTTGTTATTTCGTGGATGATGTGAATGTTACCGTGCTCACCAAAAATACTCAGGCTGGTCGGCTCAATCTTGTCTTTATAAAATGTGTCGTGGTTTCCTATGATGATATAGGTCTCGAAATCTTTGAGAAGATCTGCAATCTGCAGACCCGTGTAGAGAGTTTTGACATTCAAATGTCGGCGGTTGTCAAAAAAATCGCCCAGATGGACGATGGTTTTTATATCCCTTCGGATACAAGTGTCTACTATTGACTTGAACAGTTTCAAGGTGGTTTCGTGCCACAGGTCAGCCGATTTATACTGGCCAAGATGTGTATCGCCCACCAAAAGCAATTTTCTCATATGTTATTCAAGAAATTTTTGATAATTAATACCTTTAAGCTCTTTCTCCACTTCTCTACTATCAGCTTGTTCCCTGATGTGTTGAACGGCTTCTTTATAACAAATATCTTTTATCACACTATGCTTATTTTGGTCTTTAATATATGTTAGAAAGGCATTTTTACAAATCTGTGTAATATATCCAAACGCATTTTGTGACTTCTTCTCATCAAAGTTTTTCAGATATTTGAGACAGGTTAGAACGGCATCGGACACCATATCTTCCCGCCAAGTATATCCAGAAAAACTACCCTTTGATGAAAAGTTTGAAGCGATGGTCATAAGCATCTTCCCGAGGCTTTCAGAAGCGCAACCATTCTCTTTGTACTTCACTATTTCAGGCAAAAGGTCACTATTTCTTATATAGTAACCACCATTACTCATATTCTTTTTTCTCGCCATTTTTTATACCTATTATAATACAATGATGCTACCGAGTAAATGTCCTCCTCAGTAATACACCATTTATTTGTTCATCTCATCGCTCAGTTTTTTCTCAAGATGAAACTGTTGCTTACTCAGGAACCTGCTGGCCTCGAAAGCCTTGAGTTTCAATCTCTCTGCTCGTTTCGTCTTTACCTTAGAAATCTCGCTTCCTTCTTCCAAACAAAAATCGAATTTTAGTTTTCCTTTGTATGTTTTTTTGAGTTGTTTATTTAGATCATCTATAATGGTAAGCAATTCTTCGTCAAGTTTATACCTATCCACAACTTCGGACACAATCTCCCTGTTCGCTGTCATCGGCGCGTCAACCAGTTTGATAGACAGGGCTCTAAAGATATTGGTCTTGTCATCCAATCCAGAGTAGGACAGGTATTTTATTAGTCTCATTTATCCAACTACCGTTACGTATGATTTTTTCTGATCAGTTCTCCAAACCCTTACGGTTGAAGCATTGATCTTCTGACAGTATATCTGAATACTAAGATCATCGTCATCATCGTAAACAAAAACAACTGGATATTCATTTTCAAGACTATGTGTAATTTCAGCAAACCAGTTTCCAGCATTTTCTGTCCAGCTAGCAGCTTCTACAGTTTCAGTATACACACCAGCCTTGGCTGACCATGACCTTGCGAGATTATTACTGACCATTTTGTTTTTCGTCGTGTCAGTATCAGTTTCATCAACTTCAACAGGTGACAAAACCATCTCGACATAATCTACATAGCCGGAATTTATAACGCCGGCTTTCTCCCAAGTAATTTTGAATTTCTGTCCAGAATATCCGTGTGTGTCCGTGCTGTCCGCAATCCAAAATTCAAAGAAGCCGTCAGCATCTGTAGTGAGCTGCGGAACTGTATTGGAAGCAGTTCCTCCACTTTCCTGTGTGTAAATATATGCAGCTGTAGATGTTCCCGCAAGATAGATACCTATGGTGCCGCCTTCTACGGGCTGTCCTTCCTCATTTCTCAAATATTGCCAAAAATGAACTCTTGCCATTATCCCAATACCTTCCCTATTCTATAGAATATTATCATTGATGTATCAATCGGTTTATATAATTCACTGTTCCTCGTAAACCAAATGATATTGTCGCTCCCATCAAAAAGACCTATTTCCTTTATATTAAGCTCACCTGTAGTCGGTATAGCTATATTTACATAATAATAGTCATCATCTTCCGTATATCCTGTAATCGGATATTGTGTCGGATATGGATCTTGTAAATCATTGTAATACTCAGGTATCCATACTTCGGTGCCACCCCGGCCCAGCTTACAGTAAGACAGACTTTCCATCAAGCTTGACATTGTATCAGAACCCTGCGCGATTTTCTTGATGACAGCTGTGCCCGTGATATCCTCTGCAAATATGGCTCTACAGGTAAACGGTGTCAGAAGCTCAAAAGTTGTGGGATATATAACCCCATTAGCATCGTCATAAAACATAGCCATAACAGATTGAGCATCCAAGTTGTGTGTTATAACCCAGCTGGCCGCAGATGTTGACTGAGTATGTGTGTATTCGCCTCTGACTACCGCAGCGGTGCCTGCCGTATTTGAATAAAGTCTAACGGTCATATTGTTAGCATCGGTAGCTTCAATAGCCTGTGGGAAAAATACATCATATGTGCTATCCGTAACCGTAGCGATAAGATATTGTTCATTGAGAACGTGATTGACAACCCACTCAGCGGCCGAGGCGGCCAATTCTGTGTGTGTGTAATCCGGTTTTGTGACGAAACAGTATCCGGCCTGTGCTACAGACCATCTTATCGCAATCGAGTTCATCGTGTAATATTCAATTTCAGCTGGATGTATCATTTCCAGATTTTCATCAAAACACTGGACAATAACATATGGTGTGTCGAAATTATGTGGCACGATCCACAGGGATGATGCATATGTTTGCTTGTAAAATACACAATCAGCAAATGTGCCGGAGAGCTCTACGCAACATTTGGATTGCATATAGGCTGCGTATGAACTGCCGTAGAGGCTGATATATCTTTCAGTAAAATCTGTAATCGGCGATGACAACAAGCTGAACCAGAAATATCGTGCTACAGGTTTTATTTGAGCCCAGTTTTCAATAAGCTCATCATAAGTATCCTCGTCGAAAATGAAATCTTCACCGAATGGTTCGCTTGATAAATCTATTTCGCATCTGAAATGCGGAGACAGAATTTTTCCTGTATCAACGTCATATGTAGGATAGCCATCAGCACCTGTAACCGCTGCACTCCAATAAAATCCAGTGCCTGCTCCGCCTGTAGGCGGTAATGTATTATACGGCGTATACATCGTATGAAGTATATCCTCAAAATAAGCGTATGGGCTGGTAACGCCTTCTGGAAGCGGGTCGTGCCATCTTTCATAGATATTGAGATAGTTATCTGTCTTGCCGAGAACCTGTCTATACATATCATAGTAAGATGAGTATGTTCCCTTTCTTTTCAGAAGGTCTGGCAAACTCTCGACATATTTTCTTTCGTCCTGATCAGACAGGCCGGTAATCAAATTCATAGAAAACATATTCGCAATGTATTCCAGATAATCATACTTTACTTCATTCGGGTCAGACAGGGTATGAATGTTCTTGAGCAAGTTGAACGGCTTTTGATGTATCTTATCAAAGTAAAGCCTGAAAAATTCTTTTATATTATCCGTAGCATTGTGCTCTGGCAGACACTTGGCAGCATAGTCCTTCATTCCATTGAATATAACCGTGAAATATGGCGCTTCAACTGGAATGAGCTCACCAAAGTATAAAAACACTTTCTTGGTATTCACGAAGTCATCATAATCAGCATCGCTGTCAACATAATCGTGATACAGGTAATCCTTTCTGAAATATATTTCATATCCACCATAATATGCTAAATCAGCGAAAGTCATTTCAGACCCGCGTACACCAGTTGTGTCAAGTCGAAATCTGTAAACATTGTCAGACGGATATCCAGAGATAGGAATAGACTTCAATCTTTTATACCCACCGACAAGAGCCGGTGTATCATCGAGAACGGTATCAACTTTCAAGAACAAATCTATACCATAGCCGCCCCTAGCAATAATACCCGAACAGCCGCCGTGCAGATTTCCATCAGGTGTAAATGCTGTTCCATAAGGTACTACAACATCGGTAAAATAATCTTCGAGTATAAAATATGGACTATCGGAAAATTTACTCATCTTATGTTTCCTCTGAGAATGAGCAGTAGTCAGCTGCTAACACAGGGAATTGTTCATCGCCGAGGACGATGTGCCTCAACTTATTCTCGTCAGGATAGGTGGATTCCACCACACTGTATTGCGGATAATTTCCATCACTGTTTGGTTCATAAACAGTATGTGTCAATACATCTATGTTTCTGAAAATCAAATTCTGAACGCCCTTTACCTGATCCCAACTCTCTCCGGCAGTAGAAGTTATTGTCGAGTCGAGAATATAATTTGTAATATCCAGATGTGAAACCGTCTCACCGAATGACCTGTTAGCAGAATTGAAATAGTATGTCAGTTTGCTCCTAACATCATTCATAACCGTTGAATAGGTGTATGTCCTTTTCACCTTGATGCCTATGTCAAATGCAAAATAAACAAGGTCTGGTAAATCGTATTGTTCATAGACCGTCAATATTTTTCTTGGCTCAAGCCAGGTTGAAAGCGTTGTCTTGTATGTAGCAGCATATTCATACGGCACTTCGATACCCGCGCTGGCTGCCGAAGTCAATATCGTTCCTGTTCCCCACTCATCAGGAATGACAGCGATATGAACCTTATTGTATTCCAGTGTGCTTCCAGATGGAACAACATCCTGTTCACCCCATACATTAGCGGCAACTACATCAGGTCTTTCTTCAAGATGAGAAACATAATCCAGTGAAGTAACATTCCTATACTGGGAATGCATAACACCAAGAGAGGCATTTTTTACTTCGTCAATCGTTTCTGGACTTGCAGCACCTGTAGTAGCCGTTGCGTTTGTAATCGTTATGTAGGTGTTGGTGAGATAGGCCAATGTTGTCCTGTTATAGACAGAATTGGTTTCGCTGAATGTATCAATGGAACTGGCTGCAACTGTTCCATCTGTTCCAATAGATTTGAGAAGCGTCAAATCTATTGTGTCTGATGCGCCCGGCGTATTTCTTGAGCTTGAAAACTCCACAAGATATTTTTGGTATTTGTCATATCTGAACATATAAACATCGTCTACTGTAGACAGAGCCGAAAGCTCATCATAAAAATCTGAAATTCTTGTCCAGATTGCATTCTCAACCTTTACTTGAATAGAAGGATAATCTGTCTCATCAATGTTATCATCATAGTCAAAATTTATGAATGGCAGATAGAGTATGTTATCAACCAGATCATCTCCGGTATAGGAATATTCCACTACTTCACCCTGTCTGCACGGAATTGTGGATGTAAGAACATAAGGGAAAGAAGCGGTAACTGGTATTGTTTCCGTAACATCCGAAACGATTGTATATTTTATCGGATTACCATCACTGTCACTTGCGGCAGAGCAGTAAAGTTCTGTCCAAGCCGGAATGTAAATCTCGTCACCGGCACTGGCACCAGCAGAAGCTCCGATAGAAATTGTCAAGCTTGTCTGTGCAGAAATATATCCCTTCGGATTATATCCTCTCAATCTGGCTAACATATGAACCGTTTCATAAATGTCAGCTGTATCAATGTATTGGTTTTGTGCAACCTTGTTGATGTAGTATGTCGTGAGCGCGCCGAGATACGAAACCAACTCTATGAGGATAGTTATGTTAGCACCTTCATAGTCATAATCCCTGAAAATTGTGCTCTCAGACAACTGCGTTTTCAGTTGGTCTTTCAATGTTGCAAAATCAATGTCCAAATATTGCGGGGTTAATGTGTCGCTCATTATGCTTTCCTCAAAATAATTCTTAGTGTGTCTACTTTCTGTCTCCAACCTCTGAGATAATAATCAACTGTGATTGTATATTGATTAGTATCCGGTTCGGCTTCTATATCTACTTTCTCTATAACAATTCTATCATCCCACTGTTTTATAGAACCAATTATTTCATCACCTATTCTTTGTCCAGTAGTTTCATCCATCGGCTCAAATAGTAGAGCATCCATATTGGAGCCAAAATCAGGAACCATTCGCCTGCTGCCCTTTCTCGTTGCGAGGATGTTCTGCAGAGAATTTTTGATAGCTTCTACATCCACATCCTTTTGAATATCACCATCAACTTGCTTAGGAAGCTCTGCATCAAAATCTGAATATGTATATCCTGTAGCCATTTTTATGCTCCGTAAAATACATCAAGTGACCCGCTTGTGATAAGACCTTTATAACTACCATAAAAATGATCTCCTACGCGTGCCATTTTTAAACCATTAATAAAAACATCCAGCGCGCCGCTGTTTATTTTTGCCAGATGATGACAGTTAGCACGCACTTTATCATTATATCTGGCAGCTCGTTTTCCGTTAATAAAAACATCCAGTGAGCCGGATATGATGCGACCATATTCGTGGTAATGTCCTTTACGACATCTACCATCGGTTTTGTCTCCGTATCTTGCTACTCTTGCTGCCATAATTAGTTCAAATTAATAGGATGACCCTTTATATTAAGTGTGCCGTCTACATCGAAATCACAATTTCCGTGAACAGTTAATAGAAGATTGCCACTGATAGTTATCTGCTGATTACCACCAATGGAAGTTGTCTGCCCACCACCTATTCTTCTATTGTCACCACCCGATACACTTTCATCCTTATTGCCTCCTATATTTATGGTCTCATCGCCTGTGATATTTTTTGTCTTGTTTCTTACACCTGTAATATTAATATTTCCGTCATTGTCCACAATTATCTCTGTTCCTGATGAGTGATATACTCTTATTCTTTTTGCATCCGGGGTCGAATCGACCTCTATAATGTGTCCACCGTGAACATGGAAAACTACATTATGGGGATATGTTCCAAGTCCTTTGTCAAAATCCGCGCCTGTCTTGTCTGGATATACACCATCTGGATCATTGAACCCTTCGGTTGTTGTCGTGAGGCTTGACACTATCCCGGGCACTGTGCCAAAATATCTTGGCTGTAAAATGTTCCCCGCCTCAAAAAATACAAATACATGGGAGCCCTGCACTGGAACACTCCACACACCATAGTTAGAAATTGATCCCTCTATAAGACCACAAACCGGCTGGGCCCACGGCAATTCAGCAGTCGGAATACCATCCTGTGCTGTCTGTATTCTATTGGGCGAATGAATACCAAATACTCTTACTCGACATCTGCCGGCCTCAAGAGGATCCATATTATCCTCTACAACTCCGCGGTATATTCCCACCAGCTTATCACTGGGCAACTGTAAATCTGAAAATTGGTGTTTTAACATTATCTCCTGCTTCCTATCGCCTTTACATTTACATCAATATCAACAATGGTAGAGGCTGTCAATGTCCTGTTATCACAATCGGTATATGCGTTTCTCAAGAACACAACCTTATTTTTATACGGTGGCACCGCCTTGGCTGAAAGATAATGGGTGATGGATTTGATAAGATATTTTCCTTCCATCATCTTATTCACCTTTTCAGATGGCAGAGTGCTCGGCCATTCAATATAGGCCATCGTTCCTGCTTCCCTTCTCTCATGCCCCATCAGCGTAGCAATAAGAGCTAACTGTTTTGAGTATCTATGAATAAACTCACTATTATAAATGTTGTCTATTACTGCACTATCATTTTCACCTGTATTCGTAAATTTGGCTCCCGCATAATCCAATGGTGGATATAATGTCCTTTTACCATGCATAGTGTAATTTCTTATTGATGTAGTATAATTGTAACTGTTATCAATAAAAGTCTTAGTCTCAAAATCATATCCCATCCTGTGACCGCCTCTCAAGCCTGAAAGAGACAATTTATCAATAGAGGATAAGTTCCAATCCATGAGTGCATTGACATATCCCATTCCACCGGCAGCCTGACTAAATTTATAATAAAGAGGCACATTATCTGTTTCTGTTTTTTCTATATTCTTCTGCTGAAACAATTTTTCCATCGTAACAAAATTTGCTTTCTCTTTTATAATGTAAAAAAGATACCCAGCCGTGCCGTTTTCTCTGCTAGATGCTCTCTCGCTTAACCATCTAATCGCCTCTACAGGTGTCCAATAAGGCATATAAAAATATGGTAATGTCTCATTTGTCTCCTCAAAGTGCCCCCAGCTTGTTATATATAACATATTTTCCGTTATGTCTTTGATGATATCTGATATTCTTGTATTCGTCCATGATTTACTATATTCCAGCTGTGTCAATCTCTGAAAATGCGTATCGACAAAAATTATTTCTATCAAACTTTGAGCTGCTGATTCCGGTTGCTGAATTTGTTCTATATTTGTTATGCTCCATATATCAAAACGCATTTCCCTTTCCAGAGCACTACCGAAAACAACGGCTAGCTGTTCATGTCCTGTTATTGGCAAAAGTTCTATGCCGCCGACCGGATCAAGGAATATCATCTTGCCTGTAGTTGATATAGAAAAAATATCTTCTATAAAAAAACATTCCATTATAAGGTCAGACGGTATGCTAATTATCCTGTCATCCTTGCCGCCGGTATCGCGAGTAATTATTTTCACACCAAATACAGATTGTAAATCTTTTACGTTGTCTATAGGCATATTAGTATTCCGATACTGTTCTTATCTCCCTAAGTATTTGTGAGAGAAATCTCGATGATAATACTTTCAAGTTCTGGCCCGGCTCAAGCTCCTCAAATGGATTCGCGATGGTATTAGCGAGACAAATTACCCACCATAAACCAACCGTTCCATACAGTTTATAGGATATCCCATCAAAAAACTCGTCGTGTGTTGCCTCATATGTATCAAAATATAACATATCATTGAGTGTAGCTTCGTCCACTACATATGACCTGAAAATGTTCATAAATTTATTTTCATCGTCATCCTGTAGAATGTCAAACATTCTTAGTAGTGATGCGCTACTTAATTGCTTACCAGTTATTTCAGTATAGTCACTTCCAAGTTTTGTGATTGCCATAATTACCTCGTTACTTTGGAGATTTATATGCTTCCTTATAATTTACTTTCTTCGCATCAGGAAAAATAAAATCAGAGAATAATGGTTCTACATCTGTAAAAGATAACATCAACTCGCAACTTGTAGGCACACCTTTAATGAAAGGGCCTTTATATGTTGGTTGTATATTTTTTAATGCTGCCCATCTAAAATAGATTGTTTTTCCTGGCATTGTCCATACTTGAAAAACATGGGGCAACACTATATCAATCAGAGATGGTACTTCCACTTCAATAGTCGGGCCTACAGGATCATTTGTTGGAACTCTTTGTTTTTCCATTGCTCTCGCTGGAGATGAATAATACATTAACTGTTTTACAGGTCTTACAACATCTACATATCCCCCGCCTTCATTTATCAATGTTACGCTCACATCAAATCGCCTTCTTTCAGAGTTTTTATATACTAGCGGAAAATCAACTCTATAATTTGAGACGGCTTCAGTGGTAGCAAGTGTTCGTGCTGCAGTATAGGCCAAATTTTTCCAAGATGTTTCTGTAAATCCAGCTTTCTGCATTGCTTCAAATGCTGATGGAAGCGTTGATAATGTATTTCCCAAGGCGCGCCATTCTTTCCTGATATTTGTAAACAACTCGGCTGCTCTACCAATCATGCTTTCATATGAATCCCATGTATGATCTATTGTCTCCTGAAATTCATTTGGCATTAGGAAAGCAAGCTCGACACCTGTATCTGTAACTGTGGGCTCAATCCTTCCCATAGAAGCCTGTGATTCCAGTTTCAATGGTTTTATATGTAACCATAATGATTGGTCGCCGGTGTATTTGTATGTTCTTGGACTTCTGAGTATCATCTTTACCTCTAAACTATATCGTGTTCCTATGTAATATATAATTCAATGTCATTCCGCCTGTTATATCTACCGGCGGATTGTATTGTCCACTGATACCTGATGGTGTTGAAGATGCACCTATAGCTGTCGGTGGAAGCACGCCGGCCGTATTTGCCGCAAGATTATTTACAGCATTGGCTGTATTGGCTGCGTTCATCGCCTGCATATTTGCAATAGCGGCGGCCGCCTCATTTTCAAGAGCTCCTGTCCGGGCTACAGCTCCTTCCCCGGGCGCTCTGGACAACTCACCAGCAGTCAACGGCGCACCCTTGTAACCTTCTCTTTTCGCCATGGCCTGAATTAGCGTATTAAGTTCCGAATCACTAAGGCTGGCTATCGACCTACCGGCCAGCCCCGGAACTAATTCTCCACCATATCCACCGCCACTCCATTGTCTCAATCTTTTGTCAACTGACATATCACCGCTTCGGGTCGCGAGAGCTTCTTTCATAGCTCCCCATCCCTCGCCCGGAGAATTAAACATCAAAAATGTGCCGCCATCTAATGCTTTAACTCCACTATCTTTCGCACGACCAGCAGCAATAAGTTTCTTGCCAAAATTGGTTTGTGATTTAATGTTACCCGGATTGTTCAATCTGGATGCGGTTGTGCCGGCTGAACTGGGCGGAATAATTCCAGCATGAGCTTCAGATGCCCCCAATGCTTTTGCGGTTTTTTCAACGACAGCTTTCCCCATATTTGATGCTTTATTTATAGCTGCACTTGCCGCGCCGGATCCCTTTTCCAGCATATCATAGGCCTGCTCTCTGCTTAACATACCCATAGAAATCATAGATATCATTCCAGCGAACCAACCTAAAAGACCTCCTCTTTCCTTTTCCTCAAATCTCTTATCTAATGCACCTCTATCTATTTTTTGTCTATGATAACCCGTTTTTCTTTCCTGATCAAAGAACCAATCCTTCAACTTGTCTAACGCTTCAATTCCTATCTTCGCGTCCTTAATTTTATCTCTTGTTTCTTCTGCCCAATCCGCAGCTTTGTCACCCAAAAAATAATCCATAGCAATGCCGCCTATTGCCATGCCCCACGGCCCTAACGGCGCTCCCAAAAGTACACCAAGTGCTGTAGCCCCTCCACGACCAGTAGCTCTAGCAAGCGATCCGGATTCCAAATATTCAAGACCACCTGAAATAAGACCTCCAACCACAGGCGCTTTGCCTAATGGGCTACCCTTAGCGATCCTTAAACCTTTTGTTGCAGCTCTTTTATACCATGGCGCTTTTTTAGCTGCTTCACCAGCAGTTTTTCCACCAGCAGTAGCCAGTGCTCCAGCACCACCAGCACCAGCTGTTTTAGATCCACCTTTTCCTGTTTTCTCAGTTTTCTCCCCTGGCGCCGGCTGATTTTTACGGAGTATTGATGGAACCGCTGAGATAAGTCCTCTCCTAAGTAACCAATCTCCAAGTGCACCAGCAATTCTCATCGGTATAGATATGAGTGAAGATGCTAATCCACCTAAAAATAGTAATGCGCTCATCCACCACTTTTTACCTTCTTTGCCAGATTTTATAATTTCTTTCTTGACTTCGGTTGTTTCCTGTGCACCCTTTCTCTCCCAGCCACCAGCGAGCCCATCTTTAATCTCGTCCAGTTTTTCTACTGTTTCCTCCGTAGCATCTGCTGTTCTATCCTCTGGTGGTTTTGACGGGCCCTTCCTGAATATACCAATCAGTTCACCAACATTTCTAATAGCAGCATAACCAGCTTTTAACCCGGCCATAGCCAAATCAACATACTTTGCAAGAGGGCCGAGAATCTCATCAAACATCTGTCTTGCGTGATCTTTTAATTTTCCCCAAAAATCTCTGGCAGCATCCATAAACTTAGTGCCAAGAAACTTCGTCCAGACATCGCCCATTTTTATAACAGCTTTGCCCCACCACCTATCATACCAAGCCTTTATCATCGGTGGTTCTATACCCATTGCTTTTGCTGGGGCAACGCGTATTCTTTCATACTTTGCAAACCATCTGTCAATAAATCTTTCAAATCCCGTCAACATACGGCCGGGGTCGATTGACTTAGCCAACAATTTAGATTCAGTATATCTGGTTGTTTTTATCTGCGTGGAAAGTTGTCGAATAGTATCCTGTAACTTTTTGGCAGAAACTTTATCAGATTTCTCCTCAGCTTTGCGAAGATCAATCTCAGCTTTCAACTGCTGGTCTTGCAGTTTTTCGATTTCTTTACCAATCTTTTTGTCGATATCCTTGAATGAATCAACAAGAGACTGACCCACCTTCCTGAGTTCAGGCAATTCTTTCAAGGCATATAAAGGAACTTGTGGTATATTTGGTGTAGCCATTTTTACTCCATTACTTTACATTCATCTTTGCAATCGCTAAATTATCCTTCGCTGACTCGGCTTTCTGCTTCATATCCCTCATTACCAGACCCACATATGCCTCACGCTCAAAGTCTGGTAATAGTGTGCTCTCCTGCAGGCTGATGCCCGCTCTACTCGATAAAACAAATTGATCTTCAGTTATACTTTCAATACTGAGACCAGAACACACTATGTGGATTAGGAGAAAAAATCTTCCAGCGGGATTTCCCTCCTCTCCTCGGTTCCGCAATGAGGACATTTGGCTGTGAATGCAAATTCCATACCGAAATCGTTTTCTTCATACCATTTGTTTATTTTTTCATATTCAAATTGAGTAAGATTTTCAAGTAAAAATACTTTATCTTCTACACTCACGTCCTCTCTGCCGTCAGGTGTTATGATAGACTTTATTCCCATCGCGGTTGAGAATGAAATACTCTCCACTCTCTTTTTTATCTCATCTTTCAAACTTCCCACAAGACGCTGAGCAGCTTCCTGCATTTCCCTTGTGAGGGGTTGCAACTCTACAGCGATGTTATCCCTGAGTTGAATAACATTCCACTTATCCAATTTCGGAGCTTCGGGTAAAGCTTCTGTTTGAGAAACAGGTGTCTCCGTCACTGGTTTTGCTTTTTCCACTGCTATTTTTTTCTTCGATGCAGGTTTTTCAGGCTTCTCTACCTTCTTAATTTCAGGTGCGCCATTCATCAGCGCAAGCCTCTTTTCTATAGAGAGCGTCTTTAGTGGTAACTGTGTAAGATCAACCTGCTGAACAAATTGAGAATTACAGTCAGTATTCTTACAAACCGAAGAATATATATATGAGTTACCTTTGGATATCTTCCTCAATTCTACCAGAAGAAAAAATCTATCCTGTAAATAACATTTCTTCACATCAAAATCTTTCGTGACTACACATTCGTTTATCAGAGTGTCAAGAATTTCTTCTATCTTCTCTGGATTTTCTGCTGCCTCATAGAGCAACAACCTTTTCATTTGTCCTGTAGTAATAGGCTTGATTTGCAATTCCTTACCACTACCGGGCAACGCCGTGTCAAATTGAAATACATTTAGATAATTTTTAAATGACATATTATCACATCCTCCTTATGTCGCTTTCCACCTTAATACCGGGAAAGTATTTGGTATTATTCCTACTGCGCTCTCAGCACCCTGAGAAACCACACTTCTCGCACCCTGCTTGAGATACTTTTTGAGAGTGCCTTCTTCCTGTTCGTAAACCATAAAATACTGAAAAGCAAAAGTTATATCAGTCGTGGCTATACTGTTATCATCATAACTCAATCCAATACCACCAATGGATCTGGGCCACGCGCCGTAAAATTTATACACGGCGACGGTCTGGCCTGTATTATCCAAAAGGTGTGCCTCTTGATCGACCATATAATCAATAGGTCTTGAAACTATGTTTGTCTGTGGGTCGTGCATCAAATCGTGCCATTCCCTGATTTTCCTTACAAACTCGCCCCTTTGGTCAAGATAAAATGTTACAGACCAATCATCAAATGTTTGCTTGCCGGCAGCTCTGAATGTTGAGCCCATCCAATGTGTTTGCTGTTCACCAAATGTAGATGATGGCAACTGTGTAGATTTTACATAATAGGCCCATTTCTTTGTATCATTATTCATCCCCGCAATATTGGCCGCGGCGGGAATGGCCAGCTCCGATGCTCCCCTTCCAACTTGTTGTATGGCTTCCGGGCTTCCTAAATCCATTCCGGGATTAACTTGTTTCAATCCTCCCATAAGGCCACCTTCTAATACCTGTGTCCAACCCGGCCAATTCAATCTAATATAAAAACTGTGGGCCTTTTGTCCGCCATCCATATTTGCTCTATATTCATCTATACTAAATGGGGCTTTCATTAGAACCTCCTCAATACTCTATTGATACCGCGCTTCATAGTTTCAGAGAGAATAAATGCGGTTTCCGTCGGTTTTACAGTATAGTATCTGTATGAAAAAGTTATATCCACTGTTGCAATATCTTCAGATCCATAATCAAACCCTACCTGTCCAATAGTTTTCGGCCACGCATCCACAAGAGTATATGCTAGCATAGTCTCTCCGGTATAATCAAGAAGATGAAGCTGTTGATCCACCACAACATCCTTCCATACACGGCGGTCACCCGTATCCATATTAAGTATACCATCGTGCCACGCAAGAAATCTTTGTAGAATTTCTCCTTTAGCATCTATATTGAATGTTATCGTCCAATCATCAAATGTTCGTCTTCCGGGCAATTTATAATCTGTTATTTGATAGGGTATTGGTATTTCTTCAAAGTTACTTGAAGGTAAACTGGTTGACCTTACAAAATACGGATAAAAATCTCTTGCGGCATTCATACCAAATGTCGTAAGAGCCATTTTAATACCAGTTTCCAAATTCTGTTTTAACATCTCTTGATAATTCTGCTGTGTAGATGAACCTATAAATCCTCCTACCGCCGCACTATTATCCGGCGAAGTTATTTTAGATGAACCTTTTCCTATATTGGTAAAGTTAGGAAAATTCATCAGGACGAAAAACAAGTATTGTTTTAATCCACCATCAAATCTTGTTTTATAAGTGTCTATGTCAAAACTGAATTTAGGCATCGTATTCTCCAAATGAAAAAGGGGCCTGAAGTACCCTTCAGACCCCTTTTTACAAGTCCATTAGCTCTCTGCTAAGCGTGGTACATTGGAATATAGGAAACTAAAACCTATTATCCAAATGTCGGTGTATTACCATATTTAATTTTATCCATAACATGATACACATATGCGAAAGTTACATCGAATGTTGCAACTTCGTTATTCATGTAATCCAATGAAATCTGGCCAATCATCTTCGGCCAAGCACCCACCAATTTATATCTTGCGATAGGATCGCCGGTGTAACTGAGAAGTTCCATCGACTGATCTGCTAAGATAGAGGGCACATCAGCGTAGATGTTCGTTGTCGGATCGTGTATCTGTCTCTGCCAGTTGTAATATGCTTCTTGCACTTTTGCATCAATGTCCAAATAAAAGGTGCAAGTCCAATCAGTGTATGTATATTTGCCCGGAATCTTATATTCGTGACCCTGCCAGTTCAACGGAATTTCGTCTATTGATTGATCAGGAACAGTAGTAGACCTTACAAGGTAAACTGTCTTTTCCACATCTATTGGAACAGAGGCTGGAAATCCTGGCTTCATATAAAACAGATAGGCTCTTGCGCCACCTTGAAATTGTGCTCTGAAACTGTCTATGTTAAATCTTGGCATTGTTTATACCTCTCTTGTTATTTATGCTCCAGCGCCAGTCAATTCTGTAAATGACGCGCCTGTTTTTGTGGCCACAAAGTTCAGAACAATATATTCTGCTGACCTTACGGGCTTAATGTAAATGTCACACCACAGTTCATTTCTGTCGATTCTTTCAGCTGTGTTGTTTGAAGAATCACATATAAGAAGATACTCATAGATACCCCTTCGTGACCTTACATCTCTCAAGAACGGCTCAATCATATTAATCAGAAGAAGTCTTGTAAGATCGTCATTTGGCTCAAAGAGGAAGTATCTGCACGCTGTGCTGATAGCTTTCTCAAGAACCATAAAGAGCCTTCTTACATTGATTCTATTGAATGCTGATTCTTTATTAAGCAGTGTTTTCTGACCCCATACAACCTTGCCCTGTCCAGCAAAGGATACGATAGGATTGATACCATTCTTATATAGAATATCCCTTTCGCCCAATGTTGGGTTCCAAGCCAATCTCCTTACATTACCAAGAAGGGCTCTGTTAAGACCGGCTGGTGCGAACCACGGGTCTGAAATATTGTCTGTGTTTGCATAGACACCAGCGACGTGTCCTGATGCTGGGATCCATCTGTATTTTCCATTCCACTTGTCATAAACTTCAAGCCAGTTTGCGTAAAGAGAAGCGTAGCTTGTATTTTCGTTTAGTGTGTTAAGTCTATAATTCCTGATATCTGTTGCTTCGTTGCCGCTGTTGTTGACGGCATCACCATACAGACAATCAAGAATAGCGACGGAATCTTTTCTGGTTTCACAAAGAGTAACCATATAGCTTTTTACGGTGGTTGATTTGTTAGCGTCGATGAAAAGATTTACATCAATTTCTTCGGCGTTGGAATACAAATCAAGTGATTGCTCGATGGTTGCATCCAATACGCTGTCACCATTGTTATCCTGTCCACCACCAAATGTCTGCCATGCACTTGTAGAAATCGTAATAGCACCGTCGATTACAGCATCATTCATAGCAATTCTAATATATGAGCTTTGCTGATTGATTACAATCGGTGCATATTTTGCGACACCGGAATCATCAAGTCTTGCTTCGACGGTAGATACATTCCAGACTTCCTTCGTGGTATATGATGTTTCACTCTGTTCCATTGCTTGCACAAGGATCAAGAAATCTTTAGTGTCTGTAAGCGGACTGTCAACGGCTGCAAGAGCTTCGTATGTTGTCCAATCTGAATGGCCGCCGGATGAGATTTCGTTATAAGTGGTATAGTCTATCACGGCTATCCTGATATTATTTCCCCATGCTCCTCTTGAATTAGCGATGATATAGAATGGGAATGTACCCGAAACAGTTACTTCATCATCAAATTCATCAGGATCACCACTTGTAAAATCTGATAGTTTATAGGCATCAGCTGTCGTAAATGCTGTGAATGTGCTTATAGCACCGCTGGCTGCTTTCGTTCCAGCAAAGGTAGCTGATACAGGCATTGCTCTTGTGCAATAAAGAGCGTTACCATATCTCAGATATCCTGTTGCGGCAAGCATATCCTGATAACAATTTGCTGTGCTTGTTGGTTTTCCAAATGTGTCAATAAGATCGTTGACCGTCGTGATTAGCTGTTTATGTGGTTTTTCGGGCCCCTTGTAGGTATCCCTCAAAACAATAACACCGATAGATGTAGCTACAGCGGGCACAGTAGTAGTCAAATCTATCTCATTAACATCAACCAATGGGCTAAGATAAAATGCCATTTTCTATATTCCTCCAGTAGAGATATTCGTTCCCTCAATATCTATTTATATTATTTATACGATTTTTATCAATAATTAATCTCGTATCTGTCATAAAGAAAAGTAGCATTACTTTCCAGTGTGCTCTCTCCTTCTCTCGTTGACATAGAAACTTCTCCCAGTGATTGTATCCACATATTTTTAAATGTAACCGTGAGAATACTTGCGTTAAAATTGTCCATTATTCTGAGGGTTGCGTCGATCACGGAGTCATCGGGAGCCTGACCCATAACATCCTTATTATTATTTATGTAAAATATCCAATTTGCTAAGACCTTCCAGTTCCTCAGCTCGGAGTCCACCATAAAATTGACCGTCCACGGATCAAATTGTAGTTTTCCTGATTGAAACCTAATCTTGCCTGCCTGATATGCAGCTTCCGCATCCTCAAGGGTCATACTGGGAATGATTGTTCCGTATATGTTCAACTTCAATTCAGCTGTGGCAGCCAAGGTTGTTTCCGATGGAAGTATCGGTATAGCCAGTTCAAAATTGGTTGGATTTGATTTACTTATTACAGTTGCTACGGCCATTAGTCCGTCCTCTCATTAGAGAATATTTCGTAATATAACAGTATGCCGGCTGTCTCATCATAACCAAGAGCTTCGGTGTATACTATCTCGTCCATACCGCCGCTCAATGGCGGCGAGGCGGTCAGCATCAATGTTTCTGTATCTCTGGCTTCAAACTTATCTTCGTCTGTATAGACATTGGCAATGGTTTTCTTGATAACATCGACCCCTGCTTCTCCACTGGCATCAACCTCTGCCGCTTTGAATAGATAAGTCTGGACGGCAAATTGTAATGTCCATCTTACTACTCTCCATTCCTGCTCTCCCCAATCTTCGGGAATATCTGGTATAGCACTCTGGAAAACCACCTTTACATCTATCGTTGTTTCTAATTCAGGTATGGTAATCCTCATAACGATATGAGGCGTGAAATATGGAAGTATCTGCTCCAAAATTTGATCGATATCGACCATATGAAGCGCCCATATTGTAACACCAAATGTGATGGTGTATGGAACGGGACTTGGATATTGTGTCTGTCTAAAAGTTTCTCTGTCTACCGCTATGACAACATCTGTATTCCTGTTAGCCATTCTGGCACTGTCAAAGTCAATACCCTGTATGACTACGGATATCATCGGCAGTTTTTCTTCTGTAGAGTATTCTTTTATCCAGTAGTATGCTTTTTCCTTTGGCCCGAATTTTACAGGAACTTCTACAGTTTTGACAATGTTACCGTCATTGTCATATCTTGCCACCAAAATGTTCGTGAACAGGTCGAGAAACTGTATGATGGTCTTTCTTATTGCTTTGTAAAAGTAGTATGTTCTATCTGCCATTTATTTTTTCTTTGTCCTTTCTTTTTCAACTGACGCCTCAAGGTCTTTTATAGCAGCAGCGATAGATTTTGTATAACCATAAGGATCTCTACTATCAGAATGTATTCTCACTGTCTTGAATCCCTTGGCTTTCATATTCTTGAGCTTGCTCAGCATTCCTTTCTTGTTCTCTTTCTTCCAGATAATAGCCGGCATTTCCTTTTTTTCCTCAATAAGATATTTTTCCATCAGCTCGCTTATCTTTTTCATTTCTATGATCTACCTCTTTTCCAGAATTTGCACTTACCCTGTGGGTGTACCATCATATCAAACTGACCGTGATATTTCATCGGATTTTCCCCCTTGAAATCAGAAAATCCTAGCGCTGTCAGTTCATTGGCAATAGCCTCAAAAACATTTGGATTTTCACAGGTCATCCTGTCTACAAAATGATGGCCAGCTTTTACATTTTGTTGAAGGCTATAAAAACAAGTAAGACAGGCCGGCGCTGCGGATTCCGAATAACCAACTGCTTTGCCGTGATCAAATACATATATTTTATTGCCGGGCCCAGCATCTTCTGTTAAATATTTTTTAAGTTTGTTTTTCATTACCATACCTTCTCCAATGTAAAGTTTGCCCTCGAAAATTCAAGTCGGTCAACCAGTTTCAATATACTGCCGTCATTGTCAATAACGCAGAACCCTTCTGGCTTTGTCACTCTGTAACCGTCACCACTACGAATGAATGTTCCAACACTACTTATCTGGCTGAGCTTCTGGACGAAAATATTTTTCATTCGTATAAAAAGAAGATACAGGTAGAATATCCCCACTATCTCCCTCCTGTATTTATTGAGGAACATTTTGATTTCCTCAATTTTCTGTGTTCTTTTGTCTATTGTCGCCTGTGTTTTTGCCGGTAAAGAAGTAAGGGCGTTCTCTATGTAGGTTACAAAGTCATCAAAATATTTTGACACCGCATTCAAAGGGGCACCCTGTTTTATCTGCTCATTATGAAATCTTCGGAATAACTCATAGATACCGTAGTCTCTCAGTTTCACGAAGATATCGCTCTTCACATACCTCGATACTCTCTCAACTTCTCCTATCATATAATCAATGTCACCAATCTCTTTCTTGGTAAAATTGATTATACCGGAATCATCCTCGAAATATGCGTCCGTAATCCATACATTACTATTTGAATATCTTTTTACATTTACATCATACTTTGCTGACAATGTATCAATAGTCTTGCCTACATACTCGGTGTGCACAACAATGCCTATTCTTGCTCCCCTGACAGCCTTAGCCAAGTCGGAGTCATCGTTTGGGATGGCATATGTTATTGTGTTCGGTGTAAATGTAATGCTGGCGATACCGTCTATTTTTTCAAACTTCTTGTCATTGGTGAAAAGCAGGTCGCCTTGATATATGGTGTTTATGCCGAGAGAGGGCAGGTATTTCAGGCAATCAATCAATTTGGTTACAAGGTTCGGCGCATGGCCAAAATATGCCTTTACATCCTGTGGGGTGTAGGCTATCTTCGGCTCCTTGTTGAATATAGCTTTTGTGGACACAAAAAACTTTCCGTTCTCTGGATTGATACCAAAAAATACGGCAGGCGCACCATCCCACTTCACGGTTATCTTGGCCTTTACAGCTGATGAACCAGATAGAGTATCTCTCAATGTCTTAGCTATGAGAACATTTTGCTGAATGCCCTCGACGCCCATATTCAGCATATTATCCTCAAAGTGCTCAATGTGCTTGTTGACTTCTTCTGTGATAATATCTTTCAGAGACCTTATTTCTTCTATTTCATTTCCCTTCCGAGCCATTCGTTTTCTCAACTCATCAAACCATCTCTGATTGTCGAGCCCCTTGGCTATCATTCTCTTGTATGTTGCGAAGTCCTTTTCAGCGAGGGCCGCTCTGACTTTCGATGCCGATACATCACTGGCCGTTCTCTTTATCTCGTCAGGAATAACATTGTATTTCACATCTCCAAATTGGTTCATATATCCGTCTATCCTGTCAGACCCAGCGATAATAGCCACACCGTTAGATGTGTCAATATGGTTCTGCTCGATTATATCGGGGATATATCCAGCCTTAGCGAGAATAGGGATGGCTCTCGGATTTGTGACCTTGAGAATTTCTTTTCTCTGATTGAACGACAAAAAGTTTTTTGTAAGCTGTGAGGTTTTTTCGCCCTCGATGATAAAGATATAGACCTTAGAGTACTTTCTGAAGGCATCCTCTATAATTTTTTGGTGGGCTATCGTGGGTGGCGTTACCCTTCCGATAAATATGCCCACCGCTTTTGACTTCTGTTCCGTTAGGAAGGTCGAAAAATTCATTTCTTTTCTTTTTGTCTTGCCTTTTCCAGATTTGTCATCAACTCTACTTTGGTGATAAGATCATTGGTAACTTTTATAAGCTTCTTTGCAGCAGCGATTATTTTAGGTGTCTGTGATAAATCATACTGATACATCATTCCAGATGCATCTGACCACTCGTTTTGAATATCATCATACGCGTCTCCCATAACATCCAATACATTACTGATATCTTCTTCGAGTTTATCCATTTTACTATCGAGATCAGCCTCGTTTATTGTTCTTCTCTCTCCGCCAAGAAGCGGTGTATGTGCGTTCATCTTGTCCATTTCTTTACCATCCATATTCTTTTTTTATTTCTTTGACAGCGAAATCTATCTGATAGTTGACCTGTTGCATCATCTCTTTAGGTATATCAAGCGTGCTGACAGCTTTGAGATTTGAGGATTTAATAGCATCAACAAATCTTTCAAATTCTTTTTCTGCTGTGGCCGGGTTTTTCTTGACGATATAATCCGCTTGGGCCTCAAGATCCGCAATGGTCTGTTGCATTGTTGCTTTGAGAAATTTCGGCCAGTTGACATTCTTTAATTCTTCTTCCAAGAAATTTCGTAGTCTCATTTTATTTTTCCTTTTCTTTCGGTTTCTCCGCGGGCTTTTCATCCAATTTACGGATTTCTTTATAACCAGCGTCGATCTTTTCGTCCACTTTTTTTATTTTATCTTCCCATTCATTATCTACCAATGCCCCCATCTTCCTACCTCTCAAACCATAGTTCTTCAACAGCATTCCAGTAAGCATCGACTACCGGACTTCCTGCACCAAACTGTTTTACAACTTCTTTATGGTAGTCTGCAAATATCTTATCTACAGAGCTTGTTTGTATTTGCCAGTTGCCCTCAGCCGCGTCACCAGCACTATCCAGTTCTTTTATTATTTTCTTGATTGCTGGCACAAAGATTTTGCGCTCCAGTTTATCATTTACAAAATCCTGTAGAGCTGCATCAGCATCCATTACAGCATCAATCATAATATGCCTAATATTTTCAAAAACAATCTTCATCTCAGCTCTCGCTTGAGATGACTTATCTTCATTCAGATAATTGTCAATTTTCTCATGTACCTTTTTCATTTCTTCTCCCCTGATTTATCGAATATGGCTTTTACTTTTTGTAACATCTCATCGTCAGTAAGAGTATTCTTAGTTACCTTGGCTATACCCTGTGAGGAGTTGACTTTCCACTTTCCGTCTGCTGTCAGGACGGCCTGAATGAAATGAAGGTCTGTTCCGCCACCTAATCCAAATGCCCATCGCTTATTAGTAGTGGACACTCTCACATTTCCGCCGAAGTGATCTGTTTTCTTTTTATTTTGATCAAGAAATTTTATGACCTTCGATTGCCCCAACCTGTCAACATAATCCTCTTTCAAAATATAATCAAGTCTTTCTATAATATCTGTCATAATTTTTTCCTCGCAAGTGTTAGAAAATCATCATCGCCTAACCACACATCCACATCTATAGTACCCATTTGTCTGGAAGTTGTGTTGCTAAACTTTTCGGATGTTGCATAGGTTTTGCTTCCGTCACTAAAAGCAACCAGTGTTTCATAAGAAAACCATAATGTCTTTCCGCTCACATAAATTTTGGTAAAATTTGGGCCCTCTTGTTTTAGAAAGATTGGGCCGAGGCCTTCTGTCAAAACTTCTTCTTTCAGACCATATTTCTTGAGAACAGCTCTGGCCTCCTCTTTGTTCATACCGCCCATTATTTTTGCACCAGCATCTGACATTTTTAATGTCTTTCTTGCAATGGCTACCTGATGTTTAGCAAACACATCTAATGTTTTCTCATCAAGGTATTCGCTTAAGCGTTCATCTATCCTTTTCATTTTCCATACCATCCATATTTTTTTCTGAGAGTTTTTGCGTGCTCATCCATATCACTTACAAGCTCATTTACCAATGCATCTGACATATAGGGCTGGAACTGGTCTTGGACAAAGATAATAAGCTTAGCATAAAAAGAGGCGAAGCATTCAGATTGTTTCTGTATGTCACCCTTGTATAAATCAACGCAGGTTTCCTTTGCATATTCGTCCATTGCTTTCAATGTATTTCTGACACCTTCTTTGAAAGCATCGTCGGCTCTTTTCTGTGCGGCTCTGAGTTGACTGGCTAATTGACCTGATACAGCCTCATTCAAATACATATCAATCTTTTCGTCTATCTTTCCCATTATACTTTCTCCTGTAATAATCTAATCAGCTTTTCCAAGACATACTGTGCTTTATAAGGCATATCAGATACAACACCCGATGTTTTTTTATTGATATCAATAGCAACGCTTTTTGCCATTTCCTTTGCAATCTTGTCGAGTTCTGGATAGTTACCGTGTAGAGCTTTTTGGAGCGCCTTGTCAGCGTTCCTCAAAACTTTCAGGTCATCCTTATATCCCTCTCCAAGATACATATCAATCTTCTCATCTATACTTTTCACTTACCATCTCCTTTTATAAACTTCGCAAAGACCATTTACGCTGGTAGATAATCCGGCAGATGCTGGAATTACAGTATCAAGAACATCGGCTGCTGTCGCAATATTTTCAGGATTTTTACAAACCTCTCCCTTAAAATACATACAGGTTCCACAACATTCAACATTAACTTCTCTATATTTTATAATTCTCAACACTTTTTTATCCATCTGATAGCCAAACCCTCTCGGCATTATTTCTGTCAAATAGTTTTCTATCTTCTCATCTACCTTCATTTTCCATACCATCCATATTTTTTCCTGATAAATTTGGCGTGCTCCTCGATATTGTCTATCAATTCATCCAACATTTTAAATGAGTAATTCCAAGACATAGTATCTTGTTGAAATCCTATAAGCCTACTCACGAAAACATTGAACTCCTTTGCCTGTTCCTTTACATCAGGTGTCAGTTTAATTGTTTCCTTGGCAAACCAATCCAGAGATTTCATTGTATCATCTATTCTATCCCTGAAGGCCTTTTCCAGTTTCTTGGCTTCCTCTTTCGCTTCTTTTTCAGCGTTTTGCTCCAAGTTTCTTAAAGCTGGATCTGTAAATTCTGTTAGATATTTTCCAAATCTCATCTATCTACCCCTTAATATCCATAAATTTTGGTGTCAACATCATCGTAATCATCAATGGTATTAGATTGTTCTTCAATCCACTCGTTGTCACCGTAGGCACTAATCGGAGCACTATGCGTTGCAAGTGCTGTAGCACTATCGCTCTGCTCTGAGAACCTGTATGGTCTCAATATAAGAATATAGACCATCTTCTTCAACTGGAATGTCTTATCATCATCATCAACGTGGACAACCTCGAATGTTCTGCGCTCACCAGCAAACGGCTCATACCAATCTATCGTAACGATATCTCCGATTTTCGGTTCCGTCGTAGCACTTACATCCCGCCTCCATGTTCCCTGCGGAATATGTGTGATGAGAATGTCACCGCCAAACATACCAAAAGATGACCACAGGTTCGGCTCCTCATCTACATTGTAAATGAGTTTTGTTGTCTTTCCTGTTTCATCATAGGTTGTGCCAGTATGTTCACCATAAAGAGTATCATATGTTACACTATTGGATCTTTCGTGCCAAACAGCCTTTATGCCAACAATGTCCGTATATTCCATTATCAAGCTTTCCGCAAGGGAATGCTCAGGATTATAACGGATATCGTATAACTCCCATTGTGGCTTATTGATACCGCCTCTTGGTTGTCTGGTTGGTATTGCCATTTCTTAGCCCTTCTCTACTCTCGCGTCCATTTTGTTGACCATAGCCGATCCGTCTTTTGGGCACTGGTGCATGGAGCAGGCCATCTCGTTGTCCTTCTCGACATATGTTTTGCAAACTGGACAGATGCAGTATTTTACAAGGTCTTTCTGCGGGCCGATTGTATCATAACCATATGATGATCCCGCAAGTGCATCGAGTGGTGTGACTTCCTCTTTCACCAGATGCTTGGCCAAAATTTTCTCCAATGCTGTTTTCAGTTTACTGCCTGTTTTTACATGCGCAGCAAGTTTTTCTTTTTTCATTTTATTCTCCTCTTGTCATTGGCCCGCCACAATGCGGACACGCTGTTCTTTCACAGGAAACCCCTCTCGCTTTTTTCGCTGTTATGTGACATTTAGGACACACACAACAACCAATGGGGCCCCGCGTGCAAATTATTTTTTCTGTACTTTTCGGTTCGCTGTCTTTATCCAACTTCTATCCCATATCCAAGCCAAGGCTCCTCCATTCGGAGCCTTTCTTCCAACTTCTCTACTTCTGCCTGCCCCTCTGAGATGAGGGCATCTCCATCCATTGTCAGGCCTGTTTGCCCGATACTGGTAAAGTTGGCAAACTTCGACCTTATCCTGCCGAGGATAACCTTTGACTGTGCCAAGGCGTATTCAAAAACCCAATCGTGTTCGTAGATATCTTCATCAAGGCCTTCAACAACCATTGCTCTTACCAATATCCAACCCGGTGATTGATATGAAGCTGTTGATGTGTATACTACACCGCCTGAAGGGGGCGGGGGCTGGATCTCAATTTGATTTGTATATCTGTGATAAGTAAAATTATAAGCATCAACTACATACCGTCTGACGGTATCCAAAAAGTCTCTTGCTATGTGATAAGATATCAATGTATATCCTGACCCAGCCCCTCGCATCAGTATCATATCATACATTCCCTGATTATACAGGTAATTTTCAATAGTGAATAGTGTTTGAACAGAACCGGTGGTTGCTATTTCATAATTCAACACTTCGGTTACATTACCCGGGCAATCATACAATGTCTGGCCGGCTGAGAGCAACTGTGTATAAAAATGTTCCACTGTTCCCTGTCCAGCTGACCACTTGAGATATTTCTGTCTGGAAAAGTCAATACAATCGACAATCTGAGCATTGTCCAGTTCTACCTTGACAACCGGATAGCCGAGACGTCTTTTGATTTTTTCTACCAAGTCTGATTTTTTCATCGTATGATGCAAACCTCTATAGTATTCTTATTATATTTATAAAAAAGCCTCACAAAGGATTGATTTTGGTAAGCCAATCCCAATTCTCCTCATAGGCCGGCACATCGGTCAAAATACCCCATGCGTCCTCATCATCGTCCTCTACTGACTTTCTCAACTCTGGACTATCTTCCAAAATGTTCATAGAACCGATAAATGTGGCCCAATACATAGCACATACAAGGTCATCCGGCATATCTTTTCCCATAAATTTTCCGCCCTTTTCAATAAATGTGCTTATTTGATCAACCGTATCCCTGTCACAAATTTTGAGGGAAGTATCCTCTACCAGCTTTTTCCAGAGAAGAACGGCCTTTGGTTTCGTATTTTTCTTGGCGCGGATGCCAAGGTCTACATTCTTACTACCACTGTTTATGAGGCCGGGGTTCTCAAAATCCCACCATAGTCGTGAGACAACGGTTGAACCTTCCGCATTGTTCTCACACATAATATAAGCATTGTTATAATAGAGAGACAGTCTGTTTACAATATCAGAAAATGTATAAACATCGGTGAGGGTATGATAAAAGACGGCTACCTGCTCATAGGATATAGGCTTGGATGATGCTATTTTAAGAATTTGTATTCCAGAACCATTCTCGCCCGTTCCCTTGGCTGTGTCCACGCCCAGAACATACTGGAAATCTTTTATCGGTTTCTCGTATATTTTGAGGCGACCTTGCAGGTCTGTATGAACTGGGTCTTTTATTTGTGTATAAAGATTTTCTATTGTCTCCGACTCGATGACAGTATTGGTAGAACCGAGAAATTCACATTCGTGCTCCTGAGCAAACCTGATTTTGCCAAGGTTCTGTTTCTGTTCTTCGGCCCATTTCCTGTCACGGCCCGGAACTTCCTTCCAAGTTGCTCTTACTGGAACGAATGTGTTTTCCTTTCTTTCCGCGCCAGAATAAAGACGATGGAACAAATTGAACATACCATTTGGCGTACTGATAATGACAATACGCGACTCCTCTGATGCGGTAATCGTCGGCTGGTTGGATGACCAGAAATCCTCGGCCTTGTTTTTCGCAACAAAGGCGAACTCGTCCATAATCAGAAGGTTCAAGGTTCTACCTCTGAGAGCGTCTGGGCTGGTGGCAGAAACCATTATCTTTGAACCGTTGTCAAAGTATACAAAGGTCTTTGAATACTCAGAAACACCGGGTTTCAACCAAACAGGAAGCTCCTCGTACATGATTTTCAGTCTATTAAGAATGTCCATCGCAGAATTTTGTTTATTGGACACAATACCGATAACCTTGTCAGAATTGAAGATAGCAAACCACAAGGCATACGCACATACTGTAGTGCTCTTACCTGATTGTCGAGCCCAGAGACCAATAACAAATCTATTCTGCTGTAATTTTTTGAGGATTTTTTTCTGATACGGATAGGGCTCAAATATAATGCGGCCCCTGTCTGGATGAACAATTTTTATATACTTTAAGAAATACCATATATCAACAGAACATTTCTGCAACTCTTGAACCTGCTCTGGCGAATATGGAAATTCTTCAAGTGGTCTTTTTACGAAGGTATCATATCTTACTGGCATAGAAACTCGTCTATCTTACTGAGAATGTCTACATCCTCATTCACTTTACTATTGGCTATCCTTATAGCTCTACCTTCATCCCCAGTATCTTTCAAAACAGCATTGGCGATAGATACCCACTTTTTCTTTTGTTCAGCTGACAGACCCTTTTTGTGTCTATCAACATCTGCTACTGTCCACGGCATAATATTGTCTCCTTTCCATTATTTATGGATTGGAAAGCAAAAAAATGGCCCCTGTGAGAAGAAATCCCACAGGGGCCAGCGCGGAAAAGAAAGAATGTGGACTACTCGATATTGATCGTGTTTTCCACGGGGTTGAGATCAATCAAATGTCTGAAATAAAAGAGTTTGGCTGCTTTAGCACCTGGCGTCGGAGCATTACTGTGCTGCACAGCTGTTTCTTCATCTGTAACAGTGTAAATATGCTCCTTGTCATTTACTACTGTCTTGAGAGCAATAGGCCTGCCCCACAATCTGCAAATGTGTTTCAATGTTTCTTCGGTATATTTCGGGTCTAACGGAATGTTATTATACCTGTGAACCAGTATCATTCCGCCGCCGGTGGATTTCCCGGCATCAACGATTTCAACTTTCGGAACACCACTATGAGCAAAGCTGTTTACTATCAAATCACGGACTTCTTTGCGTTCGTGTTTTGTCCTCACATAGTCTATAGAACCGGCTGTTTCGACCATCTGATAGATATACAGGTCAAGCTTATCTATAAGGTCAACCGTGAGAAAGTCCTGCATAAAGAACCAATCAGTATAGGATTTGAGAACTTCCTGTATCTTTTTCTCACCGACCATCTCCTTCGTATCCCACTTTTCCCTCTCATTGTGATCCGTACAGTTTTCATATTCTGTGCCGTATCTTCCCTTATCCCATCTCTCCTTAATGTCTTTCCACATTTCAGAGCCTACAAGATAGGGGTTCATTGAAAGTTTATTGGTGCCTTTGACAAGAGAGTTATTGTAGGCGTATTCACCGTGCTCGGTAGCATCGAGATATCCCTCGTCAAACAATACCTTCATAATTCTTTCGTGGACAAATGTAGCCCATCCTTCGTTCATATACTTTGTTCTGATATGAGGCCAGTAATACTGACCCTCTATCCTCAAAATCTCAAGTATATCCTTTTCCCAATCTTCAAGAACCTGCGAGTTGTCAATAATAAATCTCAAGAAATCTTCTGTAGGCTCTACAGGCGACATACCCATAAGGGTTTTCCAGAGTTTGTTGTTATACATCTCGACATCAGAGATAATTTTCTTTCTCTTGTCCTTTGGGAGAACATCAGAAAATTCAGATTTCGATGGAATAAATGTCTTACGTTCCCTCTCGAAAATTCTCTTTCGTTTCTCGTCCTCCGTCTCCATCTCAAACGGTGACGAATGCCATTGAAGCGCATGGCCAGCATCAACAATCCGTTCAACCTGATCGAGACCATACAATCTCTCGTAATAGTTAAACCGTTTATTAGCTTCAGCCATAACTTCGATAATGTCATTTCTCGATTTTTGGAACCATCTGCTTTCTGTAAAGAAGTTGACATGCGCATAAACATGCGCCATAACCAATACCTGTGTAGAAAGTGTATTGGAGTTCATCAAGTATGCTCTCGCCGGGCTGTCATTGATAACCAGCTCGTATGGCAATCCAGCATCAACCTTGTCAAAAATGGTTCTCAGCCTTTCGTAGTCGCGACCATATTTCCAGTTGGAGATATTGGTAGGACTTCTATACGCAAGGATTTCCATCATCTTCTGTGGCGGAATAACATCAAACTCAACCGGCAAACACCTTAGACCGTATTCCTCCATCAGCTTGACGATCTTTCCTTCGATTTTCATCAACCTTTGGTATTCTTCTTTCTTCATTGTTACACCCTTTCCGTGCTCTTTCTAAAATCTATCCAGTATGAATAAAATACATCCCCCTTACATTCAAACTCAACACAGTTTATTTCATCATATCTTCTCGGTCTTTTCGTGACAGTGACTCTATCACCTTCAAGAAGATATCCGTGTCTATCAAGGGCGGCACCGGGCTTTTCCATTACAAATAGATCTTCTGTTACAATAAAATTATCACCAATATTCACATCTTTTTGTGTTACCTTCATTCCCGCACCTATTTTTTCTCAAAAAGTAAATGTCTCAAACAAGGATATACATCCTTTTTGCTTTTCATTACGCTCATCAAAAAATGTTTCTCGTCATCTCTGTAAAAGTTTGTGCCGTTCTCGGTGTTAGTCTTGAATGAAAATGACTTCTCTTTCAAGAAAGCATCGAGTAGATTACTGGAGCTGTAATGTTCACCATTCAATCTTATCTCACAATATCCAAGCATATTTATTTGCTTCTCCAGCATCTGTTTTACAGACTTTACTGTTTCATCGGCTGAAAAATCTTCACCGTCAGAAATGTAAACACAATAGACATTCCATTCACTGACAGGATATTCATTCTCAATCAATTCGTTGGCAAGGTCAATGGCGGTATGACAATATGTTCCGCCGTCCTCTCCACGCTTGAAGAAGTGTTCCTCGTCAACCAGTTTAGCTTCGGTTGTATGAACGATAAATCTTATCCTGACATTGTTATAGGTTTTCTTGAGAAACTCAACCAGCCAGAATAACATCGCTCTCGCGAGATATTTCTTTTCCTTTGTCATAGAACCAGATGTGTCCATCATCGCCAAGACAACCGCGTTGCTGTGTATCTCAAAATCTTCTTCTATCTGTTTGAACCGAAGGTCATCATCCTCAATAAAAATGGAGAACGGATCAATACTTGCATCAATCGCCTTCCTCTTAGCAATATCAATAGCCTTGTTCAAATCACCCTCGGCCATAACAAGAGCACGGTATGCATCACCCTCATCACATTCTGTATCAGACATAATTTCGGCAGCATACATCGCCATTCGCTTCATAGTTTCTTTGAGTGTCCTATGTTTGTGAACACGGGGTCGAATGCCTACTTTGGATATGGTCTCAAACTTCCATCCTTTAGGAACAAGTTGCTCTGCTCGCTCCTTGTCCTTAATCCACGGCAATCCAAGATCAGCGAACATCAATTCGATAAGATAATCAATGCTCACTTCTGTTTCCATATATTCTTCGCCGGGCTGATTTCCGGGTTTGTTATCACCCTTCTTTCCCCTCTTGCTCCTTCGAGCAATAAGGTCGCCGGCCTTGGCATTACCCTGACCTACACCGCCAGATGCACCTGTACTACCATAGATAAACTTGTAGTCTTTCAGGCCACGGACAGGTATTCGGATCTTCTGACCCTGCTTTTTTGTGATTATTGCTTCTTCGGCTATGACATCTTTGATATTCTTGCGGATAACATCGTCAATTTTTTCACGGTGTCGTTCCGCATCTTTTATACCTTTGGCCGACAGATCCCAATCTTCGTGAACAATAACTCCCATGATTGTCCTCTATTCTTTTCTAAAATATTTTGCTATATACGGATAATACCATTCATCATATAAAACACTCATTTCCCTCAACCTATCTTCCGAGTTGAGCCATGCTGTAATGTTATCATCCATATCGGTAAGCTCAAGGTTGGTGAGCTGGGCGGCTTCCTTTGTTCTCAGGGCCGCGGCCAGCTCTGTTATAAACCTATCTCTTATAGATGATAACTCTTTCGCATGGTGGGAAAGAAATGCTTCAATGGTTTTTTGAACATTATCCTTCACAATTTCCTTGCTCATATTACTCCTCTTTACGAAGCACTTCACCGACGAAGCTCAGAAGAATGTTTGCACAATCTTCACAGTAACCCCTCTTGATAAGGTTGTTGACTGCCGTTTTGCGCTTCATCTGCGACCTCTTATCCGTTGCGGTCTTGTCAGCCAAAGTCAAAGATACCACATTCTTGAGATCGGCCATCAGCTTTTTCTCGATGGCTATTCTCAATGGATCATATGTTCTGAAGGTAAACAGTTCGCGTTTCTCCAGCTGGGATGATTTGTAAACGAATATATTATTACGAAACTCCGATTTGGAATTAACAGGAACACCGATGTATTCCTCAATAGACCTCATCAGTTTTTCGTCAGGTGTGCTATACTCACCAGTAATGCTGTCGAGAACATTCTCTTTCTTGCAGAACGCCTCAGCATTACGGATGTAATTCTCAAACAACGACTGAGCCTGATCCTCATAAGCAGACAGGAAGGACATATTAACTTCCTTCTTAGACATTTCGGTGAGCTCTGCTCTGACGCTCTCTTTCTCACCAATCAGGATGCCAAGATAACGCTTAGCATCTTCCTCGGCGATACCGATGGAATGCTGGAAGTTAGACCTCAGCGTTCTGATGATATCAATAGGATTGATACACTTCTTATCCTCTTTGATACCAAGAGCAATATTCAAGGCGTTGATGATAAATCGTGGGGAAATACCTTTCATTCCCTCACCCTGCTCTCGCCCTTCCAGACGGAGAGCCTTCACATCAATCTCTTGCTTCTTCATTTCCTCGCTGATTTCACCGTTGTAGATTTTCATCTTCTGAATAAGAGAAGAAACCTTTGGCGAAGGAACAAGCCTTGTCAACACGGCAAACTGAGCCGCAATTCTGAGGGTGTTAGGAGATATATGGATATCCCGGAAGTCACTCTCACGGATCATCTTCTCGTAGATTTTGATTTCATCGTCCACACGAAGGTTCCACGGAACCATAATAGGGTACATCCTGTCATGCAGAGCTTCGTTCTTTTTCTCAGCCTTGAAGCTGTCGAACTCCGTCTGGTTCGTATGGGATAGAATAAGGGTATCAATATACATCTGAGGGAAGCCCGGAGCTTTAATCATCTGCTCCTGTGCTGCCGTAATCAAGACATAGTGGAATTTAACATCCGCTTTCAAGATTTCGATGTATTCAATCAACCCACCATTGGCAACCTGCAACTCACCGTTGAACTGGTAAGCGCGGGGGTCTGTCTCACCGTAGCGGGTCATCTTGGACATATTGACACGACCGATGAGCTCAGAAATATCCTGAGACTTCGGATCGGATGGTTGGAATGTTCCAATACCAACTCGCTTCTGTTCATTGAACTGAAGCTGAACAACCGGAACTTCTTCCCACTTTATGTGACCATCAGTGTCCGTAAACTGCTCATCTATCATATGCTGGCAGACAGGACAAAGTGTTCCCTCTATCTTGACACCGAGAGCTTTCTCCCAGTATTCCCTATCCGCATTTGGAATAAGATGTAGCGGTTCTTCGTGAATAGGGCAGTCCTTGACAGAATATCTTGGAGTATCATCTGCCTCCAATCCTCTCTTGATAAGGTTAGCGATAGTAGACTTTCCAGAAGAAACCGGACCCACCATAATAAGGATCCTCTTTCCAGTTTCCGTTCTGCGAGCCGCTGCTTTCAAGAAACGCATAATGTCATGCAGAGCCTCAAGGGTTCCGAAAATCTTGCCATCGAAAAATTTGTATCTGACCAAATCCTCATAGCCTCTCGTCTTGAACGAAATATCAACATCCTCTACGCCGTGTTTCATAATCATATTGTAAATACGACCCGGCGATAGATTTGCTACCTCTGGATTTTCCTTCGCTCTGTAGAGATAATCCAGACAAGTACCTTCCCACATCGTAGCTTTCTTCTCTTTCCTTTGGTCAAGAATAATAGACCTAAAATCACTTGGCATCATCAGTGTCCTCCAATCTTGGTTGTGTTGAAACAACCTGTTTGACTTCTTTCTTTTCGTTTTTGTCTTGCAGAAACTTCAGGATGGTCTCTCTATCGGTAATTACAAGTTGTTGATTGGTACCGGAGCCCTCTTTAGCTTCTTTTCCGCTAAGATATTTCTCTCTAATGAGAACTTCTTTTGACTTTAATCTTATCATACTTTCTTTGATTTGTAAACCTTGCTGTGCGTCTTGGTGGGCAAGGATTTGCCCGCTCGCGGTGGTAACTGAGTTAACTAAAAGGCTCGAAACTTCGACTAATCGGGCCGAAAAGTTACCGTTATTCATTTCCGCAATACATTTATCGAGAAGTACATTGGCCTTCTCAATATTCTGTTTTAGGATGCGTACAGCTTCATCTTCATCCTCTGTTACAGATACGGTTTCAGCGGCCACATCTATTACATCCTGTTGCAGCTGATCCATATCCATTAATTCAGTTAATCCTTTTCTATCTAATACAGGCATAGTCATCCCTCACTTATACTATTATACCAGTATTTAGTCTAAAAGTAAACAAAAACCCTCTGGAACCTGCGCTCCAGAGGGTCTTTTATTACACTATATTAACCACATTAGGTTGGCAAGCCGGTAATCGTTACCTTCTTGTAGTAAAGGTTTGCACCAAAGATATGATTATGGATAGCATATCTACTCATCAAACCTACGGTTGGATGGAATGACTGCTCGTAAATCGTCTTTGATACCATCAGCTGAATGTATGGGAGGTAGATAATACCTGCGTCATACTCTGACGGGCCTTTATATCCAACTGTCATGTAGTCGGATGCAGCGAATGTGTCTCTGAAAACCGCAATGCGGCCGTCGAGAGAACCCATTTTGGCAACACCAGCTACCAATGTATTAATTTCGCCATCCGTTGGATGGATAACGAAACTTGATAGACCTTCAAATGCGGCACAAACATAAGGTGCAGCCAGAACAAAGTTACCAGCGCCCCTACGGGTGTCGATTGCGATCTCGTTGGCTCTACGAACAACTACATTGTAGAGGTTTCTGTATTTCTCAGATTCCCACCTACCGTCTGCAGATGTTGAGTATGACCAACTTGATGCTTCCGCAATTGCATTCACGGCGTCTACGATCTCACGATCGATTTCAGCTGTGATTTCATATGCGAGAATGTCCATCATTTCTTCCTCAAGGTCAAGACCGTGCATAGCCTTGAGATCCTGAGCGACTTCAAGAGACCAACGGCTCCTGAGTTTTCTGGTCTTAGCTTCGACCTGTGCCTTCTCGATTGTCAAATTGACTTCGTTGATGGCCACGCCTGTTCCAATTCCCAGACCGATATCACCGGTGACATTAGAACCATAAGCTTCACCAGCGGATGTCGTGTAAGATCCAGAGTATGTCGTGTCAATGGTGTTATAACCGAGCTCTGTATTAGCAGCCGAGTTATATGTCTGACCCGCTCTGAACCTGAGTGCGAAAGCCAGCCCTACGGGACCGGTCATTGGCTGAACGCCTACGATTTCGTGAGCTACAAGCTCAGGAAATGTTCGTCTAACCATAGGAACGGCAATCTGATGAAAATCACCAGATGTTGCATAACCGTCATTCCTATTGAGACCTGTCTGAGTATAGTTGCCGGTTTCGGTAAGGTACTTATGCTCATTCTCAAGCATGACAGCAGTTGCTCTTTGAACTTTCTTAGATTTGAACTTTCTGCCTTCATTAAGAATGGCTTCCCATTTCTTTACCAAATCCTTTGTATTCATCTTGTGAATTATCCTCCTAAACTAAAATCTGTTCTCTTTCAGAATTTTGACATACTTTTGAATTTCATTATCAAACGGAGTTAAACTCTCCTGCACTGGTTTGCCGTCTGGATCGTCAATTTCCATCTGGCCTTGTCCTGACTCATCAGCTGGTGTAGCTGATTCATCGTCTTTCATTCCCCCGCCGCAACTTGGGCACGCTGTGGTAGCACAAGCTGTCTTGGAAGATGATTGAGCGCCGCACTTCGTGCAAATGCATTGGAAGGTTTTGGCTTCTGCTTCAGGCTCCTCTGACCCCTTTGGTAAACCAGCGGGTGCAGGGGTATCGCCTTTATCCGTATCATCCGGTCTCTGATCGTGTGGGTCAGCAGCCGGTGTAGCCGGAATATCGTCCTCTTTTAGAACGTGATCAATAACAATTTGAAACTTTCTGTCAATCTCATCTTTCGTTGTAAGATCGTCAAGGATTTCCAAAACTCTTTTCCTCTGTGATTCAACCAAACCGTCACACTTCTGCCTCAAATAAAGATGTGCTGCAAGTTTCTTTGCATCTTCTTCAAGAGACATCTTTGCGCCTGTGGCTTCATTCAGCTGATCTCTGAGGCTCAAGATTTCATCCCTTGCCTCTCTCAAAAGTGTCTTAACTTCTTCTGTGAGCAATCCCTCATCAATAGCCATTTTGACTTTGAGTGCTGAGATTACTTCGTCATACAGCTCGCCTTTCTTAGCGAACTCAACAATTTTCTCTGGAAGCGTGAGCTCCTCCTCAAGAACGGAGTCCACGAAATTAGAAAACTTTCCTGTGACATCCGATTTATACTGCTCGAATTTCTCCTCATACTCCTCGATAAGTTTTTCTGACTGCTCTTTGAGCAGGCTGTCTGACTTTTCGCGGGCTTTGATATCAACGATATCTTCGAGCTTTGCCTTGATAGAGGTAATCTGTGCTTCTTCAAGTTTCTCGATGCCTAGCATCTTCAAGATTTCCTCAAACATTTATTGACCCTCCTATATGTTATAGTGATGTTATTAAATGTCATCACATAATAACAGGTTTATTCACTATTTATTTATAATAAAAAAGGGTATCCGTAAGGATACCCTTCAAATGTAGATATATCAAGGCTTTCAACGCCCTTGTTTTATTTTTTCATCTTGCTTCCTATCGGTTGATCTAAGCGGATACTATAATATACATCAGCATTTTTCTTCTTCGCTAAATTAGCAACTTTCTTTTTAAGCTGTTCTATTTTCTCATTCTCCTTTTTCTTAGCATCACCAGATAAACCGTCGGCCCGTTTTTTCATTTTTATCAATTCGTCTTTAGCTTTACGCCATTCTTTATAGGCTCGACTATATTCGATATCTTCTATTAGATATCTTTCCATTATCTCGGCTATCTTTCCCATTATTTTTCCCTGATATAGTCATCTATCTCTCTTTTAAATTTTTCCCATCCTTTCTGACTTAAATAGAATTTGCCGTTGACGGATAAAACTAAAATAATTTCGGGTGGAACGGCTCTCCTCCATTCTTTTGAGCTTGGATTCTTTTGAATGACCATAGTAGTATTATCTAATTCATCATTAATTTTGATTGGTTTGGGGGTATAATCTACTTCGGTAAGATATTTTTTAAATTTATTCTCCATTACTTTCCCCTCAATGTCTTTACCGTACCATCTAAAATATCATCGAAGATCGTCAATCCCTTTACGATATGTTTGTAGGCGTCTACAAGGCTTTCGTAGTCATCATCCGCAATCACACCATCTCTCCACATTGCTTTGATGGAGTTGAGGTTCTTGTCAAAATCCTTGTCGATTTTTTTAATATCGGAAAGCATATTCATCAATGCTACGGGAGCGCTTCCTTCTGTTATCAGATATTTCTTGAATTTATTATCCATTGTCCAGTTTCCCTATTTTTTGAGCTTCGTAGCGTAGCATTTGTGTGGCATCATAAAATTTTTTCTGGCCGCGGCCGATTGTTTCGATTGTTCTTATATCGACTTCATCTGTTTCTATTGAGTAATAACCGCTCATACCAATTAAGTCGTTGTCGATATAAACATTAATACCGTATGATATTGGATCGTAGTCCTCGATTGACACAACAACTTCCCAATGGTCGCCGGTTTTGAATGGATAAAGAGTTACGGTGTCTGGATCGCCGGCATACATGCGGCCGCCAAATGCTTTCATAAGCGCCTTGAGATTTTCTTTTGCTTCTGTAACATCGTATTCTTCTTCTGGATCAAGAAAAACTTTGACCTCGTTGGCCTTTTTTCTCAATCGCTTTTTGCCGGTCTTTTTGAATGGACACTCGCCGAGTTCTTCGCCCAAAAATCTACTGATCTTATCGTCTATTTTTTCCATTACTTCGTCCTCTTTTCTTTTTTCCTCGCAATTTCTATCTGTTTTTTTAATAGGTCGATTTCATATCTGAGATTTAATTTTTGAATATCAGTTTTAGCAGATTTCATAACCTTTTCTAATTGCTTAACCCTATTTTGATACTTCTCTGTGGCCGCATCTTCAGAAAGATATTTCTCTACCAGCTCATCTATTCTCATTTCATTCCCTTCTCAATGTCAGTAAGAACCTGCCAGATTTTTTTATAATACTCTTGCTGGGCCTGTTGCATCGTGTATCGTGGTCTGTATGGAACATCAAATTCCTGTCCTTCATAGATACCGTCTACCCAAGAGGGGTTATTTGATGGGTCTGTGACAGCATCCCAAGTAATAAGAGTAAAGTCCTCATTCACTTCGCCGCTTTCAGCAACTGTGCCGAGACCCCTACTGGAAATTCCCATCCTTCCTTCTTTTACAAGTGTCTTGAGAATATTTCCCATAGGTGTGTCAAGAACCTTTGACCTACCCATTACATCATCGCCTTTCCATTCCAGTTCTTCTGTCAAGATGGCAATTCTTTCTGGATTGACTTCGGGATTAGGTGGGTGACCCAATTCGCCCCATAGGGTTCTGTCTTTTACCCTATTGAGAATTTTGTCAATTTCTCTTTCGAGAACAGACCGAGGATATCTCCTCTTGTTATTATTCTCGATATTGGCGGAGCTATAGATACCAGTAATGAACAAAGTCTTATCCTTGTCATCACTTTCCTCCACCACGATACGAACATCTCTGTTCAGCTCTGTGATAAGTTTCATCTTCATTTTACTCCATACTTAGCTTTGTGATTTTCCTGCCAAAGTGTCAATAATCAGCTTCCAATAAAGAGGATACATATCCACAAGCGCTGCTGCAAGATGAACCGCCTCGGCTGCCTTTACTTTATTGTTGCCCTGATACGCTCTGTCAAGGATGATACTAAGCTTTTTCAAACCGGTTGTGATGGACATCTTCGTTCCAAGACCGATATCATCCGGTGTGCTCGGCTGTACCTGCTCTATCTCTGCAAGATACTTCTCGATTGTGCTATCTACTTTGCTCATTTTAACCCCCGTTATTTTCTCATAAGTCGTCTTTTCTTTACTGATGTTGGCTCTGGTGTTGGCTCTGGCACGGGTGCTGGTGCTGGTTCTGGTTCGGCTGGTATTGCTGGTGCCGTAGGTGTAAAAATAGCACCTGTGATCCCAAGCTTGGTTTTCAAAAAATTCTCTTTGGCTTTACCAATTTCAGCCTTCAATTTTTCCTTGGCCGTGATAAAGTCATCATTCTCAAACGCGTCCAATGCGGCCTTTACTTCTTTTTCTTCCATAACTATACTCCTCGTTTTTGTGGTTTATTACTTATTCTCTCCCTTACAGCTTCTATCCGCTTGTCCAAACTTTCTATTTCCCTTCTTACTCTTTCACGAATACGGTCTTTCTGCTGAGGATCTTTCGTGTCCTCCAGAGCTCGTTTCTGATGCATCCTGACTTCCTTCTTCTGTCTCAAAAGTATCTTCAAGGTGTCCTGATCATCTTCTACAAGATATTTATTCATAATTTCGTTAATCATAGTAATCCTCTACTGTATTTATTTATATTATTCAAGATATTTTTCGAGAAAACTATCCTCTTTCAAATATACACGATAGTAGTTTTCCTTTACGCTTCGCTTTGGTGTTTTCTTTTTAGCAGCTTTAGCAGCCTGTTTTTCCGCTTCTTTAGCCTTCTTCTTAGCCTCTTTTTCTTTTTCTTTCTTTGCTTTATCCTGTTTTCTCAGCGAGGCACCATATACTGTCTCTGAACCTTCATCCAGTTTCTTGGCGAACCCTCTATGTAATTTCATCTCAAACTTAAACTGGCCACCATATCCAACCCCATCTTCTCTGACCATAACTTCAGCTATTGGAACGATTTCCTTTGTGGTTTCTACTTCATATGCCAGATAAGGTGGATCACCAACAACCTTCAGATTTTCCTGTATCTTGTTCCAATCATTTGTCTTGAATATCTCTTTTGCAACAGCTTTGTCCAGATTGAGACCATCTATGGCCATAATCTCAGCATCGGACATAACATCCTTGAGAGGAAACTCAGATCTGATTTCATTTATCATACCTTCTTTTAGTTTCTTATTGGTTGTTATGCTTTTTATAGCTTTCGCCCCAAAATCCGCTGAAGATTTTTTAATCTTCTCTAATGTTCTTTTAGCATCCGCGTCGCCTTTTTCGGCGGCCGCCTTAACCATAGCCAACATTATTTTTCTTTTATCTCTACCAGACCCCGCTGGTGATAGAACATCATCAATAGTTAGCTTCTTCTTTTTCATAAGGTCAGATAATTCTTTAGGGGCCTTTTTCAGAATATTGTTAATCTTTGTTTGATTGTGTTCAACAAATCCCTTTAGTGCATTATTTTGGTTCTCAGCATAAACGGCAATATCTATATCTTTCGGAATATTTTTATCCCATTCCTTGAATTTAGTCGCGCCAGAATTGAGAAAGTTTACCGTGGTATCTTTTTTCAATGATACTTCGACAAGCATATTTTTCTTGTCTTTTGTTTTTATCCTGAAATATGCATCTGTAGAAACGCCTTTGTTCTTCTTGTAGTCATCCAGACCCATCGCTTCCACATCTTCTTGAACATCCCACGCTGAGGCTTCGATTTCACCGCCCGGATAATTCTTCTCTACATATCTACGAATTGAATGTCTGCATTCTCTTGCAGCTTTTAACCAATCCAATGTTACGATTTGGCCGGCATCACCAAATTTTCTATCCTTTATATGCTTCTCCAATGATGTTATAAATGTATCAAAATCTTTATCATTCATAGTGGTGCCAACTAAAGTTAGTAATTCGCCGGCCTGTGATCGTATTGTTCCTGCTCCTCCCTGACCCTCGCCTGCAAAGAATGAAATAGGTGGCTGTGTTTCATCAAATCGCCTTGTGTTTATCATTCTTTCCAATGTTGTCATATATTTCTGAGGAACACTGGTTTTTATTTTTGGGTCAATCTTGAACTGCGGATAATTTAATAAATCTTTACCTTCGTATTTTTTAGCTTCATCAAACCATTCATCTTTTTCTATAGGATGCTTATCAGTAAAAGCCGGCTCTTTTTTGAGATCGGTAGCTCTTAGTGTTTTGTTCTGTCCGTTCTTGATTATTTCTTTTGAGCCATATGGTATTTTCTCTCTTTCAGCTTTGCGCTCTTCTGCTTCCTTAGTTTTTCGTTCGGCTTCTTTTGATTTTTCCAGTTTACCTTTAGCTCTCTCTACATACTTTTTATAAGCTTCCTTCTCAGCGGGCGACAAATCCTTTTCTTTCTTTTCTCCGGCTACTACTTGATGAACATATTTTGGAGCAGATGATGGAATATGCTGTGCATGATCAGTTTTCTTTTCTTTTTCTTCTTCACCTTTAACTGGTTTCTTTTCTCCTTTTTCCTTAGCAGCCTTTTCGGGAGTTTCTTCTGCCGGTGCACCCTTTACTGGTTTTCCTTCTGGCGCCTTCTTAGCACCACCGCCTAATCCCGCGGCCGCCGCATTTTTTGGGGCTACTTTCATTACTTCGGAAAAAACAGAGGCAACCTCGCGGCCGATACCAGCATTTGATGATAATGTTCCTTTTAATGCAAGCCAGAATTGACCCGAGACAAGTTTCAGAACGGTCTGCATATGAATATCTCTACTATTCAACGCCTGTCTGACAGTGTTTTTGATAGCTTCTACAGCAGCTGTCTTTTTTTGTTTATCGTCTATGGTTTGTATTTTCTTGACCATATTAGCAACTTTTGCCGCCAGCTGTTTAGCTATAGTGGTTGCGTGTTGCTCTATATGTTGTTCGGTTAGAAGTTCTTGTATAAGAAAATTGTCAAGTCTCATCATTTATTAGTATCCCGAATAGTCTACGCCATCTGCGCTTTCGCCGGTATATACTTCGCTTTCAGTGCTGCCGCCACCGGGCCCTTGTCCCGGGCCTTTACCTGTTTCAGCACCAGCTTCCATACCGACCTCTCCACCTTCTCCGCCTAAACCAGCATCCATCGGCGGGATAAGAAGCGGGTCTTTCTCTTTCTTCGCTTTGATGTTCTCCTCGATTTCCTGATCAGTCCATTCAAGGTATTTCCTCATCAGGTAATATTTAGAAAACTCCTCGTTGTTAGCAAGGGCATTATAGTTGTTAAACCTGACTTCCTGATATCCCTGATTTTGAATTTCGCCATAGTGAGATGGCTGGGTCATTACTATTCTGAAACTCTCTTTGTCCAATTCATATTGCTGTTTCAATCCTTTAAACTCAAGATGTATCAAGAAAAGTTTTCTGAGTTCTGAGCATACCCTGATCTGCTGTCTCTCAAGAAATTTAGCCCATTTGATTTCATCTCTGGAAATTTCACCGGTGTGCGCTCCACCGACAACAATATCAGCTTCTCTCTTTTCCTGTCCTGCCGTTACTCTCGACATAGGGTATTTCATCGCTCTGTAGAGCTTTCTGTTGAAGTAGTAAATGTCATCAAGGTTTGTAAAGCCAGCAGCATTACCACCAACCGTAGTAATGTCCGACCCTCTACCGTCAGCCGATTGTGGAAGAAAGAAGTTTTCCAGAATAGAAAGAACTTCCGGTTCGTGGGTCAATGAACCTGTCTGTGGGTCATAAGTTTGCTTCTTGATAAACTTTGTCTTTACTTTCTCGACAAACTTCATAGCCTTATCTTTCGGCATATTACCTGTATCAATCTTGAAAACAAATCTTTCGGGCGACCTTACGATACGATAGATGATAACCGATGTTTCAAGAAGTTTCAACTGATTGTAAGGAACACGGGCCTTTTCAAGATAACCGAAAATTTCCGCCTTCGTCTTTCCATAAACACCGTAATCAACAAAACCAATCTGCTCTGGATTAAAAACAACAATCTTATCATCCTTTTCAGCTTCGTCCTTCGTAGCCGGACGCTTTGGTTTTGGTGTTAAATACTGATAAAAATTTAATATCCTACCATCGCGGGGATCGTATACAAAATCCATTGTCTCAGCGGGCAGCTTCTTGATGGCAACAATGCCCTGTTTTGGTTTGTTCTTGTTTATAACTCTTTCATAATATAGTCGGCCGTCGGTGAGATATGACCTGAAAAGATCACCGATGATGTTCTCGATTTCAAGCTTGTTATAAAATAAATCCTCAAATTCTTTATACAGAACCTTTACCGTATTCTTGCTTTTGGTAAGATCATTGTCCGATATCTGAAGCTGCAAAACATAGCCGTCCAAATCTTCCTGTGTGGCTTCGTTTACGGCATCCTCAATTACATCAGCAATTTCTGGATACTCGGCCATTCGCCTGTATTCCCAAATCTTGTTGACTTCACTTTCATATATTCTATTGATATACCTGTTATAAAAAGATGTGAATGAACCAAGACCGTAACCACCAAATCCAGCGGGTAGATATATATCCTCTACACCTTCTCCTCGTTTCTCTGCGAGCTCTTTGGCTGTTACAGCATCATCACCTTTTCCTTTGAAAGCAGCTGTGCTCTCATCTACTCTTTTTGGGAATAAAATATCATACCACGCCATCAGATTTCTCCTCTTTTTGCTTTTCCATCATTTGCCTCTGGTCAAGGCCCAGTTCTTGTTGTTTCTTCAGCTCAATCACTCTTATCTGTCTCTGCCTTTCCTCGACAAATTTTGATAAGTCAATGCCAATATTCTTTCCGATTACATGCGCTACAACTTCTGTCCAGACCGTTTCGTTTCTCAGCTGTTCCTGTGACTTCTCAACTCCAACAAGACGATTATGCAACTCCTGTATCATCATCAATGTTCTTACTGGCGCACAGTCGCCAATCAGTTTCGGTGTTTGGTCTCCGTCAAGTGGATTTGGTTTCCACCAACTTTCAACATAGTTGGGGCATTTTCTTATTTCTCCGAATAGTTCGAGCATTCCACAAACTACTTTTCCTGTTTTTTCATCAATAGGGTTACAAGTTCCTTTCATATTTAATCCTTTTCAATTATAATACCAACATTAGCTAACATTCTCCAAGTCGATGTATCAGCATTTGCAGCAAGAGAGTGTGTATGGGATCCACCAGAAAAAGTATCACTGTGATTATGCGTTCCATTACCGCCTTCTGGATAAACTACATATCCACCAATATAAGGATTAGTATATGTATATCCACCGTGAACATCGCTGTCAACATCCAGAGGATAATGAGTGGTACCGCCACCACCCTGTATGAAAATCTGATGAGAGTGACTTGGCATTTCCGCTACCGTCAAAGTATGATTTTGTGTAGAATGTGTATGGCCAGCATCCGTTGATAATCCGTGAATATGTCCTGATAATGTCCAAGTGCCTGCCTGAACACCACCAGTGGTGCTGTATGCGTTTGTTCCACCTTTTACAGCAAGAAGGGCATCACTTGTGCCGGCAACAATCGTCCAGCCGGTTGGTGCAACATTCTCATAAATCCACAGTTTTCTGCCTGACGCAAGAAAGTTTGTCGTGTCTGATAAAAGAGAATTTGCAGCAGCATTCAATCCCAGTGTAATAGTATCACCGCTTGTCGTTATGAGGAAATTGTTTCCTTGAACAAGGGTCAATGTATCTTCAGCATCATCCGCTACAACGGTTGTCTGACCGGATACAGCAAAATTCTTGAAAATATACATCGGAATCCATTCTGTGGCCGTTCCGTAATAGAAAGCCTGTTCCGAAGTGACGAACAATAGTCGGCCCTCATCAGCCGCTGTCCATGCTGGAAGGGAGGAAACCCTCTGGTTCATTATCTCCCCTTGCATATCAACGCCGTGAAACTTCATGTGTCTACCCCGCAAAAGTGTATTTTTGTGTTATCTTATATTATTTATAGATTTTTGGCTTTCTTACTGCAATAATTTATCTATTTCAGATATGACTTTTTCGGGTGTTATTGCTAGCGTGCACTCGAATTTCTTATTTCTTGGGCACCACCACCAATTACCCCTGTCAAAAAACAAGGTAGGATCGTTGAAGCACCCATGACAGACAGCTTCGTTGATTATTCTTACACAATCTTTCATTTCTGCCCATCTGGTGCTATAACCGGAGATGAGAATGGTAGGTTTATTCATGGCCCACGATAACCAAGTCGGCCCTGCACTTACCCCCATAAAGAACTCACAATGTTGGATATTGTTCATTGTCTGCTGTATTGAACTATTCGTTTTATTTATAATTCTCTGTAACTTCGTTGGCTCTTTACTGATTACCATCGTTTTTATACCCTTTTGGAGTAAGTAATCAATAACTTTCTGCCAGCCACCGGGATAATTCCAATACTTTGCCTGTAAAGTAGAATGCTCGGAAATACAAATATACCTGTCCTCCAATGGTCTTTTCATCTTTGGAACAGTGATTATAGGTTTGATTTCTTTGTATTCAAGACCCAAATAATCAGCGGCGACCTGCTGTAAAGGAACGGTTTTCCAGTTATTCTTGTTACTGTCAGCATCATTATCCCTGATACCTATACTATACATGGCTGTCAGATTTTCTATTTTGCTTCCCGGCGGAACAAATTTCAATTCAGGATAGTTGGCTTCAAATAGATGGTTCCAGTATGTCGAGACATATGTTTCACAACCATGTTTCTTTCTAAACTCCTCGGCGTATGGAAACCATGCAATATTGTCGCCCAATGGATTAGCATCCATATAAATGTATACTTTCTTTCCCTTCAAATCAAAATCATATTCACTGTAAGGACGGCCATCCTTACTGATTTTTATTTTCCAATCAGTATAATATCGTCTGTTCGGGGCAGTCCAGTGGTTTATTTTTATGCTTCCTGTGAAAACAGAAGTGTTATTATCCTTATCTATAAACTCTACACCATAGGTGCTGTCATTTTGATCACCAGTAATGTCCACTTTGGCTTTGTCATGGAATGTTATCTTTATCGTCTCATCTTTTGCGGGCGCAACGGGCTCTGTTTCCATAAACCCTTTATTATGTATTGGCTCCCATCTGATACATTTTATTTTATCATCTTTAAATCTGAAAATAGTCTCATCATAGGATTTAAGCGGGTCGATCTCTATTTCTTTTGTTTCATCATCTACTGTAAATTTGGCTGTCGTGAGATAGCCGGGACGGGGAATAACCACATAGGCATTTCCGTTCTTTGGTTTCAAATCAAATGCTCTCATATCGTCGCCGAGACCCATATGTATTGTTTTAGCTTCCGGGCTTATATTGAAAGCAAACAAAACTATCTGGCCTTCATCGGTTTCAGACAAATGAAATTTAACCTTTGGCTCAACATCCACTCTGCAATAAACATTACTATTACGAATTATATTTTTCTTGTCTTTGGAGAGAAATATCGCATCAGATAATATATTTTTATATTTGAAATATCTATAAAGCCAATTTTCAAACACATGATCAACATTGGCCCTCTCTGCGGCCGCGGTTAAATCTGAAAGTTTTCTGTACTCTTCCCACGAATTTATCTGGTCAAGTTTGTCCGCCAACCATCGCAAGGAGAAAGAAAATAAATTGGCCATAATACCGATATTGCGTCCTAGCTGTTCTTCAATGTATAAAAATCCCACAAATTTCTTATTGTTATCTCTCTGCTCTGCGGTCTTTTCCAGATACAAATCAAAATCCGCATCCATATCGAACTCTATAAAGTGCGCAAAATCAAATTTATCCTTGAGAAAATCAACAGCGTTTTTCAGAGATGAGTAGCAGGCGGCCGCGTGGTATTTTTTCTCCAGCTTCGTGACAACCTTATATTCTTTGGTGATATACCAGTAATTGAGTGACCATCCTTCACTCAGAATATTATTGTGGTCATAAATAGAGTAGTTTACCAATGATGATAATTCCGGCGGGATTGGATAATGTGATACCAATGCTATCGGTTGATTATATTTTTTTAGCTTCTCGATGATTGATACGGTAAGGTCAATCTTTTCCTGTGTATCAGGATAACAATCCACGATAAAAACTTCTTTGAGTTTCTTTTTTCTCTTGTATCCCTCAGCGTAGATACATTCCTGATTGTGTGAAGTATGTGTCTTGACAAGAACATCTGAAAATCCGGCTTCTTCCAGAAGAAATCTTAACCTTTCTTTTGTGAAGCCTGTTTTGTGATATTCGCCTTCGTGTTCCTGATTTCCAAAAATCGTGTCCAGTGGAAACTCCCATTTTGATGGGCGGTCACCAACACTGACTTCAGCGTGTTCCAAGAAAAACTTTATGCACCATTCGATATCAGGAACATCGAGAACAATCTTACCATCCCACTTCAAAATCCGATACCAATCTTTCAATGTTTTGAGTATCTCATTCTTACCAAGATGTTCGAGCATATGAGAGGAGAAAATTTCATCTACGCTTTCAGCATCATACTGTAGATCAGCACCATCTGCTTTCTGATCAGATGATGTATATTTGTCTATGTTTACATATCCGGGTTTTTTCTCATCACCAGCACCGACATTCAATTTCACAATATCAGGTTGCTGGAAAGTGTTCTCTATAATGCCCAGAGCCTTGTTCACCGCCTTATCCCAAGAAAATTCCTTCCTGACTTTTATTGAACCATCGTCGGCTATTTTCTGCCAGTGATCATACCGTTCATACACATCCCTCATTGTAAACATCAGATGTTCAAAATCAGGCTCGGCCCACAATCCCGGCACATTACTTTGCATGAACACATTCTTTGGACGTTTCATTTCCTTTATAGCAACCTTCGCAGAAATACCGTCCGCAAATTCCAACTGTGCACCATAATCAGAACAGATCGTGGGAAGTCCACAAGCGATTGCTTCAATAAGAGGAAGGTTCCATCCTTCTGATCGAGAGCACGAAAGAAAAGCGTGTGATGTCTGAAGCATTTGAATGTAATAATCCTGTGAAGGAAAATGCAATATATGTATTCGATTATCTTTCAATCCGTAATAAACAAGGCGTTCTTCTGTAGATTTCAACTCATCCACCGGATATGGATTGTCAACCGAAATATACAACTCCACGGGCTCTGTCTTTTTGAACTCCATCAAAAAGGCCTTTATCATTTCTGTAGTATATTTTCTATAATCCCATCGTCCAAAAATTACAAACCTGAACCTCTCGGGTTTTTTCAAATCTGGCTTCGGGAAAAATATATTACCATCGACGCCTTCCGGCACCACCTTGACCCTATCTTCTGGATAACCTTGCTCTACAGAACATTGTCTCTGCCAATGTGTCGGCACCCATAGCTGGTCATATTTCAATATCCTTTTGAAAAATTGTTCCGGTTGTCTGGTGCTCTCCCATACATTATAAGCAATCTTCGGGCCTCGATATTCATCATAATAATAATGATGATTTGTCTCCATCAAAATAATATTGAGTATTCTCTTATATTGATTGATATCAAAAGATGTGCCGATTTCATATGGCGGATCCTTCCAAGTCATATGAACGACCATATCTTTCTGTTCTTGTGTCAGATGTGACAAATTAGGCGTGTGTGCAAAATTTCGTATCCTTACTGGATAAAACTTATTCAACCGTGTGAAAAATTCTCTAGCGTGAGCAGCATAACCTGAGAAGGGTATGAAACTTGTATGTCCGTAGATGAGGCTGTGATGGATGTTTCTCAAATGGATATCAGATAATGAACTCTGTCTTTCAGATTTTGTTCCAAAAACGAAAACGCCGGGCATACTGTCATCGTCCTCTATGACTACATTATCGAAATCATCGAAGATGCGATACATATTTTCTTTCGTAAATCGCCAATAGTCCTGCGGATAATTGTGAGTTGGAAAACCGGGAGACCTTGTGGTGATAAAGATTTTACCGCCGGGCTTGAGAACATCCTTCATATTCTGGATGGCGCGCCGCCAGTCCTTTATGTGTTCAAGGAGTTCTGTAGAAATAACGATATCAAATGTTTCTCTGCCAAACTTTTTTACCAGCTCATTTGCATCGCAAATAATATCGACGCCTTTTCCTTTTTCAATATCGACGCCGATATATTTTTCTGGTTTGTGTGACAGGACATAATATCGAGGAGAGCCGTTTATGTCCCGGCTCCCCACATCAATTATAGATTTTCCTATGATATCATTAGGTATAAGATATTTTTCGACAAACGCAAGACATTTTGGATTGCACATAAATTATATTAATAGACCGCAAAGAACACCAATACCCACACAGACAGCATATTCCATCATCGTAGACCAGAAATTCGGCTTAGCATTTTTAAGTGCTGCTTCATAGGCAATACCCTGTTCTTTGAGAAGCTTCTGATATTGCTCGATGGCTCTCTGTAAAGTTTGAATTTGTTCTTCCTGTAGTTTGTTTACTTCTTTGAGGAGAGCGACCTGCTTCTGTAGCTCAACATTCATCGCTCTTGTCGCATCAAGTTCTTCTTGAATTAGTCTCCCCTGTTCCAATTCCACCACCATCTTGTTCGCAACTTCCTCTGAAAAAGAGACGGTTGCAGCCGGAGATGAAATCGGCAAGGTCAAAAAAATAATTGCTATAATTATTGATAATACTGTTTTCATTTCAATTCTCCGGTGGATAGCCTAAATCCGTAAATCGCTTTCTCATTTCAGCAGATGATGCCGGTGGTTTGATATCACTATATGCCTTCCTGAGAGCGGCAATCTTCTTTTCGAGTTTCTTTACATCTTCCTGTGAAACTTCGATGTTCTTCTGAAGTGCCTCGATTTCCGCATCTTTCTGCGTCATCTTAGCTTCGTATTCAGCTTTGATTTTTTCTTCTGTCTGCTCTATGAGCCTTTCAATGACAGCGGAATTAGGATAATTCCTGCCTATGGTCGTGGCCGCGGCCATCAAAACAATGGCGAGCAAAACACCAAGCCCTATTTTCCAAAATGGAAGTCCAGCTGCTAACATAATACACCCCTATTCTAATAGATTATAACATATTTATAATCAAAACGAAACATCTTACCAAAAATATCGGTTTTACCAATATCTCCAATTACCACTCTGTATTCCACCACCCTTGTACACTCTACCATAGTTGAATATCTTGATGGAATAATCATAATTTACTTCACAAAAACTGAGATATCCCCACTTGAATTGAACCCCGCCTCTTTTACATGCGGCTTTCATATCCTCATATTTGAGACTACCTGACCGAGCATATTCCTTCTTGAGATTGCCCCACCCACCATTGTATGCCTGATAGGTCAACCACAATCCGCCATCCCAGTTCTGCTTGTGAAGTCTTGCCATATAAAATGCTTGCATTTTGATGGCGTGTTCTGGATTGTATGGGTCGAGTGAATAGTCACCCATCAATTTCTTTACTTCCTTGGCTGTAGCAGGCATAAACTGTGCGACACCCATACCAGCATCAAAGGCAGTAACCCTTGCTCTGCAACAGCTTTCCTGTTTCAACTGACCGACACCATACCACCACGGATAGCCATAGCCAAAATATCTAACGTGTTGTGCACGCGAGTCCACAAGAAAATCATTACACCTGTCTACCGCACCAAGCTGAGACGGAAAAAGAAATATCACCGATATTAAAATTATTAGTAATTTCATCATATAATTATTTATGCCGGAACCCATTCTCCTCCTGATACTACATAAACGTGGGTAGATTGATCCCACTGGTTTTCACTATTGAAAACATAATGACTGTGTTCTTTAACCCATTCACCACTACTATAAACATAAAGAATATGATATGTCGATATATATTCGTCGGCGCCGATATCCCAAGTATCTCCACGTTCAGCGCCGTCAATGTCATCAGAGAACAAGCCGGTGCCGGGATCGGCGAGACCATATGTTCTTGCACCTGTATCAGCTACTCCTAAATGATAATCCCCTGTTCCTGCGAATGTAAATGTCTGTCCAGCCCTGTCGTGAGCGGAATCGACATAACCAATATCCGCAACATTGGTAGCGTTGTAATCAGAGTTAGCTGGGGCATCTTGACTTATCGCACGACCATTTACACAACCATAGATGAGATTATTCTTCGTGTAGATACGACGATCATCAGCAGCACTTGCTCCAGATATTCCCCAACCGCCACCATAACCGAAATTTACTATAGTATTGTTATAGACATAAGCGTTCTGGTCTCTATGTTCAAACGACATACCAAAACTATTTGTATATCCACTATAACCTGACTCATCAACTATCAGGTTGTTGTAAACATAGTAAATAGGATTTGGACTTGCTCCGATAGTTCCCGGTGAAGCATATAAAGCCTTCATACTACCCGTTGGATTATTTGGTGTGCCATAGATGTTTATGACGTTATATGCGAAGTAGATAACATTTCCGCTTGAATCTACGGCATCACCGGGAGTGTGGATGTTTATAATGGAAGGTGCTTGGTCGGACTCTCTACCTGTTATATTTTGACCAAACTGTATTCCAAAAATCCTAACAAATGCTTCCTTGTTCCAGTGAATTTCGCCCCAGCTTGTTGATGTGATTCTATACTTACTTGTATCCCATTTTCCTGTATGCCTGTATGATTCCGAGGGGTCAGTCCAGATTTTTATGTAACGGGTTGCGTCCGTAGTCCACCCATTAATCTGTAGGTGTCCTCCCGTATCTGCCGAACCACCTGTGCAACGGCACTTAGCTGTTGCCTGTTCGTCGTAGGTAGGAAGATCGCCGTCAGTTGAATTTCCTAAGTCGGCTTCCCAATCTGCAAGTGCATCATAGTCATAACCAGCACCGGCATCGGGATCGACTACAGTGATAATTTCTTTAGGAAAAGAGGCATTAACCCACGCTATACCATCACTAAGTGATCCGGATGTCGAGGTGGTAACTGTTTGGACATCGTTTGCTATTGTACCTGTCATTTCATCAAAATGAATAGACAGAATAACATTGGCATTCGAGTCCATGCAATAAGGATTGCTTCCAATATCATCAACTTCTGTTTGGGTAAGCTCATCGGTGAAAACTGCAAGGTGGGCAACATTGAGATTATTGTTATTAAAGGTTCCATCAGATACCCAAATTGTTGCGGGAGTCATTCCCGTTGTGTCATCCCATGAATTGTGTGATACCGTTTGAGAAACACCATCAATATAAATTTTGCAGTTTCCGTTAGTAGAAGCGACAAGTACAAGACGATACCATTGAGAATTTACGATAGAAAAAGGACAGGAGAAAGAACCAATAACTGTTCCTGCAGAATTCTGGATAAGCCCCCCAACAAATTTATCTCCCGCATTATTGCCCACCACTACCTGATAAGAACTACCAGCACCAAAATTAGTTAGACCCAATAATACCTGATAATCTCCGGGATCATCAACAGCATCCCCGGACATATAATGAACAGAAACAGTCCTGACTTGAGTAACAGGAGCAAAGTTAAACTTGGCATCGTCAACGATAGTAACTAATTGAGTATTTGCACTTAAAAATATAGCCATCTAATTTCCTATCACCTAATTACACCATTTAGTCGTCCAACCCATTGCGTAATTCGGCAAGTAATTGCCCTTTCGTTCTTTGGATGTATCCACCCATCGCATGAATAGCATCCGCTTGTGCTTCCGTCAAATAAAATTGCCTTCGTTTATATATTCGTTCTGCCCACATCTTCACATCAGCCCTGAATTTTTGCAGAATATCGCTTCTCTCAATTTCAAAAACATATACTGGATGTATCGCAGATATAATTGTTCCCCCGCGGTCTATTATTCTTCTTGTTACTATCTCGGGCCTGAGAGCAATAGGAACAGTGGCCCGTATCTCCCCAATTCCAGTTGTTGCAGAATATGAAACCAAAACAAACTCAATCGGATACTGTATAAGAAGGTTTAACTCCCAAAATCCCTCAGACCTTACCGCATCCCAAAGAGAAAAATCAAACTGCACCGAATTGGTCGTGGCGCTGATATTAGAGCATCGCCACCTGTTCAAAAAAGACCCAACCTTTGCTTGCGTCATTGTATTCAAGCCGGATGTGCTTACATTGGTTTCAAAAACTCTAACTGTATATCGACCAGTTGCAGGTGTTGCTGAAAGGATTTCATAATCAAAACTGTCTTTCCAATCTCTAATATAAGTTTGTAATTCTTCGACTGTAGCATCGGTCACATCCACAACAAACCATTTTGTCTTGTCAGCATAAGTAGATTGCGCCCAATTAGGATTTCCCTCATACCATCCATCGGGCTTGATTGACACAGGATATCCCTTTTTATAGCTACCTTGTCGATCCTTGTCTGGATCTACACGAACATTATTTTTATATCTGAATAACATCTGGGCCATAATCCATTATCCGCCTCTTGCCCACGCAAAAATTATAATCAGATACCAACCAATAATCATTACCTTTCTCAATGGGTCAGCATCCGCGCTAAAATCAATATACTGCCAAAGAATCTTTCTTGTAATGTGTGCGTGAACGATGCCTGCTGAAATAAACATCAACTTACCAATGAATATACTGAGTAATCCCATCTTCGGACTATCCGAAAGAAAGAAATCCGTCGGTATCAAAAACAATACAAGAAAAATTGAAATAAGAACTGTGACATCTGGCCACAGTCTCTTGAAGTTGAATACAAAGTTACTCCAAGTGCTATATTGTTTACCCTCACCATTTTCCATAATCTATATCCCCCTATAATATATTATACCTTTAAACATATGGTCTCGTCGGTGGCGTAAAGTTTTCCCTCCACCTAGCGATACCCTTCGACCATCTAAATTCATCCACCCATCCTGTAAAATAATAATCCTCGTAATTGCCATCACGGCCGATAGTTAAGACAGTTATTTCCGTTTTATTCGTTTTCCCTGTTAAATCTCTCGTTGTAGATTGCGCCACGCCATTGACATAAAGTTTGAGAATATTATTATATCGGACGGCCGCTATATGATACCAAGTATCCGCCGCATAGGTATTGTCTGATGTAATAGTATAGCCAACATTATCCGAATCATACCAAGAAAAATATACTTTTTGAAGATCATTTCTTAGAAAAAAAGCAAATCCTTGCGAATAATCTCCGGTGTTTTCCCGATTCGAGAATATACAATCAAAGGCCGCAGGCAAATCATCAATTCGATACCAAAAATCTATCGTGAAATCACCATCGACCAGATTCCAATCAGCGCTGTTGGGAGCGGTTAAATAATCTCCTGTTCCATCAAAAATAATACTGCCGGTGCCAATCTTTGCCTGACTTGTATCAACCTGTACATCGCCGCCGGTGCTGCGGGTAATAGACTTGGGATTATACCAGCTAGCATCATTTATAAATATTGATCCGTCAGCACCTTCGCCATGCAGAAGCAATTTAGTATATGAGTCGTTGCCGGCGCCTCCGTAAGCCTTAACCGGGGGATTGAAGGTCGTTGTCCACCGCGCTACGCCCTTTGAAACTCTAAATTCGTCTATCCAGCCGTTAGTTTCACCAGATGTTGCGTCTCGGTATATACCAACATAAAAATCGCCGGTATGATTTTGCATTGTCGCAGAGGATGTAACTGTGCTTCCGCATTGTATACCATCCTGAAATATTTTAAAACTACTCCCGTTTCTAATTATAGCAACATGATACCAGACACTATCTGATAATGAAATTGCATTTACAGTCATATCGGGATCTTGATTTGATAACCACCGTTGGTTGAACTTCCACTCATAGGTTCCACTGTTATTATATAAAATCCAACAAAATCTATTATCGTCATCAGCGCCTTGTGCGCACAAACATTCCCATGCACCTTCAGCAGGCAGAGCACTAAAATAAATCCAACAATCTATTGTAAAATCACCGGTTCCAAAATAAAAATCATCTGAATCGTCCGCGGACACATAATCAGTTCCACCAACTCGACATTGTAAAGAAGTTCTGCCAAATTTATAATGAACATCATCCAGCACAGCACCGACAGGATGTGTTATATCACGACCATATCGGCTGCTATCATTAAAAACAACAGAATTATCCGGGCCGTCGAAATGAAGCAGAAGCACAGTATAATCATCATTACCGTTTTCTGTCAATTTACCGGCCAATGTTCCCATTATACCAGTATTTAACATCTCAATGCTCCTATGATGCTGCCCATATTCCCTCGCCTGATTTACATATCCAATCCCATGTAGTAGCACCCGTCTGGAAAGTAAAGAAGGTAGCATAGTTACCAACTACAGGCGCGGCAAGACCCACATATCCATTATCTGCACCGCCGGCACCGTCGAGATAAATCTTATCATTGGCAGCAGCTCTTAATTTCCAGTAGTTTGCTGCTTGAGCAGTTCCAACTACGGCAATAAATGTCAATCCTGCGGCAGCTGTTGGTAAATTGATAACTACATCACCAGCGCCCTGACCATAATTGCTGATGATTGTTCCATAGCATTGATAGGCCGCCAGTGTGCACGATGCACTACCCGGAACAGTAGTCGTGTCTGCGTATATCTCACCTTTAATTGTTAATTCATATGCGTCCATATTTTATATTTATGTCCAAGTTATTGTGTCTATGTAAAGATTTCCGGTTGTTCCGTTCACTTCAAACCACAACTCGTAATATCCCGCTTCCAGTTTTGTTGCTGTAATTGTGTATGCGACATAACTTTCAGTCACATCTCCCGATATTGCTGTATAATCCGTTACCAGACAACCATTCTGAAATACCGCAGCTTTCGGTCTTGCATCACCATCATATGTTCCGTCTTTCTTTATCTTGAAACTTATTGTTCTTGAACCTGATGTTTCCGTAGGAATACCAGCAACTTTAAACCTTGCATACGAATCTGCATCACAAGACACTTCGCATTGAATACAGGAGCCGGCCTCCGCCTCAGCCGTATTTGATTGGATGATAGCGCCGATGCCACCTGATGACCTGTCAGTATGGTATTGTCTGAAACTTCCGTCTGTTTTATCCCATCGAGAGAAAAATACTATACCACTACAGAAATCTGGTGATGACATAAAGACAACTTCTTTTCCAACAGTTTGACAATCCACATTATCAAAGTATGCCTTTAATGTGCCCGTAACATTATATACATAGATATCAGCCGTAGAGGAATTTTTAATTACCGGGCCTGATATATAAACTGATTGACAACCATAATATACATATACTCCATTATCACAACCATCAATATTTCCAACCATCTTTACAAAATTCTCTGTGCCGGTACTAATGTAAATACCATCCGTTGTTTGACCAGAATATGATGTAATATCTCCGGTTATCGAAAGAAAGTTTTGGGCGCCGAGGAGATTAATGCCAGTCGCGCCGGCCTGTTTGATATTGCCTATAATATATCTATTTTGATTTACATCCCCAATAGACATATCAACAATAGGATATGTGGACATAAACCCATTACTTTCTGTCAGAGTAAGAGTTGATCTTTTTAAAAACGCATTCGCGGTAAGTGCATACCCACAACTAACTGTCTTTGACACCAATACGGTATGGTCGTGACCTCCGATATTAACTACCGTTGAGCAGAATGAGGCGAAATCAATGGTAATATTAAAATTGGCGGTGCCAGACGCTGCAGAATGAGTATGGGCATTATTTGAACAAATAACTCCGGGCGAATCTATGATAATATTGGTTCCAGTACCACCATTAAAAGTTGCCCTAACCAAACCAACATTAGTGATGGTTATATAATTAAGAGCACCACAAGCAAATCCTGTACTATTATAGGTTCTCGCATCATGCCAAGATATACCATCTTTTTCATTTGTAGCTGTATTCCACCCACCATCATAAGTAATCGGGTTTCCAGCTGTTCCACTTTCATAGAGAGTGCCTACCGTGCCGATTGATGTTTCCTGACAATACCCTGATGTTGTTTCCGATGCGGTATCGCTAAAATATAATTCTGTTCCTGTTACCTGTCCTGATTGGTCTCCAAGTTCAATAAAATTTGTTCCTTGACATTTTCTTATTGCATACCATTCGTTAGAAGTATCATCTTTACCAAATATACAATCTGGATTGAACCCACCAGATTTACCTAAAAATATAGTCATAACATAAAGTGAAATTGTGCCGGGGTCAGAGGCATACCCAATTCCTATAGACTTTACTGCAGAAAGAGCCGCTTTATTTGATATTGTAAATCTATGAAAGTGAAACTGTCCAGTTCCTAAAACACCACTTGTTGTCATTGTCTCAAGTGGTGATACACATCCAGCAGTATCGTCAATATAAAATTGAATAACTCCTGCCGCAGTAGCTGCGCCAGTGGATATTTTTACATAAACATAATCATAATCAGACCAATCAACAGTAGAAGCATAATCTCTGTAACAAGCAATACCAGTTCCAAAACCAGCTGCTGGTGTTATAGACATACATTCATAACCGCTAACAGTTGTATTTCCAAGAGTAATATTTGCAGATGCTGTCCAGATAGATTTTTCTGTCATATCATCCACATGAAGTCCGATGTCATCCGTATTGTAAGCCCAAATTGCCGCTATATAAACCGTGGCTGCTCCAAAATCACGATTTGCCTGTAGACCTATGGATACTATCGCACTATCACTTGCGGGATTTGCTAAGGGAACATCAACTATACTTTTCATATTAGCAGTAAATGCCCGTGGTATTGAAATGGTTTCCACGGGAGAACCACAACCGCTAGTATTATCGAGAAGTATTGATAAATCATCCGCTAACAATGCAATCGAAGAATAAAGTTGTAACGTAACCCTTGTATATCCACTCAAATCAAGTGAGTCAAAATCTTTATATGCTAATAATCCTGTTCCAAAACTTGCATTTGTTGCTATGGATTGAGAATATCCTTCATCTTCATTGTTATAAGTTGCATTCGTTGACGCGCCGGTAAAAACATTTTCACTCGCCGTCCAAGCAGATGCAACTGTCGCAATCCTCGTTCCTGTTCTTACGGTTGCTTTTCCATTCGTCCAAATAAAATTTGTGCCGACATTATATGGGTCTGGGCTTTTTGCAATTCTTATCGTGTCTCCCGGCGCTGTTCTCGCGGCAAGAGCTCCTGCCCCCGATTGCCAAGCACCACCAACATAAAAATATCTTCCTGACCCAGTAGTAACAGTTCCACTCAATACAACCGTATTTGCATCGGAAACGGTATTTATTGTTCCCCAAAATAATAATGTCGTAGCATTGGAGCCAATCCAGATATACCTTCCTTCCATTCCGGTGAAGGTTGCAGTTGCAGAAGTAAAGGTGGTTGTTCCGTTTGATATACCATCGGTTCCAGAACCTCCAGCGGGAACTGTCCAACTGTCACCCCCTCTATAATCACTCCCATTTACTACATCAAGATACCAAGTAGGCATAATTACATAATCCTGAAGCCTTCCAATGTCCAAGCTTCCGTATTGTTATTTCTCATTACTGGGCCTTCCATAGTCCATTCCATATCACCTATGCCTGCCTCCAAATCCACACCGTAAAGCTTTCCTATAGATGATATATCTATACCGTATATTTTTGACAATGATGATACATCTATTCCATATATTTTAGCAAGGGTAGCCATTATGTTACCTCTGCTAATCCGAAGTTTGGATTGAAAATTATTACTGTTGCGCTTTTCGCAACTCCCATAACTTGAACCTGATCACCCGATGTTGATGGTTTTGTTTGTGTCAACTCTCCAACGATTGTTGAAGCATAAAGTATACCAGCATCTCCACCAAATGACCAGCTCCACGCATCATTTCTCATAAAGCCCCAGAACAATGCTTTCTTTGATTGTGCAGCTGTGCCAGCTTCCAACATAATAGCAACGGCAGGCATTGTTGTTGTAGCACTTGCGTCAGATAACCAGTAAGCACCATCAGATTTTATGTAAACCGTTTGTCCGGCAGAAACAGTTTCGCCCAATGTTATTGTATCTATCCATCCACTACCTTTTGTATTATCGGGTGCAGAAAGATCAAGATAATAACTATTGAGATCAAGGTCACCGCCGAGTTGCGGTGATGTATCATTTACAATGTCTGTGACAGATGTGCCCGAAGTTCCACTTGTGCCGCTTCCACCACCAACTGTAGCATATCCAGAAACCGGCTCGGTAAATGTAACGACAAGATTATCCACATCGGTAAGAATTATCTGCTGAGGGATAACAACCTTATTTGATGAATTGGTAATCTGAACAAGAGAATATTGATAACCCAAACTGTGAGATACACTCCACGCTGAAGCTGGGTCGGTTTGAGTATGCAAATATCCTCCAAGTACGGTTGAGGCTCCCGAAGTTCCGCTGCTTCCACTTGTACCAGAACCAGATGTTCCGCTTGAACCCGAAGTGCCGGAAGAACCCGATGTTCCACTTGAGCCGGATGTTCCCGAGCTTCCCGATGTTCCACTTGTGCCTGAAGAACCAGATGTTCCACTTGAGCCGGATGTGCCGGTATCACCACTTGTGCCCGAGCTTCCTGATGTGCCTGAGCTTCCTGATGTGCCTGAGCTTCCTGATGTGCCTGAGCTTCCGCTTGTGCCTGTATCGCCTGATGTGCCTGAGCTTCCTGATGTGCCTGAGCTTCCTGATGTGCCCGAGCTTCCTGATGTGCCCGATGTTCCAGAACTACCAGAAGTTCCACTCGTTCCTGATGTTCCGTCTGTTTGAATATAGATGGTTCCCTCGTCATATGAACCCGAAGGCGGCGGGCCCTCCCCATAAATTACTTGTGGAGTTTCTCCACTGGTTCCGGAACTTCCTGATGTGCCACTATCACCCGATGTTCCGCTTGAACCGCTTGTGCCTGTATCGCCCGAAGTGCCGGAGCTTCCTGATGTTCCCGAGCTTCCCGAAGTGCCGGATGTTCCAGAACTACCCGATGTTCCGCTTGAACCCGATGTTCCCGAACTTCCGCTTGTGCCGGTATCACCACTTGTGCCTGAACTTCCTGATGTTCCACTTGTTCCGCTTGAACCCGATGTTCCGCTTGAACCGCTTGTGCCTGTATCGCCCGAAGTGCCGGAGCTTCCTGATGTTCCGCTACTTCCGCTTGTGCCAGTTTCACCTGACGTGCCGGAGCTTCCACTGGTTCCGCTCGTGCCACTTGAACCAGATGTTCCTGAGCTTCCACTCGTTCCGCTTGAACCAGATGTGCCCGAGCTTCCTGATGTGCCGGTGTCGCCGGAGGTTCCAGAGCTTCCACTCGTTCCATCAACACCCGATGTTCCAGAACTGCCCGAGGTTCCGCTCGAACCGGATGTTCCACTTGTGCCCGAACTTCCCGATGTGCCTGATGAACCCGATGTTCCGCTATCACCACTGGTTCCTGAGCTTCCACTCGTTCCAGTATCACCTGATGTTCCGCTACTCCCGCTTGTGCCGGTATCACCTGATGTGCCTGAGCTTCCGCTCGTGCCGCTTGAACCAGATGTTCCGCTACTTCCGCTCGTGCCGCTTGAACCAGATGTTCCAGAACTTCCAGAGGTGCCGCTCGTGCCGGCTTCGCCTGATGTTCCGCTTGAACCAGATGTTCCAGAAGTTCCAGCTGTGCCGGACTCGACCCAGGCTGTATCAGAGCCAACATAAAGTTTATTGGTGTCTAAATCATATACCAATCTACCTTCGTCAGCTGCTGTCCACGGAGGCAGACTTGCAACCTTCTCAACCCAGATCTCACCTTCCATTATAATTTTATGATATTCCATATTTCTTATTCACTCATAAAAATATTTTTATACACATACAACATTCTGTAAAACATTTACTGGTATGGTATATGTTATTGTCACCCGTCCTGCTGCTCCTTTTCCCGCGGTGTCATTAGTACCACCGGCTCCTCCACCACCACCGCCGGGTTGTATTCCATCATTCCCTGCTTTCGTGTTATCTCCACCTGCTCCACCATCTCCACCATCTCCGCCTGTTCCACCAGCACCACCAGTTGATGTAGTATTGGCTTTGCCCGCAATACCTGTTTTTCCAGAATCGGCTCCTTCTCCACCACCAGCACCACCATAGTCATTAGTGTTGTCCGCCTGGCCACCGGCACCACCAGTTTGTTTTGAATCCCCAACTTTTCCTGCACCGCCGGCGCCTCCTTTATATGTTGAGGTTGTTCCACCACCATCTGCACTACAACTTGTAGTCTTTTCTCCCGTAAATTCCGATTTGTTGCCCGCAGCTTGATGTGCAACTTGAGCACCCACAGTAGCGGTGTAATTTTTACCTGCTATTACATAAACCACTGCGGTCTTTGCATATCCACCGCCACCACCGCCTCCGCCCGGTCTTGCAGTTTTGGAGCCGGTATAAGAACCACCACCCCCGCCGCCTCGACATTCAACAATATATTGACTTACACCAAGTGGGGTAGTAATTATCGTTGTTGCATTATAATCTGTTGCTTTTGTAGCCATTCTATATTAGTGCGATATGGAGATTTTGATATTTTTTAAATAAATCTATTATATTATCTCCTCGCAAATCATAACCATACTTGTCCAGAAATCCCTTTGGCATAACAACTGTTTCCGGCATTTTATTTTTCGCCAGATAGTCATCGAGAACATCGTAAATATCCTGTATCATCCACAGACCAGCACATTCGATATTACCACCATAAACATTATTCGGAACATTTACTATAACACTATTTATCGGGATACCAAGACTTAACTCATTTAAAAGTCTTTCAAACCTTTCCCTTGCAGCTACCGATGTAAGCCATAGAAAATTCCTGTGCCCCAATCTATATGATCCCCATATAACATCGGTTATCGCATCGTAACTTATGTATAAAGCCTTTCTTGGGTCTAAATTCCAAGTATATGTAAAAGAGTATTTTTTACTCATCTTTTCCAGAAACAGAGACAATTCCATTTTGTCATATACCATTTTATCCGGTATCTTTGAAAGTCTCGTATAGCCCGGAGCATATATCAAAATATGTCGTGCGTTTCTGGATAGAAACTCAAAGGTTTCTTCCAACTCCTTCCATCCCAACCAAGCCGGCATCGGGGTCATATTTGCCGTAACACCGATATTATGGCTCGCCAAAAGAGGAAAGGAATTTATTGTTGTATAATAATGCTCATCCTTCAAACTGAAAACTTCCTTCCAATGTTCCCTATCAATAGTAGGCAGAGATATTGCAACTTCAAAGGGAGCATAATCTTTTATCTGTCTAATAAGTTCCGGTGTAAGCATTGAACCGTTTGTTGTTGCCTTTATCACATTATTAAACTTTCCTCTTATAACTCTCAAAATCTGAAAGAAATCAGGATGTAAAAATGCTTCGCCTTCTGATATCCTTCCGGGCAAACTGTCATTGAGATATATTATCCCATTGATTTCCGGTGTTGCCCAGATAACCTTCTCTATCTCCTCTAATGGTCTGAAAGAGCATCTCTTTATTTCAAATGGGTTCTGTTCATTTGAACAAAACATACATTTTGCATTACATACAGATGTTATCTGTAATTGATTTGTATAACCCACAGAAATATTTTCAAAGAAATAATCACTAAAATTCTTCAACGGTATATTTGATTTCATACAATTTCCTTTTAAACAGTTGTTGCTAATGTAACAACCAATATTGCTGGTGTGTCAGTTACAGCACTAATATCCAACCACAACCAACAATCTGCAGCAAGGCCGGGATTGGAAAGTGTTGTGGTAGTTGCCCCTGTAGTAGTGGCTGTTTGGTCGGCAGCCAATAAATCTGTTCCGGCGGCCCCGATTGTACCTCTTTCCTCGATATTAAATGCAACTGATGTTGCTGCTGTAACATAACTCGATATTCTTGTGCCTGTATGAGCTTCCCTCAACTGTGGGCCGGGAATACCAGAACCTGCAGTCGGATTTACAATCGTCCAGCTAAACAACCTGATATTACTTCCAGCGCCCGATGTGCCAGAGGTTCCGCTTGAGCCCGATGTTCCGCTTGTGCCGGAGCCGCTGGTTCCAGAACTTCCACTCGTTCCGCTTGTGCCGTCACCTGATGTTCCAGATGAACCGCTTGTGCCAGAACTTCCACTGGTTCCTGATGAACCACTTGTGCCGCTTGTTCCATCACCGGAAGTTCCACTTGACCCGCTGGTTCCAGATGAACCTGATGTTCCCGATGAACCGCTTGTGCCCGATGTTCCATCATCGCCTGATGTTCCGCTACTTCCGCTTGTGCCAGTTTCACCAGATGTTCCCGAAGAACCGGATGTTCCACTTGTGCCGGAGCCTGATGTGCCGGATGAACCGCTTGTGCCTGAACTTCCTGATGTTCCAGAACTTCCGCTGGTTCCACTTGAACCACTCGTTCCACTTGTGCCGTCCTCTCCACTCGTTCCAGAACTTCCAGATGTTCCGTCTATACCAGAGGTTCCCGAGCTTCCAGATGTGCCTGTATCGCCCGATGTTCCAGATGTGCCGCTACCAGAAGTTCCGGATGAACCGCTTGTGCCTGAGCTTCCAGAGGTTCCGCTTGAGCCACTCGTTCCGCTCGAACCGCTCGTTCCACTTGAACCCGATGTGCCGGTGTCGCCAGAGGTTCCAGAACTTCCAGATGTGCCTGTATCGCCCGATGTTCCAGATGTGCCGCTACCGGATGTTCCTGAACTTCCTGAAGTACCAGACGAACCGCTTGTGCCCGAACTTCCGCTTGTTCCACTTGAACCACTCGTTCCGCTGTCGCCCGATGTGCCTGATGAACCGCTCGTGCCGGTTTCACCCGATGTTCCAGAGCTTCCACTCGTTCCACTTGTGCCCGAACCAGAGGTTCCAGAGCTTCCCGATGTTCCACTTGTGCCGTCGCCTGAGGTTCCAGAGCTTCCACTCGTTCCGCTTGAACCGCTTGTGCCTGCTTCACCAGAGGTTCCCGATGAACCAGATGTTCCTGCATCGCCCGAGGTTCCAGAAGAACCGCTTGTGCCTGAGGAGCCCGATGTTCCACTCGTTCCACTTACTCCCACACCAGATGTTCCCGATGTGCCACCACCGACAACGACAGCAGCGTGGCCCGAAACCGCTTTACTGAATGTAACTAAAATACTATTGCTATCAACAAACTCAATATCTTCTGGCGCTATTACATAATCTGTCTCATTAGATACCTGAACAACAACATACTGATAATTCAAATTATGGTCAATATCCCAGGCTGTCGCTGGTGTTGATTGTGTATGAAGATATCCGCCTGTTATACCTGTTGCGCCAGATGTTCCGGAGCTTCCGCTGGTTCCAGCTTCTCCCGAGGTTCCAGAACTTCCAGATGTTCCGCTTCCTGATGTTCCACTTGAGCCGGAGGTTCCGGAGCTTCCAGATGTGCCGGTGTCTCCTGATGTTCCAGATGAACCAGAGGTTCCTGAACTTCCTGATGTTCCACTTGTGCCCGAGCTTCCCGATGTGCCTGAGGAGCCACTGGTTCCAGAGCTTCCACTTGTGCCGTCATCGCCGCTCGTTCCCGAGCTTCCAGATGTTCCGCTTGTTCCTGAGCTTCCAGAGGTTCCGCTTGAACCGGATGTTCCAGTATCGCCCGAGGTTCCACTTGAACCTGATGTGCCGGAACTTCCTGATGTTCCACTATCACCAGAGGTTCCTGATGAACCACTCGTTCCAGAACTTCCGCTCGTGCCAGAACTTCCTGATGTTCCTGAGCTTCCCGATGTTCCGCTATCCCCTGATGTTCCTGATGAACCAGATGTGCCCGAGGTTCCTGATGAGCCGCTGGTTCCTGAGCTTCCAGATGTTCCACTACTTCCACTCGTTCCATCAACACCCGATGTTCCGCTTGAACCTGAAGTGCCAGAAGAACCAGATGTTCCACTGCTTCCGCTCGTTCCGCTATCACCGCTGGTGCCCGAACTTCCAGAAGTGCCGCTTGTTCCTGAGCTTCCGCTGGTTCCGCTTGAACCGCTTGTTCCGCTTGAACCAGAAGTTCCCGATGACCCCGATGTTCCAGAGGTTCCGCTTGAACCAGAAGTTCCAGATGACCCCGATGTTCCACTTGAACCAGATGTTCCTGAGCTTCCGCTTGTGCCGGTGTCGCCACTTGTTCCCGAACTTCCAGAGGTTCCGCTTGAACCGCTTGTTCCGCTATCGCCTGATGTTCCTGATGAACCGGATGTTCCAGAGCTTCCGCTTGTGCCTGAGGTTCCTGAAGAACCTGATGTTCCTGATGACCCGCTCGTTCCATCAATACCAGATGTGCCTGAGCTTCCAGAGGTTCCGCTTGAACCGCTTGTTCCGCTATCGCCTGAAGTTCCCGAGCTTCCGCTCGTTCCATCTATACCCGAAGTGCCAGAAGAACCAGAGGTTCCACTTGTGCCCGATGAACCCGATGTTCCACTTGAACCAGATGTTCCATCAACACCCGATGTGCCTGAGGAGCCTGATGTTCCAGAGCTTCCGCTTGTGCCCGAGGTGCCGGAAGAACCCGATGTTCCAGATGAACCACTTGTGCCCGAGCTTCCACTTGTGCCGTCAATTCCAGATGTGCCGGATGAGCCTGATGTGCCATCTATACCAGATGTGCCTGAGCTTCCACTCGTTCCGCTATCACCGCTGGTGCCCGAACTTCCAGAAGTGCCACTTGTTCCCGAGCTTCCACTGGTTCCGCTGCTTCCTGATGTTCCTGATGATCCGCTCGTTCCATCAATTCCAGATGTTCCACTTGAGCCTGATGTTCCATCAATTCCGGAAGTTCCAGAGCTTCCACTCGTTCCGCTTGAACCTGATGTTCCACTGCTTCCAGATGTTCCGCTACTTCCGCTTGTGCCTGATGAGCCCGATGTTCCACTCGTTCCACTACTTCCGCTTGTGCCTGAGGTTCCCGATGAACCAGATGTTCCACCACCCGCAACAAGATTATCATATATTGCTTGTGTCAAGTGGTAGTATTCTTCATTCGGAACAGTTCCGGTTCCACCTTGAAGTCCTGCCAAATTACCGTGTAGGGTAATCAACGGTGTCTTGAAGTGGGTGTTTCTCGTTGTTCCATCATATGAAAGAGTAATCGTCGTGGTATTATTACTCGTTCCAAATGTCATCGCACCAAGTTTATGTTTTAAAGTAATAGTGAAGGCTGCTTGTGTTGATTGAGCCGTCCATAGTGCATAATTCGGTGATATAGATGTAATCGTTGAAGTTGTTACACCAAACAATTTTTTCCATACATTGAAGGTAACACCACTTTCGTTTGTATATCCCAACGGTGTTGTAATCGTAACTACTGTATCAGATGCTCTTGCTGTAATCTGATAAATTCCATTCGGGGTCTGTAGGAATGAAGCCGTTGTATTGGTTGCAGAAGGGTCAATCTTCTCTGGCGCAAACGGTGTTCCACCATTTGCCGTGGCAGTTCTTGATGTTCCAGAACCAGTAATCGTTACTGTATAAGTAGAGCCATCCTGTGGAAGAACAGAGTATACTTGTCTTGTGACGGTTGTTACTCTACCACCAATAGTAGAATTGACCCCTGCGAATATATTGAACTCCCATACACCTGCATCAATCGTTACCCTGTTCAATACCGTGTCATACAACCAAGCAGAACCAAGAACGGTATTACTTGCTACAGAAATCGTGTTGGTCTGCTCTGCTGTTACTACAGGTATCTTGGATAATGTCAATATCGGTGTCTCATTGTCAGTTGATACCGCAGTAATCGTCGGTGAAGCATTATAGAATATAATACCCGGCGTTGCGGAAGCAACTGATGGCGGCCCGTTTACCCATTCTGTTCCATTGAAACGAAGAACATCATCAAGGGAAGGAGATGGCACACTTACATTTGACAGGTCTCCAAGTTTTTGTGCGGGGAATATCCTGACATTGATACGACCGTGATTTTCTGCGGTTGCCTGTGTAATACATCTTCCAATTCTTGCTTTGTAGTTTCCAGCATCCGGTAATGATGTTGTCACTTCACCAGCAACATCGTCACTCAAGTAGAGAACAGCTCCTTCTGTCAAACCGGAAGTATCAATATCATTGACGTGTCCTCTTACCGTGACAAATCCATAAGCACTTGCGGGGATTGATTGTGTTGTCAGACCAAGAACATTATATTTGTTTACATCATTTGCGATTGCCAGAGCGATCGTTGCAACATCATTGTCACCATCTGTATACACGCCATCTGTATAAACCGCTTTTCCATCCGCAATCTCTACGCCAGTATTGTTGTATACCCTTCTCAGTTCTTCCTGACCAATCTGAAGATTTACATCCCTACCGATATTGACAGACAGAGTTTTCCAAGTCTCGTCATAATACAATCTTCCTTCTTCATAAGCTGCTGTCGGTGGTGTTGTATCAAAATAAAGATTGCTGACGCCTGATACGGCGGCACTTTTCATATCAACATAATCACCAGCATTTCTTGGTGATAATGCTGTTCCCACTCTTTCCCAGTATTCTATTCCTGATGTGCCTGAAGAACCAGATGTTCCCGAGCTTCCTGATGTGCCTGAGGAGCCACTGGTTCCAGAGCTTCCAGATGTTCCGTCTATACCAGATGTGCCAGACGAACCGCTCGTGCCAGAACTTCCCGATGTTCCGCTTGTGCCTGAAGAACCAGAAGTTCCCGAGCTTCCGCTCGTTCCGCTACTTCCTGATGTGCCTGATGAACCAGATGTTCCATCAATTCCTGATGTTCCGCTTGAGCCTGATGTGCCCGAGCTTCCTGATGTTCCGCTACTTCCACTGGTTCCGGTCTCTCCCGATGTTCCACTGCTTCCGCTCGTGCCGCTTGAACCAGATGTTCCACTATCACCAGAAGTTCCTGAGCTTCCACTCGTTCCGCTTGTGCCCGAGCTTCCTGATGTTCCTGAGCTTCCACTGGTTCCATCAACACCAGATGTTCCGCTACTTCCGCTCGTACCTGATGAGCCAGATGTGCCGGAGCTCCCACTTGTGCCAGAACTTCCGCTCGTTCCGCTTGTTCCATCACCAGAAGTTCCTGATGAACCTGATGTTCCGCTTGAACCCGATGTTCCACTATCACCCGAGGTTCCACTTGAGCCGCTTGTGCCTGCTTCACCACTTGTGCCAGAGCTTCCACTTGTGCCACTTGTGCCGTCACCTGAAGTGCCGCTCGAGCCAGATGTTCCAGATGAACCAGATGTTCCTGTTCCACCGGGAACAAATGTATCCCAGTAGAGTTCCCAAAATGTTCCTGAACCCGGCTCATCATATGCCGCACCAGAAGAAGTATGTGATAATGTGCAGATATATGTATCATTGTCATTTTCTACAATATCATTTTCATTATATGTTGCTGATGGTGCCCAAGTGCCAATCCATTCAAAACCATCACCGCTTGTTCCAGAGCTTCCGCTTGTGCCAGCAATACCAGAGGTTCCTGAACTTCCTGATGTTCCGCTTGTGCCGTCACCAGATGTGCCGGATGAGCCAGAGGTTCCGCTTGAACCACTTGTGCCCGAGCTTCCTGATGTTCCTGACGAACCTGATGTGCCACTGTCGCCTGATGTGCCCGAGCTTCCAGATGTTCCGGCATCGCCTGAAGTTCCTGATGAACCAGATGTGCCAGATGTTCCGTCACCCGAGGTTCCGCTCGAACCCGATGTGCCAGATGTTCCAGTTTCGCCTGATGTTCCACTTGAACCTGATGTGCCTGCTTCACCAGAAGTTCCGCTTGAGCCAGAGGTTCCAGAGCTTCCGCTTGTGCCAGCATCACCAGAAGTTCCTGACGAACCAGATGTGCCAGAGCTTCCGCTTGTGCCGGCTTCACCTGATGTTCCGCTTGAACCCGATGTTCCACTTGTTCCGCTTGAGCCAGAGGTTCCAGAGCTTCCGCTTGTTCCGGCTTCACCTGATGTTCCCGAACTTCCCGAAGTTCCACTTGAACCTGATGTGCCTGTTTCACCTGATGTTCCCGAACTTCCCGATGTTCCATCAACACCCGATGTTCCACTTGAGCCTGATGAACCGGATGTTCCAGAGCTTCCGCTTGTGCCGGCATCGCCTGAGGTTCCCGATGAACCAGATGTTCCACTTGAACCTGATGTGCCAGCTTCACCCGAAGTTCCTGATGAACCCGATGTTCCACTTGAACCGCTTGTGCCTGTATCGCCCGATGTTCCACTTGAACCGCTTGTGCCAGCATCGCCTGAGGTTCCCGATGAGCCTGAGGTTCCCGAGCTTCCACTTGTGCCGGCATCGCCTGAGGTTCCTGAGCTTCCACTGGTTCCAGAAGTTCCTTCACCTGATGTTCCCGAACTTCCACTTGTGCCAGAACTTCCTGATGTGCCTGATCCACCGGGAACAAATTGATCCCAATAAAGCTCCCAAAATGTTCCAGAGCCCGGCTCATCATACGCTGCTCCTGATGAAGTGTGTGACAGAGTGCAGACATATGTATTATTATCATTTTCTACAACATCGAGCTCGATATATGTGGCCGATGGTGCCCAAGAACCAATCCATTCAAAACCTGTGCCCGAGGTTCCAGAACTTCCTGATGTTCCACTTACCCCGATGCCAGATGTTCCCGAGCTTCCTGATGTTCCACTTTCCCCAACACCAGATGTGCCTGAGCTTCCACTGGTTCCTGATGAACCAGATGTTCCGCTTGAACCTGATGTTCCAGAACTTCCTGAGCTTCCGCTCGTGCCTGATGTTCCGCTTGAACCCGATGTGCCCGATGTGCCCGATGTGCCAGAACTACCAGAAGTCCCGTGTTTTACATAAGTGATTACAACTCTTTCATCAGCATCGAATGTTCCATTACCATCTATGTAAGTAACATCAAGGCCTTTTGTATCTATGGTCGTTGATGAATATGAGATAGTCAATCTAGCTGCAACATTCGTACCATAACCGTCATATGATTTTGGAACATAGTGATGATTGACTTCAGTTGGGCCATTATTCCAGAATATCAACTGCAGGTCATTACCTGATGCCCAACCAGCTCTATCCACAATTTCCTGAATAACATTTGATATGTCAATCGTATCATAATCTACATTTTGTGTCCAGAGACCGGGAGATGACCAATTTCCAACCGCTGTTGTTTTTACCAACGCATGAAATCCAGCGTAATTTGTCGGCGCTACAGCGTCATCAACATCATTTCCATAAATGAGTATTGGTTGATCATTAGTTGTGTTTTGATAAGCATTGAATGTAACATATGCAGATAAAATAGTATTACCGTTTGGTATAGTAACATTCTGCCACCTTACAAAAGAATGTACAGCACCAGCATGGTGTCCAAACCCAATCCAGTTTGCACTTGCATAAAAAGCTGATATCAGCTCATCAGTATGACCATCATCCGCACCAGTTGTTACTTTAAAAGTAGTTGTTCCATCAGTAATTTGCCCATTTACAGTATAGACAGCAAATTTCGATGAATCGTACTCAGAAAAAACTCTCACTACACCAGCTGGGCCAGTAATGATATCATCCAACCAATCGGTGATATCCACAACATCATCATTTACTATATTCGCATAGAGAGCGGTGGCAGCAGATGGGGCAGCATTATCAAATCTCAAATATCTAGCATCTGTATCGGCGCCGGCCGTTGTCGTGCTAAATTTATATGGCATACTATCGCCGCCAAACAAACCCGATGAACCAGATGTTCCTGATGTTCCTTCTCCCGAGGTTCCAGAACTTCCGCTTGTGCCTGAACTTCCAGATGTTCCTGCTTCACCCGATGTTCCACTTGAACCTGATGTTCCAGCTGGGCCCAGTTCGCCTGATGTTCCAGAACTTCCTGATGTTCCACTTGCACCTGATGTTCCTGAAGCCGATGTTCCAGATGTTCCACTCGTTCCAGCATCGCCTGAAGGCGTATATCCAAGCCTGATATTTTGATCGTTAGCGTATAAATCACCGTGATGTGACAAATGCTCTACAGGAATTTTTCTGTAGCCTGTTTCATCAACCAAATCGCCGCTTATATTATAAAGAACATAATTGGTTTCATCTGCATCCTTCCAAATTCTCAAGAAACCTTTTGTCCATAGTGACGAACTCATATCCAGCATATCGAGCCAATCTGTAAGATCGCCTCCATACCTGTCCATCAAATCTATGTAAATCCAAGTTACGGTAGAATAATCACTTGTGTTGAAGCGGAGATGTCCAATATTCGGATCGCCGTCTACAGTAGATGTATCAAACCTGTAGGCTTGGCCCCAATCAGCACTACTTCCTGATGAACCTGATGTGCCTGAGCTTCCAGATGAACCTGATGTGCCCGAGCTTCCTGATGTGCCCGATGAACCAGACGAACCAGAGGTTCCCGATGTTCCCGATGCGCCTGAGGAGCCTGATGTTCCCGATGTTCCTGATGAACCAGAGCTTCCACTCGTTCCGCTCATTCCAGATGAACCAGATGTGCCTGAGCTTCCGCTTGAGCCGCTGGTTCCCGATGAACCAGATGTTCCAGAAGTTCCGCTCGTTCCAGATGTTCCTGATGAAAAGCCCGGCGGCGAGGTTCCAGATGTTCCACTTGAGCCTGATGTGCCAGATGAACCGGATGTTCCAGATGTGCCAGAAGTGCCAGAAGCGCCTGAACTGCCAGAAGTTCCTGTATACGCTGGCACCCATCCTGTGGCTGTAGCTACATAAAGTTTATCTTCTGGATCAAGATATACAAGACGGCCCTCGAAAGAAGCTTCCCAAGCAGGAAGCGAAGTAACGATTTCTATCTTTATCGGGCCTTCTGCATCTACGTTATAATATTTCATTCCCCTTCCGCAATCCCGTTTTCCTTATCTGTATTATTTATCTATTCGCATCCCATTTTGTTGTTATAATCTTCGTCCTTCTATAATCGGCTTCTCTCGGCGTAAACTCTATTTTCAATACTGGTGAATAACCATATGTGTCTGTATCTACGATACTGTTATTAAAAGCGCCTTCAAAATGTAAATACTGGCCTGCTGAAGATGATGCTGTGCAAAGATTCATCATCATAATGTCATTACCGATTGTCCATCCTCGCCTGATAATAACTTCTTGAATAGGAGCAGTAAAACCTGAAGCAATAGTATACCAAGTCCACGGAGATATATCGGTGCTAATGGTATTATGATACGATGCTGTAGTTTTAACTAACGCTTCCCAGCCTTCTTGTGTAGTCGGAGCGGCAGCATCATTAGTATCATTCAAATATATATCGTGCTCTACATCCCATGTATAAGAAACAGATGTGCTAAAGTGCATCAATTCTGCTGATGTAATCTGGGCATATCTTGGAACATTACATTCTGGAAATCTTATTCCATTATCATACCAAAATACCATTGCGAAAAGTGTTGATTGCCCCCATGGCATTTCATTCACACCGGAATCAAAAGAATTATTGGCTTCGTTTGGAGGATCAAAACGATGATATGCCATCATATCCGTGTTAGCTTTTGGTTGGCCATACCATTTATTGTTCGCTGTAAATGTAATAACCAGCATCGGATTTTTCTGTATACCGGCTGAGCTATTATATGCATAGCGAGCAACATTGGTCTCAGAACCATTATCAAATATACCGAGTAGTATATGATCCCCCTCAACCCACCCAGCATCTTCAACCTTTTCTGCAATAAGATCAGTAATATCAGGCGAATCATAATAAGGCGCTGTCCATTCTGCTTTGGGAATATTATTCCACGCTACAGTTGTCGCGCTCCAAGTTTTCGCATCAAATGATGCGTGGCTGACCGGCGCCGTATCACTGTCAGCAAGCTTTATAGTTGCATTACAGGTGCCATCGCCGGTGCCAGAACCAGCCGGAGAAAATCTAATATATGCGCTGGTTATTGTCGCACCATTTGGAATTTCTATCGGGCCAAATCGTATAAAACCATTATAAGGATATAATGCGCTATAATAACCAAAAATTATCGAGGAATTGCTAAATCCCGTGGTGCCATACTGATAACCAGCATTGGCCGCACTATAACCTATACCAAAAGCTAATGTCGAAGAAACTGTAGCCATCTATATCCTCTTATGGAAACTCAAAACTGAGAGTAACAGAGAGACCTTTGGCCGGGGTTGTGTGGATTGTATCTATATCAATAAATATCAAATCACCTGATGCAATATCATCATTATCTGTGTCTATAACACTATCAGCAGCAGTATATTCGTCGCCCACAGTAATCGGTGTTAAAAGCATATCTACATCAGAACCCGCTCGAGATCTCCTTACTTGAATATCCATTGTTCCTGTTACACCTTTAGCATATACCGTGGCTCGAGCATTCACAAGAACCATCGTGTCCATTTCGGTTGGAACACAAAAACCTTCTTTACCGTCAACATCCTCACAATCCTCATCTGATTGCATCAGAATAAATCCTATAGCATATCCCCCGCTTTCACCAGAGGCGCCAGATGTTCCTGATGAACCAGAGGTGCCGCTCGTTCCTTCACCAGAAGTTCCTGACGAACCAGATGTTCCAGAGGTGATTGGAGAAGATTCATAACTATCGAAAAATATAGAATCCGTACCAGTAGCTATACCTATGAATTGTGGTATATAGAATGTCGGATCAGGAACTTCATTTGATGGATATCCATTTGCTCCCCACCATGCATAAATCTTATCACCAATATCCCATCCAATTCCACTCCACAAGCTCGTTCTTATGTGCCCATATAGGAGAAATGTTCCTGTAGTGTCGCCGAACATAGATTCAGCTGCTATAGCTGCAACCGGCATTGTTGTCGAAGAACTGCTGTTAGCTGCATAAAATTTTCCGTCAGCACCAAGATAGCACAGATAACCAAACATCAACATCTCTCCGGCTGTTCCAGTTGTGGTTATTCCAGAATAAGCGCCATCATCTAATGTCCAATCAATAATCATTTCTCCGCCGCCAGCACCACTTGTGCCAGAGGTTCCAGATCCCGCAATAATTCTTGCATATCCTTCAACAGCTGCAGAAAAAGTGATTGTTAGATTGTTCGCGTCTACATATAAAATATCCAACGGTTCAATCATATAATCGTCAGCACCATCAATCACTTCAACAACCACATATTTTGAATTGAGATTGTGAGCGACAGACCATGCGCTTGAAGCAGG